CGCAAAATGGGCGACCATGATGGAATCGAAATCCTCGCCTCCCAAGTGCGTATCACCGGCCGTGGCCTTGACCTCAAATACGGCATCCTCAATCGTCAAAACGGATACATCGTGCGTTCCCACGCACATTTGTTATCACCCGGGAATTTAACCCAAGTTTCTCTCACTTTCATGAGAGGTCAGACTATATCTTCATTTTGTAAAAATATACAAAATGTCTGGCGCTCGTGGAACTTTCTTCTACGTGAGAGTACTAGTTCTAGTCGTTGAACCTTCAGGTCGTCGCCGACACTGCTTGGCTGCTGATTGCCCATATATCCATATCTTTCTCAAACCTTCACGCTCATGGTCACCCATCACGTTGTGGTAGATTTGGCTTTAGGGGTTTCCAGCAATTCACCAGATTTTATGATGGACAGATTTAGCAGCACGCAACAAGCGTATTGCCAAATCCGTTCATCATAAGTGGGTTTTCACCACAGGAAGCAGAACGTTTACCTCCACAGTCAAAGATCAAAATATTGCGCTCTTTGGAGGACTTCTTGTCCAAACCATAGGCAATTGCGGCAGCCGTCGGCTCGTTAATAATACGCAGCACATTCAGTCCGGCAATGGTACCGGCGTCCTTCGTGGCCTGACGCTGGGAATCGTTGAAATAGGCCGGCACGGTAATCACCACGTCCGTGACTGGCTCGCCCAAATAGGACTCGGCCACCTCCTTCAACTTACCGATGACCATGGCCGAAATCTCCTCGGGAGCAAAGGTCTTATACTCTCCCTTGTACTCCACCTTGATCTTCGGCTTGTCATTCTCATCCACAACAGTATACGCAAAATTATCAATGTCCTTCTTGGTCTTGGGATCGCTGAACTTTTGTCCAATGAGACGCTTGGCATCGTACACCGTGTTGAACGGGTTCGTCGTGGCCGATGACTTGGCCGCCTCGCCAATCAAGCGCTCCTCGGCCGTAAACGACACGTAAGACGGCATCGTACGGTTCCCCTGATCGTTCGCAATAATTTCCACGCGGCCGTTTTGCCAAATACCAACACAACTGTTGGTCGTACCAACATCCATTCCAATCGCGACTGGCATTGTTTTGAGTATTCTCGTTGATATAGGAACGAGTATATAACCATGTTGTCAAAAAAGCTTTATATTTATTTTTTTGTGATGACGTTTGGTCGCATCCTCAAACGTCATCGCGGTCCTATTTACGTTTCGAACGCGATTTATCGTGGCGTTGCTTGCGTTGTTGCTTATGTTTGCGGGTTTTTCTTCCCCCGCCCGACATCAAATACGAATCAATACGTCCTTTCAACAATTTGAATATCTGTTTCTTCTCGTCGGCGCTCTTGTCCTGGATTTTCACGTGGATCAACTCCATGAGTTCGCTGGCCGCCAGTGCACATCTCATCCCAATCGTATCCTGGTTCACTGTTTCCTTATCATCATCGTCACTGGTCGAATTATCGTTCTCTAAATCCGCGGCAAGTTCGTTCCAATCATTTTCGGTAATCTCCGGTCTAGGCATTTTATCATGGTGTTCAAATAAAACGTCGGTGGCCGTGGGACGCGAACGCTTGAACATGTCGTATAGTATATGAACCTAAAATAACATAAACATACGGCAATTTCAAAGGTATGGCACTTAAATTATACTGCAATGCCTTTTGGCCCGGATTCCTAGAAGGAACCGACCCCGTCTCGATCCGGTTTTTTCTGGAGCTCTTGGTCCATGTCTTTCAAGGTCCCATAGAACTTACTGGAAACATCAAAGAGGGTGATATCCTCTTGGAATCCATTTTTGGATCTACGGCATTGTTCCAACGTCCCTGGAAATACAGCATCTTGTTCTCAGGAGAATCGCGCATTTTCCCCCATACGGCCGATTATACCTGCGTATTATGGGGCATACCTACTGCGGGAAATGTGGTGTGTTGTCCGCTATTTTTGCCGTATATTTATTCCACCAAGAAACAGGCGCTTCTTGGTACGATTTCGCCGCGGCTTCCCCCTAAACCGCGCATTTTGGTCATCATTTCCAATCCCCGCGGAGACGTCCGCAACCAATTCTTGGATATCTTGGAGCGTTTTTTTCCTATAGATTATGCGGGAAGGTATCGCAACAATGTGCCAGTGATCCAAGCCGGGTACGACACCGACGAATTTCGCCATTTTGTCTCACAATACCGCTGCGTGTTGGCCATGGAAAATTCGCAGGCGTCGCATTACCTCACGGAAAAAATAACGCACGGTTTCTTGGCCGGTACGGTGCCGATTTATTGGGGGGCGCCCTCCGTGGGCGAGTATTTCAACGAGGACCGGTTCATCCAGGTGAAAAGCATGGGCGAGGACGATTTGAACGAGGCCCTGAACAAAATCATGATGGTCATGCGCGACGACGACGCGTATTTGTCCATGGTTCAGGTGCCCCTATTTGCCGGACCGAATGTCTCGATGCCGTCACTCTACCAAGGCTTGGTGGAAAACATGCGGAAACTTCTTCGCGCCACATAATGCACACATTTTCCATTTAGCGCCCCGTTTGTACCAAAAAACATCGTTTTCGTGGAGATTGGAATATAACACTTGTTCGTCCATCTCGATCACCGTTTCATCGTTGGGGGAAAAAAGCGTGATGGACACTCCGCCACATGTGGCCGTATAACAAAAATATTTCGCGGTATTGGGTACATGATTGATCACAATGAACATCATGCCAATCGTAGTGTAAAGTTGCCGGTAGGGGTGAAACCGCATACGTTCATATATCAGGGGGAACCGAACATTGGGATGCATAAGGCGATTCATATACACACCATGACGGTACACCATGCGTCCATCGTATGTCAACACCAGATTGACGGCGTCTTGGGGCAAATGGTGCCATAAAATAATGTCCATACCTATTATTTTATGTTATATTTACCCCCTTTCACCGGTGTCAAATAGTGATGGTTTTGTAGGTATCTACCGTGACCGCCCCGATCGTGGATGTCTTGTTGACATGTTGTATCTTGGTGTATATGACAGATACTCTGGGATCGCACTTGTATTTGGAATGCTGTTTGCAGATCACCGCGCCCTGGACCGCGATTTTGTGCAACTGTTTCTTGGTATAGTTGGTGTCGGCGGGGATCCGGGCAATCACGTGGCAGGAGGACGCTTGACCGATATGGAACCACATGTCGTGGGGGTTCGACGCATCGAGGAGGTCGAAGTTGTCTTGGGCGTGTTGTCCTATACAAAATTCGATGTTGCTTTGGACGGCGGCGACGTATTGGGTCGTGGATTTCATCGTCCAACGTCCAAGGATATGGATATTATTATTAGACAACTGGGCCTTGGAACATTCCCGTGTTCAATTTTACACTAGACACGCTTCATCAAATGTAATATAGGGGCGGTCGTGTACGTCCTCGTTATGCCCACCTCTTGGACCTTTGCCGTACTTTGCGGGTTGGTATAGTTGGCCAATGTCCCCCAGGTGTTTGAAATGCAAATCTTTGGTTTGGATGATATCGTTGTGCACAAAAAAGGCGTTGACACCCCTTTTGTCGCAATACACCAGCGAATAATTGAACACCAGCGAATAATTGAATTTCTTGCCCAATTTATCCAACGCCAACAACGACGCCCCGAAATAGTTGGAATTGTCCCATCGTCCGTCTTTATCGTACACGACGACCTTGTCTTCTTCATCCGGCAAATGTGTGGCGTTATATTCACATATCATCATGTCGCATTGATAACTGGCCAGTATTTCTTTCAAACAGTAAAAATCGTTGAAATCAATGTCGATCGACAACACATGGATATGGGACGGAACCTGGTATTTTTGAAACAATTCGACAATGTTCTCTTTGGTTATAAATTCCCGTTTGAGATGGATACTGTCGTCATCATGATCGCCGTCCATCAGTAATCCTTACCAACGGTAATTTTCGCGTAGGATTCGGGTGTTGCATTGTTTACCATCCTCCACGCCGAATTCCACATAAAATTTGTCATCATGGTTGCCATCATAAATCAATTCGACCAATTTCGTCGTGATACCGTCTTCGCCGTTTTGCGAAAATACTCGGTTTTCAAATACGCTCAAATCCATGGTGTATAATCGATATAATATAGGTTATAGGATATAGATTACAATACTTTTTATTACATTATACCGTGGAAATCAGTTGTATCCGGGGGAGAGGGAGTTTCAATATGTGATCGTGGCAAAGACCGCCGTCAACTTTTCAATAAATGTCTTGATGTTGTACGGTTTCTTGTCAATCTTTTTCATATACAGATGGGTTTGTAAAATGATCTGGGGGTCCCGGAGGAGACGTTTGACCTGTTTAATGTTATCATAAAAGAGGGGATACTCGGCCCCCAAGACTTCCAAGGTGGCCGGATGCCGGTTCACAATGACCGGGGTATTACGGACCAAGCATTCGATCAACGTGTTGACGGCGGACCCGTCCACCAAATTCAAAAACACAATGTTCGCCGTTAACATCTCGTCGTACGCAAAATTGTCCAAGTATTCGATGATTTCCACCGTCGTCGTCAATCCCCGGACATAGTCGACTAAATGCCGCATCCAATTGTTGCTGATCTTGGTCCCTCCCGAGGAACAGTATTGATCGTCTTTCGAGACATAATTGTCCTTCTTTTCAACTGCGGCGGTATCGTCTTGACACATACCGTCAAATAATTCGTCGTGGGGGAAATAATTGTTCATGTATTTGCCTTTGAGGGCGCATTTACGTAATGCATAGGCCTTGGTATGGGGAGAGACGGGGGTGATGTCGTGAGGAACCTCGGGCGCGGGAGGAGGAATAACGTCGGTGTGAATCACCTGATTCTCCACATTTTTTCCGCAACAACCGGACCAGCCCCTGGAGACGGGTTTCTCCGGAATCGCGGCGGTCTCGTACTCGGGGGTCTCGGCACGATGGTACGTCAATAACCCACGTTTTGTCGACTTGCGCGGCTTGTCACATAGCATCACTTGGGCAGCAATTTCCAATTGATAAAACGAAAAAATATTGCGCAACCACCCCCCCACGTGCAGCAGTTTCTTGTCCGGATTGTCCAAGAATTTGGCGTAGTCAAACATGGGCACATTGATTTCCGTGGGATGTGTCAACACAAACATGGGTATTTGAATGTCCAACTGATAATCGTTTTTGAGTATGTCGAAGAACTTGGTTTCCAAGGAATTGGACAACACAATTAGACCGCGACACATGGGCAGGCTTTGGATAAATTCCGGGCATTTCAAGAGGCGGTGGTTGTTGTAATCACTAAAGGTTTCGTCAAACGTGTGGTGAATGACGCCCACCCACGGATTGTTCTTATAGGGAATGACATCAATGTATTTGTAAATATCGCGTTTCCAATGGAAGGTGCGGTCGACATACAGGTCCAAATACACGGGGCATTTGGGGTCGTTGAACTGCTTGATATTGTCGTACACATACTTCCAACCGGAACGGTGGGCCCCGGACCGGTCGTTTTGATCAATATACCCCAAATTAAACTTGAGCGGTGACTTGGCGTTGGCATCCGGGGCCAACAGGTTGGAGCTGCCGCGCGGTTTGTAGGCAATGTTTTGCAACGGCACCAAGGCGGCGGCTTCTTCATCCATTTTCTTGGAACTCCAGTTGTCCAATACCCAATTCCATTCGTCCACAAACGGATAATTATACGAAAACATTTTTTCTTGCAGACCATGGTTGTAGGGTGAATCAATATGGTTCGTCAAATAGTAACTCACGATGGAGACCGCCACCTTCTGCACGTCGGGGTCGGTAATGTCGCGGAAATCGTCGAGGCCGTGTTCTTTCGCCAATGCCTGCAATTTGGTGATAATCGTTTGAATGGCCGCGTTGTCTTGGTGGACATCGTCCAAATGAACCATATCGTCCCGCGGGCGGTCCGTGCGGGCGGCAATGTCTTCAAACGCGACCAAATTGAGGTAGGTTTCGCTCTCGTGGACCGCGTCGTCGTCGGCGCCATCGTTACCGTGTTCAAATACATCATGCATGGTGGGAATCAGTTCGCGGGTACAGGCTTTGAACGCGGCGAATTTTTGTTGCAAATTTTGCTTCGAAATGTAGTAGGTGCGGGTGTTGGTCAAGGACTGTATCGTACCCATCATCTTCTTTCGGTTGAAATTTAGCGGCAAATCCCGCGCATTCGTCTCAAAGACATAGTCGAACCCCCACTGGATGTCCAAGAGAAAATTGCGTATTTTCTTGGTGGTGTAAATGGGGACCATGGGCACCCCGGCATAAACACTGAAAAGGGTCGCGTGAAACCGCATCGGGATGGTCATATAGAACAACGAATAAAAGGCCAACGTTTGTTCCAAGGTCAATTCAAAATCGAGATTATGTATCGAGAGATAACTGCGCTGTTTCACGTGCTTCATGACGTCGCGGTGAATCAAGAGATCGTTCTCTTTGTTTTCTTCGTCGACGGACGCGTGCCCCGTCATCTTGGTATTGAACGGCAAGAGAACAATGTAGTATTTTTGCTGGACCAACTCGTCGAGCAAGTCCGCGAATTCTTTGACAATACGTCGGTAGTTTTCAATGTAGGGGTGGTCGGGGTGGTAAATATGGCGACAGAACATGACCCCGATCACACGTTTGCGTTTGGAAATGTTCAAAATCTTTTCGTAACTCGTCATGAAGGGGGTGGATCCGGGCTGTTTGCCTTGGAATTTGCGGACCCATTGCAAAATGTGGTTGTTGTTCGCCGTATTCTTGGTGGGTTGGACCACATTCAGCGGTTGAAACGACGGGCCGAAGAGGGCTTCATATACCAAACATGAGGTATCGGGCAAATAATGGAGCCGCGTCTTGTCAAAATACCTCCCGAAAATCGGGATGTCTTGCAACGTGCGCAAAAACACGTGGTCGAGTATCTCCAATTTTTCGCGCTGTTCGCGGACGGTAAAGATGTCGTTGTACGGTATCCCCACCGAAAAGGCGAGGATGGTGTGGTTCCCGCGTACTTTGGTTTCCATCGAAAATTTGGCGTTGAGTTTGTCCAAGAAATATTGGTTCAAAATGTCGCCTCCCCCCATGACAATGATAGCATGCGGGGGCACCTGGTAGGACGCCAGGCGATCGCAGTCTACAAATTGAACGTTAGCTTTGGCCCCGTGAACGTTGGTCCCGCGGTCCAGGCGATAATTCGCCGTAAATAATTCTTGGTCTTGGTCTTGGTCCGCCGGTTTATCTTGGGTGGTGCGCTCAATAAGTCCCAAGAGGTAAGGTATGGTCACTTTGTACTGTTCGTCCCCCAGATTGAAATGATTGTAATAGCCGACCACCAAGATCGGGCGCTCGTGCATTCGATTCATATTTTTACTCATATACTTTGCTATATATTAGAGGTGTAATAAAAGTGAAAACGCGATCAACTCAATGCACAATGTACAATGTACAATAATATAGATATTATTGTTATACTTATGTATTCTTTTATTGAGAATACATAAAAATTATATATTCATGACGTCGCATTATTTCCCATACCCAAAATACGAAATGGACGCTATTTTTATGCAGTATCTTAATAATTTACGTCATACTGATATGACCTACGAAGATTACCTTGTTCTATTTTTCAATATACAGTGTCATTATGATTTGTATCTCCAATCGCCGCCCGGTAAACCCCCGTTGGAACCCCATGCGGTGGGAACCGATATATGGCAAATCGTACCCCAGAACGATAAAACCCCGCATTCCCCGACGACTGCCCTGGATATCTCGGCCGGGATGGTCACAAAGGGGGCCAAGAAACATATCCATATCGACGCGGATATCCGTTCCCTCGGCGATCTCTTGGACATTACCCGTCAATATCCGTACGATGCCGAGGCCGAATACAATATTGACGTTAAATCGCTGCACAATATCAAACACGAATTGCGCGAAATCAACGACATGATCGGGCTCACCACGTTCAAAGAAACGTTGCTGGATCAAATCCTGTATTTTGCCCAAGACTTGCACATCAATCGCGAACACGATTACAAACATACGGTCATCTATGGACCACCGGGCACCGGGAAAACCCAGGTCGCTAAACTTCTGGGGACCATGTATTCCAAGATGGGGATTCTAAAAAACAATGTGTTTCGCAAAGTCACCCGGAACGATTTGGTCGCCGGTTATTTAGGACAAACGGCCATCAAGACCAAGCGGATGATTGAAGAATGTCTGGGGGGATGCCTCTTCATTGATGAGGTATATACACTGGGATGCGGTACCTACACATCTGGCAACGGGGACAGCGAAACCCACGACAGTTTTTCCAAAGAATGCATCGACACGCTGTGCGAAGCATTGAGTGACCATAAAGACGATCTCATGGTCATCATTGCCGGTTATGAGAAGGACATTAAAGAGCAATTTTTTCAGCTCAACAAGGGGCTACCTTCGCGATTTATCTGGCGATTCACCATTGACGAATACAACGTGGAAGAATTGATGAAAATATTCCAACAAAAGGTAGATATGAACGACTGGTCCATCGATATGTCACGCGAGGCCATGTTGTCCTGGTTCCAAGCCAATAAAGTGATTTTTCCGTATTTTGGCCGCGACATTGAACAGTTGTTTACCTATACCAAAATTGCCCACGGAAAACGTATTTACGGCAAAAGCCGCGAATTACGTAAAAAAATCACGACAGAAGATTTGGAACAAGGTCTCGCTTATTTCAAGAAACACGGGGAACGCAAGAAGGACGAGAACAAATTACCCGAAAGTTGTTTTGGACTGTATCTCTAAGACGTGTTCGTCTTTCGTGAGACGGTCTTCTATCCTATATTGTATATGATTCGTACCATCCATCATGGAGAAACAAATTAAGATTAATTTAGCAGATTTTCAAATTAATACTGGAAAACGTACCAGAAAGAAACGTGAGGATGACCCCCAAGCCCAACCACCTATACGTGTCAAACAGCCCTATAAGATCAAAGACCACAACAAGACCACCAAGAAATCCACCTTGTTACGTTTTTTACGTAAACAACAGGAAAACAATTACCGGAAATTGATGGAAAGTGCTGGTGCGGTGCTCCACGTCCCCGGTAGTTTGGAGGAGGAACCGTCCCAGGACATTGACCAAGCCTTGGAATATTTGATGAACATTACCGATAAAACCCAAGAACAAGAACAACAGCAAATGCAACAGCAACAGCAACAGCAACAGCAAGTGCAAGTGCAACCACCCCATACAATAACCTCGTCCCGGACCACCCCCTATGTGACCCAAGATATACCGATTGCGCCTAAACCATCTCCTCGCCCTAGCGTACCCAATCATACCCTGCGACGCCACCATGATCCCTCGATGATGGCGAGAGCCCTGGGGGGAACTGTGCCCACGGACGAAAATGTCTCGTTGACCTTTCCCACGGACAATTCACCGGCCATGAAATTGGCGCCCGCCCCCCTGTACGGATGCCTAAAGGGGGGATCTTTACCCACCTGGAAACAACATCAACGTAACCTCGGGGGCGACCATGCACCCACCGTCTATCCATCGTCACATACCATCCATTCACCCGCACCCCCCAACACGTTCCAAGAAAAATACCTGTTGAATTCGGGGGGGAACGTCGCCCCCGCAGGCCAAGCAACCGATCCGTCCAAAGTGCGCATGAAATATGTACGCCAAAAGCGGACCAACCGCCGTACGTTCAAAGTCGGTAAATCCAAGGTATATCCTAAAATTGGGGTATTGATTTCCAACCGGACCCTGCGGAAAGATATTTCGTCGAAATCGCAACTGTTGAAACAGACGCCGATTCACGAAGTACGCCAGTATCTGGTCAAACGTGGCCTGATCAAAGTGGGCACCACCGCTCCCAACGAAATCCTCCGTAAAATGTACGAATCGTCCAAGATGATGTGCGGGGAACTGTACAATCACAACACCGAAACGCTCTTGCACAACTTTATTAACGACCGCGAACACTAAACCGGTAAGCGTACGAAAATTGAATGTCCAATTTTATAAAATACATTTGTAACAGCAAATATATTTTACATACAACACCATGTTGAGCCGTCAATCAAGTTATTCGGGCCGCGTCGTTCCCCTGAACGCTTCTGCCCAGGCAGAAGTGGATATTTACCATCCGGCCATGTATTGTCCTATAGGATTTACGTTGATGGAAGATCCGGTCATTGATATCGATGGCCATTCTTATGAACGCAAAAACATTGAAAAGTGGTTTAGGACAAGTCATCATTCGCCGATGACGGGTCTTACCATGTCCAATAAAAATCTCTACCCCAACCGTGCTCTCAAACTTGTGATTGAATTCTATAAGAAACAACGTGCCCAGCATATGACGGCGGCGAAACAGACTCCGTCCATCCTGATTCCCAAGTTGTCGCTGGATCGTCTTCAATCCGCTGTATCCAGTGCGGTATCTTCGGCGCGCGTGTTGACTGCGCTGTTGTTGTCGAGTCGTCCCGGTACCGCAGTACGGCAAGTGACCCCGGACGACTCAGTCGCCACCACCGTGATCATGGATCCAGAGGATCTAGATGAGCGTCTGTTGGGAGTGGTTCCCTACACAGCAGCAGCAGCAGCAGTAACCGATGCATAAACATTTCAGGGAGGGGGGTAGTTTAGCCTTTGTACATGATGTATATATTTTTTACTGTATTCACGGAGGGCGACGACCCCGTACCCAAACACACCGCCGACGATCAGGCCCACCACCAATTGCGCAATCGTGTGGTTTTTGAATGCCCAGCGTTCGTAGACCGTCAAGGCGGCGATGACCCCACATACACTCATCCAGGGAACCCATACCTCGGTCCAGGTGCGGATGGTCAAATACAAGTATACAATGGCGTAGCCCACGTTTTGTCCGTGTCCAGACGGCATGCCATAATGATTCACATTCTGTTTGTCTTTAGCAAATCGCTCTGAATCCAAGAATTTGATGGGGTCCCGGGGCCGATGGTCGCGAAACAGGGGCTTTAGCAGGTAGTTTAATATACCGTTGCAGCTGAAGAATACCAAGAAGAAGACCCAATCCACGAGGTCCCCGTGAACGAGGAACGATACCAAGATCAGGAGTATAATCTCACTAAAAAACCCAATCGCATAGACGAAATTCAAAGGAGTCGTCATGATCTTGCGTTGTATATTGGACAGAAACGACCCATCCTCCGTGGGTTTCATGGTTTTATATATGATAAGACGAAAATACCGATTACCGACATTGCGGTCCAAGACTCACGTTACCCATTACAAATGCTATACACCGGTAACGTTATTGCGAAGCAATTGCGCGGAGCGCAATCCCTTAAACACTGATCCGGACACCCTTTGGGTGTCCGGTTTATAATGTTCAAGGGTGTAATAACAAAACGGGACAAACGTGATCAAAATGAATCCCATAGGAATAAAGAGCAACTTGGACGACACGTCGGGGTCCCAATACTTGATGGCATACAAGGTGTCCACGATAATCATGTTCACCGTCAATAAACGCACACTGCACAACCACTTTTGTACACTCGAATGGTAGTTGCCCTCTGCCCCACACGGGGGTTTCGCCCCACTCAATACATCCATGATGGTGTAATATTCACTGTAGGGGTCCATGTCCATGATCTTGCCGAATAAAATGAAAAATATGCAATTGTTCAAATAGCTGTATTGTAAAAATACAATCAACAATATCACATTGATCGCCACCAAATAAAACACATTGTACTGATTGAAAAAAAAGGCGTCGATCGTCAACCACCAGATGGATATAATCACGAGTCCTACCAACATGTGATGGCACAATTCCACGATAAATGCCCCTATTTTACGCACGATGCCGACTTTGGCATATACAATTTGGTTGAGTCGCAAGATATTGAATAAGTAGGCAATGGCCACCACATAGACAATAAATAACAACGTGGGATTTTTATCCACATCCCAAAGGAATTCGTCGCCCATTTTTCACCGTGTTGTCGTTTTCTAGTAATATATTGTTGTATTACTAGAAAAACAATGACGTTTTTTATCCGCTCTGGGGTGTCAATATATCTAATAAAAGTAATGGGTGCGTCTCCGTTCGCGTTCCTCGCGTTCTCGGCGGTCTTTGCGTTCTCTGCGGCGGGTTTTGCGCCGATCACCGCCGTGACGACGGCAAGACGTCATACGGCCCATGGGCGACTTGCGTTTTCGGTATGTGGTTCTAAAAGACATGTGTGGTAGGGGGTGTCAAAAGGGTGCTAAATGTATAAAATACATTTATATTTATCGCACTTTTTTGCTTGTAATTTCTAAATTGTGGCGTGTGTGATCACAGTTGTGGTCGCGTCGCGTTTTCCTATCCATTCGCCCCGTACAAATTCTGTGGGGGATTCACCTGCACGATCGGTATTTCTTGGTTGCGTTGTTGTTGCAAAGTATCAATCGTAACGTTCGAGGAGACCTTGTCGGGGCGGTAGGTGTCTTCCGGAGTGTCGATTTTGAACTGTTGGTCGACCGGCGTGTAATTGTAGAGCGGACGCCGGGCGCTCGTACTCCTCGCCGACAGATCGTCGTTGGTCATGGAAAAACTCGTAAAGGACTCCGAAAAAATGTTGCTGAAATTCGAACGGTTGGACCAATCGTAATTGGCCGGCTCACGTTGTTGGGGACGGTAATTTTGCGCATCTTGTTTGATATAGGGATTCTCGTACGTATTGGCATGGGACAATTGAAATTTCGTCTGTAAATATTCTATGATGGGATCTGTACCAAGAACCAAGGTGTAATTCCGTTTGACACACAGCACCGCCGGAATCGACTGCAAATTGGGAGGTAAAACCACCTGTTTACCATTTTCCAATACCACATACATTTGGTTGTTGTTGTTGTCTCGCCGCCGTTGGTCCACACATATACAAGAAAGCTGTTGGGTCAAATTATTTTTTACAATAAATTGGACGACCTTTTGCGAATGTTTGCAGAAATTACTATAATACAAAATATCCATATAGGATTATGTTACACACTCTTGAAGATGTAAAACCGCACAGCGCAGAGCGCCTGATACAGTCTAATACGCCGAACTGATGTCAAACGTGTAGTACATGACAATGGAATTCGTGTCGACCAAGGCATACGTGTAGTAATTGCTGCCCACGCTGAAGGAATTCTGCGTGACATTCGTTCCTAAATTCCAGAGTTTACTGATGTCGGTTCTGGCTAAAGGTTTATTATAGGAAGAAAGACCCTCCACATTGCCGGTGAAAAATCCGCTGTTGGTGTATCCGTTGTACCCTATCGTGCTGTTCGTATAAGTACCTCCGGGCCACGACGTCAGCGTTTGCGATCCCACGAAAATATTGTTCAAATAGTAATTGGCGACAAACGATGTCCCCCCTGGACTCGCCGTGACATTCATGGTGAAATTGTACCAATTTCCCGGGGTGACGGCATAATTGGGGACCACGAAGGATTCACCGTCGGGATAATTAAACGACAAATTGGACGACGAGCCGGCGTACGAGACGTTGATGCTTCCGGACCCGTTGTACAGACTGTACAACGTGGCCCCCGGATTTTGGGTGACACCTACCGGGGGATAAAACCACCCACTCAAGGCAAAACCGACGGATGCCGTGGGGCTCACGGACGGCAACACGATGGGGTTGGACGAATTGGTTCCTTGACTGCCGTTCAACGCCATGGAACCCGTACCAAACGCGGGAACGGGGTTCGTCGTGGTAATGGTCGGGGGCGGGTTACCGACCGTAACCACATTATTACTGCCGTTGACCAGGACGCCGTTTTGGTAGTAATAGTAGGCGGTCACACCCCCCGCCGGCGTGTACTGCGCGGATGCCCCTAAAGTGCTGGGATTCACTGCAGATATACCAGGTAGATTCGCAATACTACCACCAAGCTTTTGGGAAATGCGCGCTATACTACCTTGAAATGTATTAAAACATGAAAATGCCATGGATTACTTTATTTTAACAGTTTACTTTTATAAATCATATACAACTAATTTGGATAAGATTCAACATGAAAGCATGTCAGGCGAGGTGCGAGGCTTGATCCATCGGGCACATTTACTTGATCGAGTTCAAGCACATGTTATATGTCACGCGCATCTGGTAGTAGAACACGACGGACTGGCCCAACGCAAAGAGCGCCACCATGAACATCTCCAGGTTTCTCTTCTTGACAAAGAGCGACATTAACATCAAAAACAAGCAGAAAAAGATGGCCAATAAATAACACGCCGAGTACACCAAAAACAAGAGGCAGAAATCTTGAGGTAACGGACCGAAGAAATAGTTAATTAACGACGCCATGATAAGGACACAATAATATTGATATATAACACATTCATATTTTTTATTATAGTCGTACAATAAAATCAAAAAGTAACTACATAAACTATATATGAAAGGGAATAACCGTTCGATGATTCCCGAGAATAATAAAGAAAAAGAAGCGGAAACATTATCTAAAGTTTCACATGATCGCCTTCCGGAACAAAAAGAGGTTGAACAACTCGTCTGGAAGATGATTGAAACCTATTTTCGCGATAATCCGCAGGCTTTAGTCAATCACCATGTGGAATCTTATAACGATTTCTTTGAACAAGGTATTTACCGCATCTTTCGTGAAAAAAATCCGTTAAAGTGGGCAACGCAGTACGACGAAACCATTGAAGCTTATCGCTCGCAATGTATCATGTATATGGGTGGTAAAGACGGCTCCAAGATTTATTTTGGTAAACCCGTCATTTACGACGAAAATACGTCGCACTACATGTTTCCCAACGAAGCGCGTTTACGCAACATGACCTACGGGATGACGATTCATTACGACATTGAAATCGAATTCCTAAATATCTTGAACGCCGATTCCGTCGAGGCCGCCACCAGTGGCGATTTTGTGCAAACGGGGGGATACATGGGAGTGGGCGATGTCTATGACTTGGAGGATGAGTTGTCTTATAACGAGGCCGAATCTTCCATCCATCGTAGTCTGGATAACATAAATTTTCTACGGGAAACTGGCATGATGGGCGGGGCCCCACCTACCAAGAAGACAAAGTCCACCATCGCCATCACCCCCAGCGATGCCAAAACCATACGCGAATACATTGAGCAATCTGTCAAAAAAGACCCCGTGACCGGTCTAATCATCCAAAAACGCGTCTTGAAACTCGAGCGGGTGTTCTTGGGTAAATTCCCGATCATGGCGCAATCCAAATTCTGTATTCTAAATGGGACCACGCGCGAAACCCGGTACACCATGGGCGAGTGTCGCAACGACCCCGGCGGATATTTCATCATTGACGGTAAGGAAAAGGTCGTCATTCCCCAAGAGAAATTCGGCGACAACATGATGTATATTCGCCGGGGCACCCCCGACGCCGACGATTATCTGTATTCGGTGGAAATCAAGTCGGTCAGTGAGAATGTGACCAAGCCGGTACGCACCTTGAATGTACGTATGGTGGCCCCCACTGGCAAATACACGTTTGCCAACATCGTGATCAACATCCCCAACGTCCGCAAACCGGTGCCCCTGTTTATTCTGTTCCGGGCGCTGGGGGTGCTCAGTGATCGTGAGATCATCACGACCATACTCCTGGACATGGACAAGTACCAGTCCATGGTCGACCTGTTTGCGCCCTCGATTCACGACGCGGGGCTCATCTATACCCAGCGCAATGCCATTGAGTACATTGCCTATTTGACCAAGGGCAAGGCGTTTCACCACGGCTTGGAAATCTTGGCCGACTACTTCTTGCCGCACGTGGGTGAAACCAATTTCCGCGAAAAGGCCTATTTCTTGGGCTACATGGTGTTCCGCATGCTGTCGGTTCACATCGGCCTGGAATTGCCGACCGACCGCGATAATTTCAAATACAAGCGTCTCGAGTTGCCCGGCAATTTGATCTACGAGCTGTTTCGCGAGTACTATACGATTCAGTTGAAGAAGATACACCTCATGTTTGAAACCGAACTGAATTTGAATTTAGGCAATTACGAACGCGACATGCCCCGGTGGATTCAGGACCACCAGCGCGATATTTTTCGCGAAGGCGGACGGATCGTGGAAGACGGGTTTAAAAAGGCGTTCAAGGGCAACTGGGGAGCCTATTCCCATACCAAACGTATTGGGGTGATCCAAGACCTGAACCGGCTCTCCTACAACACCATGATCAGCCACTTGCGCAAAACGAATTTGCCGATCGATTCGAGTCTCAAATTGGTGGGGCCACGCATGTGCCACAATTCTCAGTGGGGCTTCATTGACCCGCTGGACACGCCCGACGGCGGCAACATCGGTATTCACAAAAATTTGGCCATCATGACCACAATTTCTCGCGGCTACTCGCGCGACCCCATGATCGAATGGTTGCGTGAAATGGTGGGCATGCGGCTCCTGACCGACCACGTACCCTTTGAACTCTCCATGATCACCAAGGTGATGGTCAACGGCTACTGGGCCGGATGCGTGACGGACCCCGTGCCCACCGTGGAGAAGATTCGCACCTACCGCCGGACCGCCATGCTTCCCATCGACACCTCGGTCACCTTTGATTTCAAACTGAACATCATCTATATTTATACCGACGCCGGACGTCTGTGTCGCCCCATTTTTTACGTCGACAACGACCGCAATGTCTCCTGCATGCGTAGTCATATAGCCTCATTATGGAAACAGGCCAAAACGGCCGGGTCTTGGGACCAACTGACACGGGGATTTCACGCGAAGCGGGATGCCGTTCGTGCTCAGGCGTCCCCCTTTTATACCAAATTATACCAGGTATATGAAGGGGTCGGCGAAACCATCGAACAGACGCCCGATAAGTTGCGCGAATTCTTGGATGAACAGGCGGTCGTCGACTACATTGACAGCAGCGAAACGGAGAATACCTTTATTGCGATGAACGTGGCCCAGGTGCAACACGCCAAGGGGTCCAAACACCCGGCGTCCTATACTCATTGTGAAATCCACGCCTCCTTGCTGCTGGGCGTCATGGGGAACCAAATCACGTACCCGGAAATGAACCAGTTTCCGCGTGATCTCTTTTCGTGTGGTCAAAGTAAGCAGGCCTGTTCCCTCTACCATACCAATTACCAGATGCGCATGGACAAGACGGCCGTGGTGCTTCATTATGGGCAAATCCCCCTGGTCAAAACCCGGTACATGAACTTGATCAATCAGGAGGAAAATCCGTACGGGTTCAACGCCATGGTCGCCATCGCCTGTTACGGTGGGTACAATGTGGAAGACGCCATCTTGATCAACGGCGGCTCCATCGCCCGCGGCATGTTTCGTACCACCTATTTGACGTCGTACTATGCCCACGAAGAACGCGGCGACCCCGACAAATCGGGGGGCGAATTGCCCGTGAACAAACTGTTCACCAACATTGAGCACATGTCCGGATCGGTGGTGGGTCTCAAACCGGGGTACGATTACAGTCAGTTGGACGATTACGGCATCATCCGCGAAGGCACGCCGGTCAACGATAAAACCGTCCTCATTGGCCTTTCGACCACCAGTCCGCAGGTGGCGACGCGGGATCTCCGCACCGATGCCTCGGTAGGAACCAAAAAGGGGCAACTTGGCTACGTGGATAAGACCTATATGACCGAGGGGGAGGAGGGGGAACGCATCGCCAAGGTGCGTATTCGCGAAGAACGCATTCCCACCTTGGGCGACAAATTTGCCGGGCGCGCGGGTCAAAAGGGGACGGTGGGCATGGTCATTCCCGAAGAAGACATGCCCTTTACCAAGGACGGTCTGCGCCCCGACATTATCATCAACCCCCACGCCATTCCGTCACGCATGACGGTGGGACAATTGGTCGAATCACTCACCGGTAAATCGTGCAATATTTTCGGCGGGTTTGCCGATTGCACCGCGTTTGGTCAAAACGGGTCCAAAGTGGAATATTTTGGCCAACTCTTGCACCAGAGTTTGGAAGAGGACGAGCAGTACGAGTCCTACGGGAACGAAATCCTATACAATGGGATGACGGGTGAACAGATTGAATCGAGTATATTCTTGGGACCCGTCTATTACATGCGTCTCAAACACATGGTGAAGGACAAACAGCAGAGCCGGTGTTTGGGTCCCCGCAGCGCCCTCACAAAACAGCCGGTGGGGGGGCGGGCCAACGACGGAGGTCTGCGTATCGGCGAAATGGAGCGCGATTCGGTCTTGGCCCACGGGGCGTCGGCCTTTTTGAAAGAATCCATGATGGAACGCGGCGACAAGTATTATATTGCGGTCTGCAACAAAACGGGCGTATTTGCCATTTATAATCCGGCCAAGAACTTGTTTATGAGTCCGTTGAGCGACGGCCCGATCAAGTTCATGGGGGACAAGCTGAAAGATGCGTCGTTGTTGCGCGTCGAAACGGTGACGAAATTTGGCCGCGATTTCAGTATTGTGGAGATTCCCTATACCTTGAAACTGATGATCCAAGAACTGCAGACCATCAACGTGCAAATGCGGATCATCACGGAAGATAACATTCGCCAGTTGGAGAATTTGTCCTATAGTAAAATTCCGGATCCCGCACAGTTCAAACGGAAATTGCAGGACATTTCGAAAGCCGTCGAGTCGAAAGACGCTGCGCGGTTTCAGCGGCGGGTCCAGGATGCCATTCAGTCGATCAATCCGCGTCTAGAATCGCCTGGATCCATGGAGGAAGAAGCGTACGTGCCCGATTCACCCAAGACGATGGAATATCAGGAAGACGACGAGGACGAATGGAAGATCATAGAAGACAAGATGCTGTCCCCCGACATTCAACCGGAAGTCGAAACTGAAACCAAGGCTCCCGATTCCCCGAAACGTGCTGCCAAATTGGACGTAGCGAATTTCCCGTCCGACGATAAGGACATTGTGTTTAAAAATGGTCCGGAAACCACCCAAAAGGTCGGTATTCCCGAGGGCATGCGTCAGGCGACCAAGGCGGGGAGCTATGAAACCCGGCAATTTGTGCATTTGAAGGGGGACACCAAACCGGACCGTATTTGGATGATTGAAGATATCATGATCACCCCCCGTATGAACGCCATATACACGCTCATCACTAACGACCACGAGGGACTCAAGAAGGTGGACCAAATTCAGGTGGTCAAGGAATCGCGTCTGGTGCCCATGTACCAGACCGCCGAGGACGACCACCCCCCCACAGAGTCTATGAAGGGCGGGGGGGCGGCCATGCTGCCGTGGAGGACGCACGGAGGGGGCAACGAGGACCTGGGAGACATGGGACGGGGGGGTGGCATGGTGTTTGCGCCCATCATGGTGAACGGGGGGAGCGTGGGGTTGCCTCTTGACGAAAACATGGTGATGGGGTCGGCGGCTCCCATGTCGCAGCCAGGAATGCCTCCTCCTCCTATACCGTTGAATCACATGGGGGGAGGTAACCATGCCCCCCCCACCCACGACGCATCGAGTAAATCCGCGGATAAACCTGCCAAAAAGGACGATGGTGGGGGCGGGGGCGGATTCTTCGGGGGAGCCATGGATTTCGCCAAGGTGTTGATTCGCAAAGTGACCTAACTTATGGGTATTGGAACCTACGTCTACACAGTACCCCAGTGTTCGCGTGTAACGCGAACACGATAAAATCCGTACGACTACCTTTGGTAGTCGCACGGATTTGAGAGTAAAACCTCCCTTAGATAACTAGGCCCCCTCAGCGCCACCAACGGTGGCGCAAGTGGGGGGCCTAGTAAAGAGAATAAGGTTCTTGGTACAAATCTTATACAACCGATTTGAATAAGATTTTCTATAAGATGGTCAGCGGGCGAAGCCCGCAACCCTGGGTGGGTCAGCGGGCGAAGCCCGCAACCCAAAGGGTTTGCGTGTCGTTACTCCCTTGCAACCCACTTCGTGGGTTGGTGGGGGAGATATCTTAAGGGAGGTTTTACTGGAACCGTAGGTTCCAATAATACTAGAACCACGGCTTCAATTCCAACTGATGGTATTCCTTGTCCGGACGAATCGACCGTTCCATCGGCATGACCAACGTACTCTGGTCCCGCAAATATTTCATATAGGAAACCGTTTCATTGTACACAAACGGAATCGCATAATCCCATACCATGTCATTCAACGCTTCCACTTGCTTGGTAATGTTGTGCGGCGAATGGCGCGCGTATTGCAAATAAATACTGCGCATAATGACTTTTAGCGCATCTTGGTTCTGCGGCGGAATCACATATTCCTTCTTGGACAACCGATAGACCCCCGCGCGCAACCCGTTTTGAATGATTTGAATGTTTTCCGCTGAAAAAAAGACTTGCGCTAAAACATTGTCCTCCCATTCACCCTGCAAAGAATTACGATATTCCGTCGCCTTATTTTTCAAAGCAATGCGCTCAAACATTTTAAGTTGAATGGTGGGATCTTCCGGTTCCAAGACGTTGACCCGTCCATTGTATTTATCCATATCAATGATTCTTCCTGGAAAATCCATGATTCTTTTATATAATATAGTATATTATATAAACAACATTATTGATTGCTTGATTGATTGCTCGAATACATGGAATATTATACCATTCTTATCAGTGTCGCGGCCATTGTATTGCTAATCATCTTGGTATATGTAGGAATACAAATGTCCAATTCGGCCTCCACGTCGGCGGTGTGGCCCCCGGCTCAAGCTTCCTGTCCCGACTACTGGACCTTGGACAGCAACGGAAAATGTGTGGCAGGTACCCAAAATCTAGGAACTTACAGCACCGGGTTTTCCTTTGATCCCAAAAGCCCCCCGGTCAATTCGGCCACCACCAATATAAACAATTCTTCGTTGACCTGCCTGCAACAGTTGTGGTCCAACCAACACGGCAACATCGTTTGGTCCGGGGTCACAGAACACAACCAGTGTTAAACGTGAAAGGTGATGACCTTGGGGGCATCAATCTCATACTCCAATGTCTCTAAATTCGCGTCCATTTGTACCAGTTTAGATTCGACAACGTCTCCCCAATTGTTGACCACGTCGTTCATTTCCATCACGGCGTATTTCATGTTTCGCAGACGCTCGACCTGGGGCACCAATTCTTCCGTATAAATTTTCATGGCATCGCGCAACAGTTCGCGATTCAATGGGTCCGCTTGGTATTCACGCACGATGGCCTGTATTTTTTCTTTGGTATCGCCGATGAGCCGTTGTTGACGCTCATTCAAATCCTGGCGATTTAAATTGCGCGGTCCAATATGAATGTACCGTTCCATCAAAATGTCGGTATGGGTATTCAATTCCACATAGGTTTCCAATTGTTTTTTAAAAGCTTCGGCCGAGGTCTTGTCGCTCACATAGCCGAATAAATTCATCATTTTCAATTGAATGACCCGTTCCTTTTCCTTGTCAAAGTTCTGTTTTTCCTCGTACAAATAGTCTTCAAAGCACAAATAGTAGCCACTGTTCAATTCAATCTCAAATTTGCAGTTGCGCTTTTTTCCTATACCACAATGGGCAGTGTACACGTTGTCCTTTTTTTGGAACGTCATCCCGACGTGGGCATGGCAGTGGATGCACGGGGGCAAACGTGCAAGAGCATCTTTGCGTTTTGTGGGAGCAACCAATGTCTTGGAAGTACCTTTTTGCTGCGAGCGACGAAACTGGCGGGCAGACTGTTCGTATTTGGTCTTATACGCCATGTATTGATTCAGGGCATCCGCATAATCGATCTTCTTGGTACTGCTGCTACGGCGTTTCTTCACACTGTCGTCGTCCTCGTCGTCCCCTAAAGAAGGTTCCAAACGTGAAAGGGGACCGTCGTCCATACGTAGATCCAAGACGCTAGCCCGTTCCGGGGGCACATGTTTTAACATGAGCGGGTGACGGTTGCCCACACAATGCAAGACCCGGAGGTGGTTCAGCCCGGCTAAATCGAGTTCCTGCAAATGATTGTGGTCGAGGTACAATTCTTCCAACAGGCCGGGGAACCCCCCCAAATTATAGAATTGATTGTGGTTGCCGTTGAATATTTTCAAATGGGGCATTTGACTAAAATCCAACGTGGACAATTGGTTATAGGAAACGTTCAATTCTTCCATGGTGGCCGGCAATTCCGTAATTTCTTTCAAACGGTGGTGGGTACACGTCAATTTGCGCAGGGACGGCGGCAGACCATGCAGCGCCGTGATTTTGCGATCCTGCCGCCCCTCGGCAAACTGGATGCTTTCAATGTGCCGACGTTTCAAAAACGAGAGGTCCAATTCGCCTTGCAACGGTTCCGGGATCACGAGATGGGTCAACCCCTCGTTCTTGGAAAACATGGATTCACATATCTCCTCCAACCTCACCGTACCCAACAAGGAGTCGGCGACCTCTGGATTGGGAGGCGCGAATTCTTCGTCATCGGTATCCTCCTTATTTTCTTTCATGGGGTCACTCATTTATTTTATTAATAGATTTGATATCGGTTGTTTTCAACAATCTGCGAATACATGCTGTCCACATGTTGAGTATGGGATCTCTCGTTCAACGGGTGCTGCGACGGCGCCTCGCGGTCTTCTTGGTACAACGACGTCGTCTGTTCATTGAAAGGGGCGACACGCTGTATTAATTGCGTCATTTGCTCCTTTTGAGCATTTTTATGGTGTTGGTATTCACGAATTTTAGTCAATATATATTCTTGGTCACGCCGCATTTTACGGTTTTTTTCCTCGGGGGTCAACCGGTGGGAATAACAATACCACAAAATCGATCCGGCGACCAACACAAAAACCGCCAGTACCCCAAGATTGAATACCACGGAATACCAATACATGCGTTGTTCGTAACATTTATTCAAAAGGACATTCATGTAATTTTTAACCCCATGTTCGACCAATTTGGGATAATAGGACATGTCGTTTGTAAATGCTGTTCCCGGAAAACCCGCAGCTAATATATATGTAACTATATTATTAGACAATTAAATGAATGCATTACAAAATTTATTTTCATCGGCGGCGCCCACGCCTTCCTCGAACGATACCACCAATTTGTCGAGATGCCGCGATTCGTTGCAAACGCTGAATCAAACCATGGTGAATCAACATGCCAATATCGAAAAATTGCAAGCCCAGAACAACTTGTTGCAAAGTCAAATACCCAACATCAAGGAAACGCAGACCAAATTGGAACATGGGTTCCAAGACGAACAGACCATCATGAATGAGACGATTACCTTTCCTTTTTTCATGATTTCGCTGGCGTTGCTCATCCTGGTGATGTTTTTTACGTCGGTATACAACGGCGTCTTGACTCACCAAGTCATGTTGGTCGTCAAAGAGAGTGGGGTACTGGAAGCCTTGGTAAAGGGGCTAAAAACGGGGCAACTTGCCGTCGATACCGATGGCAAAATGCAAACCATTGATTATTTCTGGGATTCGACCTTGACCGACATGTCCCGCATCATCAGTCGCGGGCGGTTCATCATGTTTGTCACAATGTACTTTGCCCTGATGGCCTTTATCATTTTACTGTATTCTCTCTATTACCGGGGCGTCAACATTTACTTTGCCGGGAAAGCCGCCTCCATCTTCCTGTTGCTCATCTTGGGCGTCACGTTTTTGTTTGTCAACAACATTACCATCACGAAACCATTTGAAAGCGTGGTCGGCTACCTATGGGTCACAATGTTCAACGGAAAGGCGTTGGACACATGTCTCTCCGGCATTTTCCAACACAAGTATTTCAAAGAAAAGGAAGTGTTCCCGGGGGCCAGGGTCTACTATACCCAATTATTAAACACCATGGACGTCAACAATTACCCCGCGGTCATTGAAGAGATTTACAAGAACAATTTCAAATACGATTTCAATATCAATACCACCGAAACGTCGGGCATCACCAACGAAAAGGTGAATAAATTGTTCGAACTGGTCCTCAAGAAGAACACGGTGGGTCACGTGTGTTGGGTCTATTTTGCTTCCTTGGCCTCTGTATTCATTTCGATGAAATATCTGTTTTCCATCGGCATTTAGAATCTAGAATCCAATGTACCAAATGACCAAGAAGTAAGACAAGATGGCTAAAACAATGGAGACGATCCAGATGGGAAACACGGTGTATTTGCGGTACCCCAGGCCAAATTGGCGATAGTTGCCCTTTTCGTCGTAAATAAATGCGGGCTTGGTCACTTGTACCAAGATCATGAGTACCAAGAACAGTAAGATGGAAAGGGATAATTTATGGATACGTACAAATCTTTGGGACAACATCTTATAATAATAATACGGGGCATTATATTTTCCATGAGTGGGCAAAATATAATACGATGATGATGATGATGATGGTGATCTTATGTTGCCAATTCGGTACGATAGGTGCCATACGAGGCATTATTTACCAAAGGATCAAATGGAGTAAAGGGGGGCGACGCGGAGGATAAGGTGGATAAGGAAATTTCCGGATAAGCTTTCGTAAAGGACCACGCCGCCACGCTGCCGTCACTGAATAAGTGGAGCTGCTTCTGGTCCCGAACGTACGTGGGCGTATCGCTGCCGTCAAGGACCGCCTCTTGAGCGGCTATGGAGGGTGTAACTTGACTTTCATCGACATTTTCCCCCACTTGAATGCATTCCAAGGTTGGAACACTGTGATCGATGCATTCGATGCCTACGACACTGTCGTCACTCTCGTCGTGATCTTCATCGCGAACAACCATTTTAATGTTGTCCAGCGATGGATGGATTTCCACTGTGGTTTCCATAGAGGGTCTATTTAGTACTTCTTCTGCTTCCAGTTTCCACCTTTCTTGTTCCCGCTGCTCGGCCGCATCCCTGGACAACTTCTCCATATGGTCAAGGGTCGCTTCATATACCGAAAAATTCTCAAACATGATCTTGGACAATTCCGCCGGGGTCACTATCCCCTCGATGAGATCCTGGATGCGTCCCTTCTCTTCACGGGACAACGTCATGTCGTAAAAGAATTCAATCATCTGGACAACCGTCTGGTTCGAACATTTCCGGAACTTGGCAATCACGTCAATGCGTCCCGGACGGATCAGCGCACTGTCCAACGTATCGGGGAAATTCGACGTCATGATGACAATGCGCCCTGGATTCTCCAAAATACCGTCCAATAGATTCAACAGAAACGACAAATCGACCTTGTTCTTGTCCTCATAATGTTCCTGAACTTGTTTAGGGACTGGATTCGGGGGAAGTGCATCCTCGGGTTTCACTTCCCGTTCCTTGACCATGTCGCTTTGACAATCGACGTCTTCCAATACATAAATACGCTGATCAAGTGGGATGCAGTACGTCTCTTGCTGCCCCGAATGCGGATTCAACACATTGATGTTTTCGCTGAAAAACAAATTCTCCAGTTGGGTCTTGGTCATGTCGTTGTTCAAATTGATGTTACATATATGACGGTTCGTTTCATTCGCCAAACACTTGATCGTCGACGTTTTCCCGGTACCGGGATTTCCCGACAACAAGAGACCCAATGTGTACGGAATGCCCTTTTCGTCGTACCATTTGCGGTTTTTCACAAAGAAATTGACCCGTTGTCGAATCGTGTCAATGTCTTCCCCAAACAGATTCGAAAACTTGCGGTTCGTTTGGAAATGCTTCATGGTAAACACGAAATTGGGCGGCAGGGCCGACAGATTCTTCTTTTTATGAATGTCCATAGGAGCCGCGAGAGGATGCATATTGAAATAATACCGTTTGTTTCCCAACTTATTCTTGACATTGATGGCATATTTCTGTTTGATGTCGTCCAAGAAATGGCGCAGTTGATCGGTGGTTTTCGTGAAACTATACACCTCCACAATCTGGACAATCGCATTGTGACCCCCCGCTCCCGAATTCACGTTGGTCGAGGTGCTACCCCCCGCATGATCCCCCGACGTGGATTCCGTCATGCGGGCAAAAACGTCCTCGTCAATATTGATCACGTCTTTTTGGTTCAAGATGAAACTCTCGCGAATGTAGCTCACATGGGTCGTGTTCTTGTTGTTGGTGATAAAATCGAGCAGGGCCACCCCCAAGACATTCTCCGGATTGTTCACGCTGATTGTGATTGTGATGGAGGCCGTCTTCTTCTTCACCTTGTTGTCCGTGGGGTCTTTGGTGACATTCGACAAATCCTTTTTGATGGTGTCAATCTTATCGTAGTATGTTCGCAAGAAGAAATTAAACACCGTGGGGGCATGTTTGAAGACGGCGTCGACCACACTGGTCGCCACAAACACATACAACATGGAGAACATGTCTTTGGATCCGCCGCCCGCCCCGTTCGACCCACTTCGGGACCCCCCGTTCATATTCTTCAACATCAACATGGTCATCATGTTGGACTTGAGTGCATCCATCATGTTGTTACCAGTTTGCCCCACGGACGGGGGCGCCTGGTACATTGTACTCATCGTAGAATAATACATGAATAGTCACGAACGTTTAAATATTTTTACGTTTTGAGAATTGGAAATGGACGACGATATATTTAGGTATGGGCGAGACACCACCGTTCAAGGTCGGCAATGTTTTTGCCTTCCACGCACACTGATTTTCTACGGTCGTTGTCAAATACCACAAACTGGTAGGTTTGAGGATGATCTACCGACGTTTGGTGGCAATCACGGTAAGAGACCAAGGTATATTTACCCAATGTGTGTGAAATATACTTGTCCCAAGGACGGTTCAACCCGTACCAGGTTCTCGAGTGCATGTTATATAAAAATGCCGGGATTTTTCTAAATAATTTTTGAAATATTCATTTTTGTCTACACCTTTGCCGATACAAATGATTTACCGGGGTAAAACCATATAAATTTATCCAAACATATATGAATTTATACGATGACCAAAGATACGAGTGCGAATACATTAAAAACTCTCATTCGCATGGAGGACCATGCGTCCCCCACGAATTTGACGACACCCCTGGCCGGCGTAGATGGCATATACTACATCAACATGAAACGCAGCAAGGACCGCAAGAAACACATGGAATCTCTATTCAAAGATCCGGTATTTGAAGGAATTCCCGTGACGCGCATCGAGGCCGTCGACGGTACCCTGGAAAAGGCCGACACCTACCTCGAATTCCACCAAACGGCGCGTAATCCGTACATGATGGAAAGCGAGTACGGATGCACCATTTCGCATTTCCGGGCCATCCATCAGTTTGCCATGACGGACGACCCGGTGGCCTTGATTGTGGAGGACGATTTATCGACGGAATTCTTGCCGTATTGGAAAAAGACGATACAGCAACACATCGACGACGCGCCGCCCAACTGGGAAATTTTGCAACTGTCGTACATTCTCTTTTCCAATTACCACAACGAAGATTACGAATTCATTCTCATGAACAAGAATTTCTGTGGCACAGCAGCCTATTTGATTAAAAACGACGCTGCCAAGCGACTCATTCAGTATTTGTGCAAGTACAGCAGTCCGGCGATGCCCAGGTACTGCATTGGTCCCGAGATGCCGCATTATCACCACGCTGACCGTTTCCTATACACATTCTTCCAATCCTTTAGTGTAAAATGCCCCCCGTTTACGTACCGCGACAACAACGATTCCGTGATCCATCCGGAACACATGGATCATCACGCCGAATCCAAAGAGAAGACCAAACGGATGTATTTAGGCTGGCCGATTGAACCGGAACCGGAAAAGGCCTAACAAAAAAAAGGAATCTTGGTACAAATCTTATACAACCACATTGGATAAGATTTACCGGTGTAAAATGGTCTCGTGGTATTTACACGCTAGACACCCCCAACAACTGCAACAGTTCATTCCGCTTTAGTTTAGAAAGATGGCGCGTCTGTTCCGCGGGGAGGTTCTTCGCGACGATGACCTGCTTCAGTTCTTGGACATTCATCTTGCGGTAATTGTCCTTTTCCTCCTCGGTCATGACCGGATCATCCTGGCGTGAGATGATTTCCTGTACAGATTGTTGAATGTCCGCAACATTGACTTCGTCGATATCGTTGATATCGAGACCCCCTTCTTCCGTATCAGATACCACAATCTTGTCATCATCCTCCTCGTCATCGTCATCGTCCTCGTCATCCTCATCATCGTCGTCCTCGTCATCCTCGTCCTCATCATCGTCCTCCTCCTCGTCGTCCTCAGCATTCAAAGCTTCACGCGCCCCATGTATCTCGTGAATTTCTTGGAAAGTGGCCTCTCCCGTGTTAGGAAAGGGGGCGGACATATTCGGCATATTGCACATGAAAGCGGTAAACGGCGAGGCCATGGGTCCAGAAGCACCTCTCGGTCCCACCATCGCTTTAACCGAGGCAAGTTCTTTGGCAATGTCGTTGATGATCGAGACCACGGTATCGTTCTTTTGTTCCATCGTAACCACGCGCTGTTTAAAGTGATAGACCAAGAGTAAGATTAAAATGAAGGAAATGGCTAAACTGCAAAAGAAGAACGTTTCAATACAACTAAAAATACCCATACTCAAATTATTTGCAATATACTCCTAAATAATCCGTTTTATTTATACGCAACTATTTGATCATGATGCCGATCATCCCAAGAAAATGAGAGGATATAGTATAGTTTTTATTGTATACCATGAATTCTGCCAAAAGCGCAAACAGTTCCATGAAAATAAAGGACAAAATGGAAGATTTAACTAAAAACACGATGAATTTATTTAGTGATAACCGCAATGTGCTGATTTTTGTATTGGCCGTCCTGTTGTTGATTTCCATTTTAGGGCTGCATTTTCTGGACGGTATTTACGATTTCATTCGTCATTTGATTGGCGACGTTTTTTATGCGTCGGGCCAATTGGTCACCTCTTCATCGAATTTGGTGGCGGATGCGGCGAAAACCACGATAGATTTAGGCAGTGGGGCCATCAACGACGTGGGCAGATTGATGATGTACGATAAAAGTCACGAGAAAACCAGCAAGCCCAGTCCCACGGGAAAACAACAAAAGGAAAATTACGAATCGTCTAAACGTGGCGGCGACGACGACGGGGCGCGTCCCCCGCCGCCACCTACCACGAATGTTCCCACGGGCTTGACCTCGGCCCCGCCCCCGCCCACTGGACAACCCACCAAACGCCACAAGAAATGCACTGCTCCCAAATACAAGCCCGTGCACAACCAACCGATTGAATTGCCCGAAGGATGGGAAATGTTTTTCGACGAACGCACCGGACGGATTTACTATGTGAACCGTAGCATGGGCTATTCCCAGTGGGAAGTACCCCGAAGTGATGTGATCTTGCCCCCCGGATGGGAAGAGCTCTTTGATCCTAAACTGGGGCAATATTACTATGTGAACCGTACCCAGAAGATTTCGCAATGGGACGTCCCGTCCCCGGGACAATCCAACGCTTGCCCCACGACTCCGGGGGTGACGTGCCCCCAATGTTCCGGTAAGGCCACGACCGCCCCCACCACGCCCATGCCCACGATGCAGACCACGACCCCCACGACCAAAGCCACGGGCGATCTGGACCAGGTGATTGAGTATTCATCGTACAAGTATATGAATGACCCGATGCCCGCCTCGCTCGAGGATCCTATACAAAAAATCATGCAGACGCGTGCGAGCAAGCCCTTTTGGTGCACCATTGGGAACTCGGACAACTTGAACGGTTGCCAAAGTTACGAGGGAGACCGCCGCATGTTCCACCCGTCGACGGATCATCCCATGGTATCGCCCAAGATCTATCCGTACAGTTGGTAAACCGTGGGGGGGTGGAGGATGGGTAAAGTCCCATACAATTGCTAAAGTTTGACCACCGACGGCATGTAATATTTAGGACCATCCAACTTGTTTCCGTTGTAATCCAATATCGTCGGTACGATGGAATAATAAAAGAGTTGCCCCGATTGCAATCCATTTCCAATATCTGTAAATGAATTGCCCAAGAGATCTAAATAGGCCTTCGGGTTGGGTCCATCGCGAATGACCGAAAACACGTCGTAATACCCGCTAATATCCACGATGGAAACGGAATTCCCCTGGATGGGGCCAAATCGCGCCGACGTTATCAAGGGGGCATACGTCGTCGCCGAACCAATGTAAAATGGAAACCCGGGGGTGTCAAAACTGTACGGTGTGACCGTGTAACTGTAGGTCGCCCCCGGGACCAGTCCAGTATCCACGAATGTCGAGCCCGTATGTCTTACCGTCAATGTCCGCTGAAACGTGACGCCGCCGATGACACACGAACTGTCCATCGTATAATTCGTGAAATTACCCACAATGTTGCTGATGGTGATGGAGGTCATGGTAATGTCCGTGAAAACAATCGAAGTGCTATCTAAAAAAATATTATGTGTCATCTGCGTTCCCACCGGATAAATCGACCCCAACATGTGGTTGAATTGCGGAATCAAGGTATAGGAATACGACGTGTCTGGCGACAAATTTTTATCTAAAAAGGTCGAGGCAGTCAAACTGTAAAACGTGTACATGTCATCGGTAGCAAGGTTGGTACGGATAATGCGATAAAAGTCGAAATTTCCCGTGATGTTGATGAGAGTAATTTGGGTGCCGTTGACGGCGCCAAATATGGCATTGGTGATATAGGGGGACGTCGCAGCGACAATGGAATCGGGAACATAGGTCTCAAATGAACCCGGTAAATAAGGAAAAGGTATGATTGAACTGAATTCCATGCCGTCGGCCACATTGAGATTCAGTGGATCTAAATTGACAAATATTCCCGATTGAAAAAAATCAAACTGGGTGGAAATTTGGTAATCGTAATAATAATACATGGTAACAAAGAGGTCGTAAACCTGTTCGGGTTGAACTTGCAATTTCAAATTGTCCACAAATAAATTACCCGCGTATTGGACACCGTAAAATTCGCCCGTATCAAAATAATACGGATTGAAGGATACATCGCTAAATACCGCGTCCGTGGCGCTTTGGGAAGAATAGAGAACCGGGGTGCTCAACGGGGTCACATTTTGACCACTGTATTTGACTTCAATCGTCGGTGTGCCCTTGATATTGATACTTCCCACGTTGTTCGTCAGGTAATCCGCCGCCGTCATGATATGAAGGGTCATGAACCCCGAAGGATCAAAAATCCCCGGTAATTTAGAATAACACGCATTCAAATAATCTATCGTGGTGCCGGATACCGGATCAATATGTATATTATGACTGGGATCGTTCACCTCATTCATAGTGTCACTGTCTGTTTCTGGACACACCGATAAATCCAGGATTCCTTGACCCCGGGAGGCCATGAGCCATATACCAAGAGGAACAGACAGGGAAAAATTATGCACACCCGTCGGCATGTGTTTGGAGGTCACGATCTTGCCAATCGGTTTCGTCACTTTTATATAGTTGACTTGATTCGCCGCCGTATTGATCGCCGTGGACCCCGTCGTATTCGGTTTATAATACACCGTCACGGGGTCATTTTGCACATACGCGGGGCCCGTTTGATAAAAATATTCCAATTCGTTGAGCGTTTCCAAACGAAAGGGGGTCGTATCCGTATCCGGCAGCGAACTGTAACTGCTGTTTAGAATGCTCTCGTTCACATAGTGGTAAAGCGGGACCGTGGGATCCATATGCAAATTCATGGGGGGTCCAGGAACATCACTAAAGGAAGTAGGGGTCGGCTTCGTAACATCTTCGGGGCAGGTTGGCCCGTTCAACATTTGCTGTATTTGGGAGTTTGAATAGCGGTTGCCGCCGCCGCGGGCCAAGAGGGCGTAAAGTTCTTTCTTGGACAAATTGTTGGTCTTGGTATTTTGTTGAGAGGCATTGTATTTGAGAATTTCGGCCTTGCGGCGCATATCGAGTTGTTGTTTGGTATATTTGAAATACGGGGACACCGGTTGATATCGGGGCGGGGGGCGGTGGAAAAAGGCCAACTGGTTGCGTTGGTCCAATACGGTCGAAATATTACTACAATCTACCATGGGGAATATCAATAAATATAAAACACACGATGTTTGGCTAACTATATAATGTACACCCTTTATTGGAACCTACGGTATTGGAACCTACGTCTACACAGTACCCCAGTGTTCGCGTGTAACGCGAACACGATAAAATCCGTACGACTACCTTTGGTAGTCGCACGGATTTGAGAGTAAAACCTCCCTTGGGATATCTCCCTCAGCAACCCACTTCGTGGGTTGCAAGGGAGTAACGCGGTGCAAACCCGTAGGGTTGCGGGCTTCGCCCACTGACCATCTTATAGATAAATCTTATTCAATTGGGTTGTATAAGATTTGTACCAAGAATCCATGTTGTCTTTGCTAGGCCCCTGCGCCACCAAAGGTGGCGCAAGCGGGCCTAGCTATCTTAAGGAGGGCATGTGGGTCAATGAGCCGAAGGCTCATAACCTTGGACCACCGAAGGTGGTCCCGAGGAACCTACGGTTCCCACATTAGTGTACTTTGGAAAAATACCACCAATTCGACAAATAATCGTACGATCCGGCCGACGACGTGTTGGCTAAAGTACTCTGCGTTATGTTGGGTCCCTGTTGCAACAACATGCCAATCTCGCTGGCCGACAGAGCGTACGCATAATACCGTAAATTACTCAACAGACCCGAGAACCCCCCGTTTTGACACACATAAATGTCCCCGTAGTTTTGTTTAGGCACCGTGGTGAAATTGTAGCGTCCGCTGATGGTTCCGTTCACATAGACATCCAACATGGTATTTTCCAGACGAATCACGACCAACATCCACTTCTTGTTCAACGGAATACCGGCAACATCGACCGTGCCCGGTCCCGCCGTCGCGTCCATGCTGTCCATGACCACATGCAACGACACCGTGGAATTGTTATCGCTGTTACCCAGATAGAGTCCAGGGCCATTGTTGACCGTGGCCAACCCCGAGCCCGCGGAATAGTAGACCCCGTTCGCCGACATCGGCGTGGTACTGTAATTGCCGTTGCCCTTGTTAAAGACGTGCTGGTACTGCTGGGTCGACCCGACAATGTCGTTGACCTGGATCCAAACCGCCCACGTGAACTCCATCCCGTGTTGCATGTTGTTGGACCGCAAGACCTGGTTGCCGTGCAACATCAAACTGTTGGACCCGGCAATCATGCCCTTGACAATGTACGGGTTCGTCGACGTCTGCGTAAAATAGCCGATCATATTTATGCCTAAAACGAGCAACAGCACAAATACCAAGAGCACCAAGAGCGTCACGGCGACTTTAGCAGCCATCGTATTCGATTGTAAAAAATCCGTGCTCGTCGTCGCCACCTGTTGCGGGTCACCGTACTGGCTGATGGAATCCGTGACATTTTTACCCACACTTTGCACACTCTGGGTGATGGAGTCACTCACCGACTTGACCGAATTCCCCACAGATTGCACTTTTTGATTGATACTATTAGCCGCGTTATTTGCATATTCCATGATATATTACGTGTAAAAAATACTATATCATGATGAGACATTTTTAGAAGAGACGAATCGTGTTTTGGACCGTGTTATTCTTCAAGACTTCCACACTCAATCCGTAGGTCGAAATGGAACCCGTGATGCCGTTGCCGCCAATGTATTTGCTCCAGACGTCTTGGGGCGCCAGTACGTAGGACCAGCGATAGACCTTGGTCATCATAATGTCCGTGGCGACGGACGGATTTCCGCCTAAATAAATATTCACATTGGTACTGCTGGGCTTCTTCTGCATGCAGTTCAACTTGATCGATTGCAACAGCTTGCCGTCCAAATACATGTCCACAAAGTAATTGTCCACCACCACGGTCACAAATGTCCACCGTTGCAGGGGGAAATCGTGGGTAATGGGGACCGGCGGCGTCGGCGTAATATTCGCCGTGGAACAATTCTGCGACACATCAAAAAACAATGTCGGCGTCGTTTTATCTAAATACAAATTGAATTGATTGGGGATGCTGATCAACGGCTTGGTCACCGTATTGTCCCAAGAATTCACATAGACCCAAGCGGAAATACTGTATTGGTAACTGGACGGGTTGTTGGTGACCGGCACCGGTTGATTGCTCGAATTTAAATTTATCTCATTACTGGCTACCGTCGTGTAGTTGGAATAATACACATACAAAATGTAGAGCAAGAGTAAAATAAGGACAAATGCGAATATAATGTACCAATTCATAGACTCTTTTTTTAAAAAATCACTATATCATTATCCTATACAAAATGGATCCACATCTCATCTCCCTACAAGGTGACTTTGACCCGTTCCACATTCCACAAATCGACGGCTTGGTCTTTGGTCAAGGCACGATCATAATAGGTGATCATTTTCATGCTACCTTGTACTCGGCTGTCGGGGTCACCGATGGCAATGACATCTTGGGGAGCGAACTGGGTGGTGATACCGTCGGCATGCCTCCACGAATTATCTAAATGCCCGTTGATATAAAGGTCGACGTGGTCACTTTCAAAGACAAAGATGAATTGGTTCCATTTTTGGTTCGGTATGTTGATACGGTACGTGGGTTTAGGCGACGGCGTCAAATAGACATTGTAATAATCGCGGTGATCCTTGGCATCGTAGATATAGGACACGCGGGGTTTGGGGTTCACAATGATCCATTTATCCGGGGGGGCGGGGGCCTCGGTCGCGTCGCGGATGCTCGTGGGCATCATGACATGATTATTAGAAGTGCCGCCGCGGGCGATGCGCACATGGTTTTGATCGTACAAGGAAGGGGTCGGGGTCGACACCGGCGGCAGTTCGCGACTGCCGTAATACAACAGATTCGTTTCTTGGTGCGATTGCGTCGATTCCGTCGGGTTCACATAGACCCACATGGACAAGGTATACACCTTGGTATAGGGGTTGGCTTGATATTCCGGATCCACGAGCGACAGATAACTGCTGTTGACCAAGATGTTTTCCGCGGGCGTACTGAGGTCGTACCCGTCGGGCTGCATCTGGAGTATCCCGTTCCAGTTGAGCGAGGACGCGATCGGCGCCCATTGGTTCACCACGGCCAAATACCCGAGGTAGCCGACAATGAGGGCGACTTCCAACCAAAGCAGGAAGACGATGGACCCGCTCGGCGTGGCCCCGTCGCGGTTCTGCACAAAATCATAAAAGAGGGAAGGAAGGTAGAGGATGAATTCCAAGAGTTCCACGGCGAAATTGCTGCTGATGAAGAGGGACAGCACGGCGAAAATCAGGGTCAGGGTCACGAAAATGATGGCGTATAAAATGCACCACCCGATGATGTGATCCAGGTTGTTGTAAATACGCGTATCGATGAAATGATACATCCAGAGACAAAAGTAGATGAAGAAGTAGGCCAGGACCCCCCAGAACAAGAAAAAGGCCAGTTTCGGGATGAAAATATAGAATTTATAAATGATGGCCGAAACGACTAAAATCGGGGCGAGTAGCAGGATCATCCAGGTGTACAAATTCAGGAGGTTCCCCGTGAAATAAATCTTCATCATGGAGAGGACAAAGAGGACAAAGATGACGAGAGGCAAGAGATACATGTACAACTCGGCAGATTGCAATTCTTGGGGCACGGTGATTCCCCCCCGAAAAGGTTGAGATTTCGGTTTATATTTCGGGGTTTTCATATAGAAAATTTTGTAGATGACGTATTTTTATATTATCCTTAGGTTTATTGGAACCTACGGTTCCAGTAAAACCTCCCTCAAGATATCTCCCTCAACAACCCACTTCGTGGGTTGCAAGGGAGTAACGCGGCGCAAACCCATTATAGATAAATCTTATTCAATTGGGTTGTATATGATGTGTACCAAGAATCCTTCTTATCTTTGCTAGGGCCCCTAAGGGGCCCTAGCTATCTTAAGGAGGGCATATGGGAACCTTTGGTTCCCATAGTTAGAGGTTCTCCATCGTCGTCTTTTCCCCGTGGCATTCGCGGCAGAGGGCCACTAAATTATCGATATGGTTGCTCCCCCCGTATTCCAGCCGTACCTTGTGATCCACCTCGAACCACGCCGAAAGTTGGTTGTTGCACTGCCCACACCGCCAGTTTTGTCGGGACGCCACGAATTTCTTCTTGGTCTCACTGACCGACCGCTTGGTCGCCTTTTTCCCCGAGTTCATGATCCGTTCCCGCATCGTCATTTCGCGGTTGGGCGGTTTGTTCGGAGGAACCACCGTATTTTGCGGCATTTGGGCCACGGGGTACCCCGCCCCGCCTTGGTACACATTTCGCCGCCGCGTGAAATCCAGGATGGGCGCAATGAGCGCGGTCGAATTCTTGTCCATCGGCATGTATTTGATGTACTCGTTGGATGCCTCCAAGATTTCGTGGGTTTTCATCGGGTTTTTACGGATCAAATAATAGAGGAAGAGGGCCCCCAAGACGACCCCGGCAATTTGGTAGTATTTTTTGTATTTGAATAATTGCCGAATGAACCGTCCTTCGGTATAAATATTGGCAATGATGATGGCCGCAATCAGCAATATCCACAATTCGATGCGCATGTAGAATAAAAAAGGGGACCAAATATAGAATAATATTAGAGTTTACCGTCACGTAGCGTACAGATAAATCACCAAGCAAAGGACAAACAAGATGGCCAAATAGATCAAATCGCGGCGTTCCAGGTGGGATTGATACTGAACCACGGGGGTCGGCAACAATTCTTGGTAATAACGATCTAAAGCCTCGTACATGGAGATCTCCCCCTTTCCCAGCAACACATTGAATTTATTGTGGATAAAATGGACCCAACGCATGAACGATTCCCGGGAATCCAGGTACGGAGTCACCGGATACCGATGCAAAAATTCGTTGAAGCGGTCGCCCATTTGCGCATCCGGTAAAAACAGGGGCATGTTGTGAATCAAGTCGTAGTATTTGCGTTTGGTGACCTCGGTGGGGATCTCGGGGTACGTGTAGGCCACCGTGTGTAAAAAAAACCAGTAGGGCGGCCCCCACCGTTCGGCATCAAAATGGATTTCTTTGGGGTGATTTTTACGATCATATTTAGCCATATTATAGGATGGTTATATATAATTTCGTATGAAACAGACACGCGGTAGACGCGAACCAACGAAGAAACATACCCGCAAAGGAGGTGACCGGCGGCGTCGTCGCCGGACCTTCAAACGCCGGCCTCAGCAAAACGGGGGGCAACATACGCGTAAAATTCGGGGCGGCAACGTGGATGGGTGGATCGCACGGCGCAAGGCCGAATTGGCCAACAAATACGGTCCCTACGGCCCCATGATCCAAGACTTGCCGTCGCGAATTGCTATACGGAATTATCAATTGGACCGTCGTCGGCAGCGCCCACATATCCCCCATTATTATCCGTACCACAACGGATATTATGAGCCCAACGTGCGGTCGTGGGGGTCCAGCCTCGATACCAATCCCACCCAGGAGCGGGACAATATAACGTACGAGATTGTTCCCCATCCCCGTCCCTTACGTAACGACCGTGACTTCCGTGACTTGCGTACCTTACGCGACGACCGTGCCTTCCGTGACTTGCGTCCCTTGCGTCCCTTGCGTCCCTTGCGTCCCGACACGGTTCATCACGGCTATCCGGTCATATACCATGTCGAAACGCCCACATCACCCCAATCCCCGTTATCGATGGAAAGTCTCCAACCGACAGCCTTGTCCCCCTTTGACGTGGTGCACGCAGAAACGGATCATGTCCCGATGGCCAATGTGATTTTCTCCCAAAGGATAAGAAAAAATTGAAAACGTCTGGATCCGTTATATTTGGAGAATAAACGCACATAATGACAACGGAGGTGACAGAATGTGCCATATGTTTGCACGAGATGGAACGGCACGAACCATCCCAAACCCGGTTAGAATGTAATCACAAGTTTCACGCACTATGTTTAAGAAAACATATTCAAACGGCCAGTGAACGTGGTTGCCCACTGTGTCGCAAAAGGATTGACCGCCGTATTATACAGAATAATGTATATAACTGCATCTCAAATGCAAATACACAACAAATACGAGAATGTTTGAACAGCGAAACGGAGGTCAGGATGATCGACCCCATGTGGGAAACGACCCCGCTACATATTGCGGCGAGCCGGGGTAAACTGGCCATTGTCATTTACTTGGTGGAAATGGGGGCAGTCGTGAATGCCCGTGCTAAAATGCAACATACCCCCCTGTATATGGCAGCCATGCATGGACACCGTCAGGTTGTGGAATATTTATTGTCCAATGGCGCAAACCCCCGTCTAGGTCGTTACGAAATCACGCCAGAAATGATTGCACGTCAACAAGGACACACGCGTTTGGCCGATTATTTGTCGACGTGGCAAATTATGGGGGGCGAGGGAAGACCATCGTAATTATCTTATACAAACCATGATTATACTTTTTTATCCATCATATTATATATAGGATAATATGAGTGGTAACGACCCCTATTTGACACCGGAACGCCCCCTTGCCAATGCCAATGCCAACGTGAATGCCGTTATGACCGACACCCCCTTGCGCAGTGACGCACGCACCCCGACCACGGTCGCCGTTTCGCCCTCGGGCACAGACCTTTACAGAGAGCCCATTGACGAAGGTTATGAACAAGCCATCCGCGACGTGAACAACCCCAACGCGAGAAGTCTTTTTGCCGACCAAGCGGCGGCTTCCCCGATGCCCCGTTTTTACGAGGAAAGAGACCCCAACATGGCCCGGGGCGGACGTCGTCACCGCAAAACGGCGCGTCGCCACCGCAAAACGCGCGGCGGCGGCAACCGTCGCCGAAGAAAAAGCCAGAAGAAGTCCCGCCGCAAGACCCATTAAATGCGGGGTTTACGGTATTTCTTGCGCGATTTACCTCCGCGATTGCGTGGATGTTTCAAACTGGGTTCACCTCGTAATACACGATGATACTCCTTCACAGAAATATCAGGAGGGACGTAGGTAAATAGGGATTTACCCTCGTGGAAATAGTCCTTGGCAGGAACTCCTTCTGGGATCTGTGGTTCTCCCGGAAAGATCCGTTTCAAAAATTGGTCAAATGTCTCCGTGGGATCCTGCCCCCTGGGACCGGGGCCGTAGCTTGTATGTGAATTGCCCCCGCGCCCCCTGCCAAATTGGGTTTGATGTTGGGTTTGTTGTTACGCTTTTTGGTCGACGTTTTCATGTATACTATAGTGTGATTTTTGTATATTACAGATCAAATATACAAAAAAGTGGGATAAATAATTTCGCCTATTCCTATAGTAAATACTTGACTTGATTCGAATCACAATGAAAACCAGCAAAACCACCCATCCCATCACCTTTGTCACCGCGTTCATGGACATCTACGACGACAATCCTGAAATGGGCGCGGGCGCAGGCACTCGGTCGCGCCAATGGCGTTTAGAGAAATTCGTCCAAATCGCGGAAACGGGCATCCCCTTGTGCGTGTATGTGGACGCGGCGGGACACGATTTACTCGAACAATGCAGCGAACTCTTTGCCAACGTCCAGATTTGCCGGGTCATGGAGTGGCAAGACACCTGGATTCATCGGGTATGTGAGCAATACATGGACTCCATCACGTTGCCGCCGCAGCGGGACGCGAAAAAGGACACGTATGCCTACATGGTGCTCATGCATTCCAAAATAGAATTTTTAGCCGAAACGGTGCGCCGCGATCCCTGGGGATCCACCCATGTCGCTTGGATCGATTTCAATGTGGCGCATATTTTTCAAGAGGTGGCGGCCTGTCAGCGCCAATTGCGCGTGTTGTCACAGACGCCGTTGAGTTGGCGCGGTATCCTGTTTCCCGGATGCTGGGATCCGTGTCCTAAAGATCAATGGGCCAAGGTGCTCGACGCCATCCACTGGCGGTTTTGCGGCGGATTTTTCCTAGGAGACTGTGAATCCGTGCGCGCGATGCATGCCCTATACCAAACCATGTTCCCCGAATTCATGTTCCAGCACCGACGGATGGTATGGGAAGTCAATTTCTGGGCGTGGCTGGAAGCCACCGTGGATACGTGGAAACCGACGTGGTATTTGGCCGACCACAACGATTCCATGTTTCAGTTGCCCAGTCATGTGACCTGTTGCTGTCTGTCCCAAGACGCGGCGTCGTTCAAGAGTGTCCAATACAATTATCCGGTATTGGACGGATTCTTCCCCATGTCGGCGTCGGTGTGTACGGCCATGGACGGCACCGGGCGGTGGATCATGAACACGCGCTATGTGAATTACCGGTTGACCCCCCAAGGATCGTATATTTTTTATCATCCGGACAAGGTGATTGTGACGCGGAATTGGTGCCATTTCTTGGAACGCCGGGGCGACCAGTGGATGCCTGGGATGGATGAAGGGTTCGAAATGGCGAACCCGAGGGACCTGGCAACGTACCCCGGACTCTTTGAAGGGGTCGAAGACATCCGGGTGTGGCCGGAAAACGGTACATTGCGGTTTCTCGGGTCCACGATCCAGTATGTGGCGTCCGGGTGCAGCCGGATCATGATGGGCACCTACGATGTGTTTGGACGACGTCTGTGCGATGCCGACGTGATTGAGCCGCCCACCGCGACCCGTTGCGAGAAGAATTGGTGCCCCATTGTGGCGTGGGAGGGGACCACCCCGTTCATATATCAATGGTCGCCCATGAAGATTGGCACCGTCCATCCCCGTGACCGTGTGTTGAACATTGCCTCGACCCCCGTAATCTGCGCAACAGAGGCCGACCCGCTCTTGCGCAGATTACGGGGGTCGACGTATTTTCGTCCCTCGGTCCAATATCCCGGACATTGGATCGGGGTAGCCCATTACAGTGAAAAGGACTGGCCGCGCAATTATTTCCATGTCTTGGTTCTCTTGGAACCCGGCACGTGGCGGCCGTGCCGATACACTCCGCCGTTCACATTCATGGGGCGGAACGAGATTGAATTTTGTATAGGATTCATGGAAGACGATGCCGTGGGTAAGTACCATTTTTGGATATCGCAATTTGACCGGGATCCGCGGGTAATTACTGTGGACATGGACGCCTTGACATTTTTACATCCTTGAAGATGCCGGGAACATAGTGTGAAGGTTGTGAAGGTTGTCAGGGGCGGTACGCCGTTTTTCGGCCGCCGCGGCGGCTAAACTCGCGCGCTGTAACCGAATTGCCATGGCGGGAATAGATAAAGGCGCAGAGGACGGTCTTTGTCCTATAGAAGCGTTCGAGAGCATCCTTGATGCGGGGGTGGGTGCAGGTGCAGGTGCAGGTGCAGGTGCAGGGGACCCCGACGACCGCACATCCGCCATCGATCGGTAGGCGCTTCTTGGCAGGATTGGGACCGTGTTCGAAGGGACAGGCGATCTATAATTGTACGGGAACTTTTTGAATACGGATTTTTGTTTGGCCAGTTCGCTGTTGAACGCCATGGCCAAACCGTACGCATCTTCTTGGGTCCTTTGACAATCTTGGTGGTGGGGGTTTCTTTCGCAAAATGCTTGCAAGGTTTGAAAATAGGTGTTGAATCTCGTTTCCAGGTTGTGGAATCTCGCCGGATCGGTCAAATTCTGGTTGCGTTCGTCGCGCAGACGCTTCACACTTTGGCGTAATTGGTTCAACATCTGTTTGGTGTTGGGCGACGCCGCCGTAAACCGTTCGGGCAACGGTTGAGCCGCGTATAGTTTGGTCAATTCGGCGTATATTTGCTGTTTTTGCGGGCGCGTGTAGGGTTCCAGGGCCGCGTCCAACGCCGCGGAAGGATAACCTTGCATCTGTTGGGCGACCTGGACGGCATTAAATGCGGGGGCGGGGCGGGATGCGGGACGGGAGGGACGGGAGGGACGGGAGGCGGCATCCTGACCCGCATACTGAGCGACCTTTTGCTGCAAGGCCTCACGGTTGGCGCCGGTGAGCGTGTCGACCTTCTGTCCCTCGCGGAAAAACAAAAACGCGGGGATACTGGTGACCCGGTACTGGGCCGCCAAATCGTCGCGACGATCAATGTCCACCTTCAAAAACTTGACATTGTGGGGGCTGCCACTGTACGTCCGCGCCAGATCATGGACAAAGGAGGCCATGTTACGGCAAGGTCCGCACCAATCGGCCTCGAATTTTACGACGACCATGCCACTTTGAATGGCGGACGAAAAATCATCATCACTTCCAATATCCTGAACGTTTCCCCCATATACTCTAAATTTACCATGCGAAGCACGTCTTTTCTTGGTGTATTGCCGCTTGGTTTTCTTTCGATGATTCCGTTGGCTCTTCATGGTAATATACATTTACGCGATATTTTTAGTCGTGTAGGATGGAGACCATCCGTTTCTCATGGTATCTTATAATAACCATGGTACATAAGACACGTCGTCGACGACATGACCAAAAACAGAATAAAACGATGAAAATAGTCGGCGGTTTCCTTAGTAGAGGTGCAAACTTCTATGTTCGTGGGTTGGCCACTGACAATAAAAAAATAGAAGATATTGCTCGTGAAAACGAGGTCGATGCTTTTATTGAATTCCTCATACGTATCCATTATGAAGGAAACATCCCCCTCGATGTGGAACCGGCAGATATAGCCCAAAAAATAAAATCGACAACTCCGGCAGATTTAAGTTATGTATTCGGTTATGGGGGGTTTGATAATACTACACGAACAGTAATTTTAAACAAACTGGAAAATTTACAAAGGGAGACAGATGTTGTATCGATTGAAAAAATAAGGCGGATTGTTCGCCCCAATGTCACACCAGAACAAACGGAGCCCGCTCAACCACCCGAATCCCCTACGGTACGGCCCCCTGATCCTGCGTTTCGAGATACGCTCATTCCTGATGATACTGCATTGGTAACAACCCCCGAAATCCCCAATCAACCTTTGCCTACAAATCCGTCATCCTTGAATCAGGAAACGTGTGGTATATGCCAAGAACGAATGATCATGGGTTCTCCCGACCGTGGGGGGATAGTCACTTTACACGAAAACCATCGATTTCATAAAGATTGCATATGTGAGAGCATCCGCCGTGGGGTTTTAAAATGTCCCTACGACAATGAGTATGATATTACGGATCAAGACCAAATACGGCTATGTGGTTCAACTGTGGTATCACCTCCACCTTCTTCCAACGAAGCTCAACCACCTCCAAGTGAAGACGTCGCCCAAGAATATGTCCATTATTTGGTTTTATTTGTCCCGTCGGCGACCGCGCCAGAAACTCCTATACAAATCGTATTGAAATCCCAGACAGATGCTTCGGGAAATGACGCGATGGTATATGAAGAAGGCAGGAACAACGGCGCCACATTTTTTCCGGCACAGAATGCGACCCCCGTTACTACGGTCTAGTCTAATATAATACACCACATTTAGTTATTATTTTTATCTAAGATTCATATAGAGATGGCTTTGTCAAGAAAGAAACAACGACATTCAAAAAGAATCACACTTTCCCATAGAAAACGTCTACCAAGAAAAGAAGGGCTCGGCCCGCAAGTAGTTTACGGAGGCGAGGGCGAATCACCGATCGATATCAAGACGTGGCGAGCAGTGTATTTCAAAGTTAAAAAGGAACATGACCACGATACTGCCCGACCGGTCGAAACCTCCCACAGTTTCCAAATAAATTTCGACGTGAGCGGGAGCGGGCGGTTTATCAGCACGGAAGGACCTGTGAATAATCCTACGAGCATTGACGAGATTTTTCGCCGATTCAACATGTTGGAACCCACTGAACACTATCCAAACAAACTGGAAGAGATTTATGCCTTATTGGAAGGGGGGATGCGCGAACCCGTGACACCCACTGACGCCCAAATCGTTCCCCAAACTGTACCGCACATGGCCGCAGCGGCAGTGGTGCCAAATACGCCCCCGCCTAGCGGGCCTGTTCTAGAAGCACGTCCTGCTCCTGCTCCTGCTCCTGCTCCTGCTCCTGCTCCTGCTCCTGCTGCTCACAGCATCATACCATTAGCGCTGTTGCCACGAGATGGCTCCATATAACCACAATATTCATACTGATTTATGATACATTTTATATCATAAATATATCTCTATCCATATATAGGATCATGAAATCCAAGTCATCCAGACGTACACGCATAAATAAAAGGGACCGTGCATCGTCCAAGTCCAAAAGAAGGACAGTTCGTTTCTACGGAGGCATTGCTGAACGGGACTTTAACGAACTGATGGCCATGTACGACGGAATTAACACGAATGTGAATGAATTCAATACCGGTGTAGACAACTATGATCAAAAGGTCCAAGCGTACCAAGCCGGACCGAATGGTTCCACGATTGCGGCTATCCAGAATTCCTGCCAAGAAGCGGTGGACATGTTGAAAAAGATTGCTGCCACGTTATTGGATCCGTACCGTGCAAAATTGGACACATCGTGCCGTGAAGATCAAAATATTCCGGGTGAAAATACGGCGGTCTTTTTACAGATGGAACGCAACTATAATGCCGTGGTGGATGCCATCGTGGGAAATATAACAACTATTACCACGAACCAAAAGAATCCCGAATATGCACCCATTTATGACCGGATTGATGCCACCATGGATATAAATGCCCTGAATAGCAGTAAATTCAAGATACAGGGTCCATTTAGTGATATCGGTCCCTTCAAAGAAGAGAAGAAGAAGGAATTAGATGCTGTACGTGTTTCTGGTGAAGAATCCACTGCGATAGATGCGATCCCCCCTGAAAATATAGACGTAATTCCACCCCAAACCCCACCTATTCGACCCACCATTCTTATGGGAAAACTGCCAGCGACACCCAACCCCAATCCCAAACCATCTAACAATGCTGTGGTATCGAATGAGTCCAAAGAACCTACGGCATCCGGACCCATTCCTATTAACCGAGGTAGGCCCCCTTCTGGTTGGACCAAGTTTGGTGGACGCCGGACGTCTCAACGCCGTAAATAAGAATGGAAGAATGGATATACATGTCATCATTCATTCATTCATGATAGAAACCCTCTTCCATCATGAATATAGGATCCTGGGTTCTACGTGGTCTTCATGCCCCGCTCCTGGACCTTCACCGGCACCACGCTGCCCCCCGCCCGCACACGTCGTAACGCGTCGAACCGCGAATTCTTTTCCGTTTCATTTTTCACATAGCCACTCTGGGGATGCGAATTCTTCACCTTGTCCAGGGTCGCCTTCTTCAGCATATCCACGCGCGACGACCCCGACTGATCGTTCAAAATGGCCGATTTGTTGTACCCAATGACCGTGGACACATGGTTCGCAAACATACTCTTAAACATGGGATTTCTAATACAATAAAAAACTAAACTAAGCTACCGTTCCCGTCTATATATATTACCCCCGTTATTTTTTACTACTTGACGGGGCAAAGCAATCCATGATGGACCGTATACCGTTCTTCTGGTTTTGGATATCCACTAAATACCGTTCAAACAGCAACGTCTTGATCTTGGTCGAACAATATTTTTCGCGTTTTTTCATAAAGACTTCGATCGAATCGCCGTATTCGCGTTCCAACTGTTGAATGTCTTGTTTGATGGGTTTGATCATCGTCAGTTTGTTCTTGATGCGGCAAATCGGTTCCAAGGCGAGCCCAAAGAGTTGTTGCAGGGGCTTCATCAGTTGGTTGGTGATATAAAACGTGTAATCAATCAAGAGACGGTTTTGGATAATAAACTCCGGGGTTTCAATCTTGTCCCCTTGCAACGCTTTCGTCGCCTTGTTCACAATATACACGAATTTCATGCGGTCCCCCGGTTTGGGTTTGTTCCCGGGATCGCGTTTGCCGATGCGCTCGGCCAACACGGCGTGGGCAATCTGCTTGGGGTTCTTATAATGACCACGCAGAGCTTTGGTGATGGCCAACTTGTCCATCGACACTTTGCCCGCAATCAGCTGCCGGAGCGCGTCGTCTAGAAACTCAATGGCCTTTTGAAGGTCGTACTCTTTCATCAAAATCGTGAGAATGCCCCCGTAGACGTCTTTCAAATAGTCACACGAATCACGGCGTTTGAGGGAGAGCCCCATGTACTTCATTTTGCCCTTGTTGGGGTCGGTTTCGTACAACATGCCCACGTAGCGTTTTTTCGACAACAAGATGAACGGCATCAGCGTCTTCTCGTAACTGAGTTCCATCGGCGGTTTCAAGAACTGGGTGCACAATTCGGCGGCGTCTTGCGCGATTTCAATCGTCACCTCCAGCGCCCGTTTGCCGCGGATGTTTTCGCCGCTCTCCGGGTCTTTCAAGTTGAAGGTGAAGAAGACCGAATCCGTGTTGTGCACAATCATGTTGCCGATGCCCGCCGCGAAATGGTGATTGTCCGTGGTCAAGTCGTAGACATACTCGCTGCCATAATTCAGCAACACTTCAATCTTTTGAATCATGGACGGTTCGGGGGTGGCCGCCTTATCCTCGTAGGCGTACATGGTAATGGAGCCCGTGATGGAATTGGTTTCCATGTACACGCGGTACCCCATCTCGTGCATGGCAAAGTAGTGTTCGGCGATTTCCACCTGCGACACGTCCTGAGCTCCAAACGTATACGACCCCGGCTTCAAATACTTGGGGTTTTTCAACTGCATGATACTGCCCGAGACGGATTCGCAGTTTTCGCCCGTTCTCACCATCTTGACATTGTGATGCAGGAGCGGGGTAGTCAGGGTGATGTCTTTAGGAGAAATGGGGTCCCCGTCTTGGGTCAAGAGCGAATGGTCGTCCGTGACGTCCACGACGGCGCTGTTGGTAACGATACGAATCATCCGCTTATGGGGGGCGAGACGGTGGCGAATCAGGCGGTGGATACGCGTCCAACCGCGCTCGGTCCAACTGTCCACTTGCAACAAGTTCAGTTCACAGAATTCCTTGCCGTCCTCGTTGGTCACCCACCGGTTACGGCCGTACTGTTGGGCGAGTTCCTCAATCGTACAAATCCGGATATGACGCCCCACGCGCACCGTGACCGGCGTGTAATACGCCACCGAATCGCCGTAAACGTACTCGGCACAGCATTTGACGTCCCCGTGCGATGACGTCGTATAGTCCAGGTCCCCATATACCTCCTCGATGATGCGCTTGGCGTACGTAATCATGAGACGCCCCGTGGCCGTCGTCGACGCCGCCACATCCTTTTCGTAAAATGTCGACGTCTTCGCCCCGCACTGTCCGTAGAGCGAATTCGCCGTCACCTTGTAACCGAGCTGCCGCTTGTCCAAAATGTTTTGCATAAACGGGTCCTTTTCCGTCTTGATCAGTTTGCGTGTATCTGACCGTGCCTTGAGCAATTCTTCCAAGATCGCCGGCATGATGGATTTCTGGTGGTTGGGCAACTGGACCCACCGGCAAATCTTTTTGCCCACCTTCTTCTTCTCCGCACGGGCCGCGGGTCGACCCGGCGGACGCTGCCACTTGAACGTGTCAAACTCGACGTCAATGTACTTGTAGCCCAGGTGTTCCAAATTGTCGTAGAGATATTTGCCGGTGCGTGGGTCCTTGATGCCCGTCTCGTGGACAATGCGCCCCTCGAGGTCGAACTCCTTGGTCCATACCTTGCTGTCCGGCGACAGATTGTTGCTGATCATAGACGACGGATAAAGAGACGCGTAATCCAGACACGCGACCGGGTTGTCCATATACATTGAACATTTGGGCGGGAGCACAATGGCCCCCTCGTACCCGTCGGCTTCGTAGGTCTTCTCCAGATCCGGCATCAGCGTCTTCTTTTCGCGACATTTCTTGGAAACGTAGCTCGTCAACTTGATACCTTGGCCGCGAAACACCAAGAAGGAGATGGGCACACTGCAAATCCGCGACATCTCGACGTACCCCGTGATCACGTCAATCTTGTTCATCAGGTGGTGAACCAGGTTGCAATCTTGAATACAGTATTTGGCAACCTTGGCGCGGTCCGCCGCCGAACCGTTGGACAAGCGGAAAATATCTTGGGGCGACACGTCGTCTTTGGTCATGCACCATTTGATGCTCTTTTTCTGGTCCTGAAGGTCGGTCTCGTGCCCTTCGACCGACAGCACATACTTTGCCACCGGATCCGTCGACGGTTGAATATCCATGACCGGAAACTTGTACCCGTCGCGATAGTAGTCGCTGGTAAAACTGGAAATCTCGATATGAATGTAGTCGCCCACATGCAGGCCCGTAATGTTGTTGGTATAGAGACAGGTGAAGGCGGTCCCGTCGCTCTCCGTGACAAATTCCACCTTTTTCACGTCGTCGCGGATAAACTGGCCGGCCACGTCGTCCAACTTGTACGACGCCAAATTGAAATCGCGCCGAAAATACGTGTACATGTCAATCTGCAACCTGCCCGCCATGTTGGGGTACCTCAGGTCGTACTCCCCCGTGGCCAGCACAATCTTCGTGTTTTGCAAATCGGGCACGCGCGGCTCGCGGTAGTCGTCCGTGTCCACCGTAAACTCCGGTTTGCGCGACAGTTGGAGAAACTCGCGACTGCAGTTCATTTCTTGCGAACGCCGGTACATGAACTCGTAATCAAAACCGAAAATGTTGTACCCGATGACAATGTCCGGATTCTCCTGCTGGATCAACTGCGTCCACCGCATCAACAAATCGCGCTCACTGTGGGTCGTTTCGATGGTGGTACCCGGCACCGGATCGCACGAATTCAGCACCACGCAGTGGTTCAAATAGGGTTCGGGCTCGCCGTACCGCATAAACGTGGACCCGATGAACGTGACGCGGTCACCTTCCAATGCGGGAAACCCGTTGGCCTCGTCCATCAATGCCACATTGAGAATTTGGATTTTGTCGTCGCGCGTGTGGCTCTCGCTGTTCAAAATATCCAAAATAGATATAGTAGGTTGCGCCGCAATGTGGATCGAACTGGCCGTTTTTGCCGGGGAAGCCGTTTTTTTTGTCGTACTTGCCTTGGCATTGCCGTTCATTCCCGGAGGTCGGTGGTGTTTGGACGAGTGCAGCGAGGCCGAGGATGTATTTGACTGTTGAACGTCGACGTCGACGTCATCTTCGACTTCGTACACCAAATCGAGTTCGGCTTCGTGATCAGCACCACCGTGTTCCTCGTCGGCGTCCCCGTCGTCATCCCCGTCCCCGTCGTGACCCAACGCGTCCAAGGTCGCAGAAGATTGCTCCTTCATTTTTTCAAACATGGATTCAATGAGCAACGCCTTGAATTGCATCCCCTGATCTTCGTCCAATACACACGAATACTGAAAGAGCTTGGGCAAGAGGGACGTCTCAAGGACGGTCTTGCTCGGTGATCCCCCCTTGGGATACACCAGATCAATGTCGTCCATTTTGCCGTGTCCAAACGCGGCCAGCACGATTTTGGTGATCAGTTCGCGCTGGCGTTCCGCATCTTTGCGAATGAAATCGCGCTGGCGGTCAAAGACGTCGACCATTTGGGTGGTCAACCGCTTGTACGATTTGATGGGCACGGGGAAATCGCCGTGACTGCTGCTGGCCTCAATATCAAACGAACAAATCTTGTAGGGCACCCGGGTCTCTTTCTGGTTTTGCGGGGTCAAATCGTTTTTACTGCAAATGTATTCGTATTGGCACGTGGTGATGAATTCGTCAGGAACAATGGCCTGTTTGAGGGCGATGAAGACCCATCCTGACGGTGAAATGTTGTGTATGTGAAAATACCGGAGCAACGGGGGCAACTGGCTCTCGTAAAGGTCCAGACGCGTGTCCTGGGAAAACAGGGGTTTGAGTACGCGACGCATTTCCTGGGCTGGGGGGGCGGCCCCGGCCCCACTTTTCTTGGCCCGGTCACCGTAAGACTGGACGGCTTTTTTCTCATACCACAAATTGCGTACCCGCATCATGGACATGGCGTTGGGAAAGGTCATCTTGACAAATTTAGACGGTTTGCCCGCCGTGAACCCGTAGAGTTTGTTGTTTTCCACCAATTCCATGCTGACAAAATTGGACTGGGCCGTTCTGCCCCCTAGACGCTCGCACAATTCTTCTTTGAGCCGGTTGACGTGACCCTGGGTCCATTTGTCGCCGACCAACACGTAAAAGAAGGGCTGGTAGTCGGTCACGAAAATGGAGCACGTTTCCCCCTTTTCGTTGATACCGTACATTTGCACCGTGAATGCGGCGGGCGTGTATTTGGACCGGCCCGCGACGGTGACCGTGGCATCGTCGACCGACGACGGGGACGAGGAGCTGCTCGTCGCCCACCATTTTTTTTCGTCAAATACATGAAAATCGATGAGTCGAAACGATTTGCCAACTTTGATGGTCTTTTTGACCGTCTTCGACGTCATGATGTTCTGCTTGTTTGGATCCGTTGATAACATAGGATAGAGCAATCGGTTTATTTCGTTATTGTTCCTATTGTTAGGCGCATTGGTCATTCAATTTTACACGCCCACGGTTCGCTTCATTTATCCGTTGGAAATATTGTGATATTATAATACGAATTGATCTATTATTTGAATAAGCCATGAATAGTTTACGGTCATTCTGGCGCGACCGTGCAAAAAAGACCGATGTGGGTCCGGTGCCGCTGACGCGAGCCCCCGGTTCCCCGGAAACCATCCGCACCTTCACCGAGGAAGGGTTTTGCGCAAAAAAACAGTGGATTTTGCCGGACGCGTGGGTCGACCTCTTGAAAACCTACGCACCTTGGTTGTTGATGATCTATGTGGTGCCCCTGGTGATATGTATGTGGCAATTGCCGAACGAGGATTTCATTCTGCGCATGATTCTCATCGTCTTTTTCGGTATGCTGATCGGGGACATGTTGACCGCCTTGTCACACTTTATCTTTGTCGACCACGCCTTTTCCCAGGCCGAGTTTGCGGTTGACAAGGACGGTTACATGGTCACCCCCGTGATGTACGGATACTCGTCGTGTCACCACATTTTTCCGTTGAACTGGCACGACATTGATAATTTAGGAAGCATGATGACCGTGACTTTCAACGGACTGGTGCCGTATTTCTGCTTTTTGTGGCTACTCAATACACCGTCGTTACGTATCATGTTTACGGTGGCCATGTGGTGCATCATCCTCTCGCCGGTCACCCACAAATACATGCACGAAATACATCATAAACAGACGATACCTCGTCACATTGATGTTCTGTGGCGCATGGGACTCATCACGGATCCCGAAATACACGTCTTGCACCACAAAGACGACGCCTACCACTGGTCGCTATTCAACGGAATCGGCGACCCCTTTTTCAACGCCATGGTATGGATGATTTGCCAGGTGGGGGGTATTATTCCCAAAGAGGTGTTCTTGAACAATGTGGACCAATACCGTGAAAAATACCGCACGGATGTGATTAAACTCCGGTTTGTGGGCGACATTGAGGGGAAAATGATCTGCAGATATGATGCGGAAAACCACGTCTTTTATAGGGTAAAGGACGAAGTTCCGGACCTTATGGTAAAGGACGAAGTTCCGGACCTTGTGGTCACGGACCCTACGGTCGTGGACAAAGTTCCGGGCCTTATGGTCGTGGACAAAGTTCCGGACCATGAGGATCTTTCAGGTAATTGGACAGATGAGATTGAGATTGGGAACGAGACAGAGAACAATCTAAACCGTGATCCCGATACAGAAACCGAGATTCAATCTGGGTAAAGAACCACGGTATCGACACACGTGTCTTGCCCTTCCACCCGCAACGTATGCAAAATATGCGATCCGTGTCGTATATGACGTTCAGCGTCCCCATGGGTATAATCAAACGATCTTCTTGGTACAGACGCCATCTTGGACAAACAATGAAACCGATATTTTTTCCCCTGGGAACTGTAGCCATGTCCATCGTGGGTCACCGTCAATTGATTGATGGAACACTGTACACTGTCGTCTCCTATATACGTGTATTGCAAGGTGTACAAGGTATGATCGGGCGCATAGAGCGGCAAGATTTGAATGAGACGGATGGGGCGTTCGTCCAAGAACAAATCGTGGGTCTTGGACAAGGATTCAAGTGCTGCAGGTATGCAAGAAAAACAACAACTGGCATCGAACATTGACATATTATACTACTGGCACATATAACTGTTATAATCATAAAAAAAAAAATAATATTAAGTCATTTTTATGTGTAATAAACGTTACGAAGACCATATTTACGCATACATTTGTACAGAAAACATTCACATTCCGGACATGGTTTCGAAGGCATGAATTTTCCCACATTGTCTCCCGTGCCGCAGCGCATCACATACAAATCGGCATCTCGTAGTCGTTCAATGTTGCCCAATTGTTTGACGACATTTCTCTCGGCGTGAATCGTCAGCGTCGAGTACCCCGAACCGCGACTCCGGGTGCCCTCTTTGTTCGTCGCTTCCGCGAGGATGCGACCATGCTGTACAATCAGTGCGATATGCACATTGATCTTGTTGACCATGGACATTTTGAGGTAGCGTTCTTCGTGACGTAAATGATCCACGAATTGCAACTTGCGCTGCGGCATTTTGCGGTAATGTTCCTCGTAGCGAAACGGATCCACCAGTTGCAATTTGCGTTCGGCGAGATTATGTAGGGTGCGTTGGATGACTAAAAACCTTTGACGATAATTTTCTTTCATTTCTTTCATGCGATTTGCCCGCTCATCCACGATAATTTGTGACTTTCCACACGGATCATCACTGTGTCCGGGTTTTGACCCATCCATGTCCATGTAAAATAGCGGTTTCATATATCATCCACCCTATCGGGAACCCGACATTCAATTTTTGCACCTTTGCGCATTTTCTACGGATATAATAATAACAGCGTGCAAATAAACGCCATGAAGTTCAATACAAAATGTGTACTTTTACTCACGGTGGTATTCATATTTTTAGCCATATTTTTGCATTATGTGAACCGTATCACGGAAGAATATGCGAAAGAAGAGGCGGAACAAATGAACGCCATGTACAAACAAGCCTTTGAAGGGTTCGAAGCCTACAACGGTGGGGACCGCGATGGCCTGGTCTCCAAGGACTACGACGAAACTCGGTGCCCCAACCTCTTGGTACATCGCGGGGACATCCTCCTGCTCTACAATACCCGGGCCAGAAACAGCGACGAGGCGCTGGTGAAGACGTTTCAAAACGTGGACGAATACCATGCGTGGTCTGTCCAAGAAGCCCAAGAAGGTCGTGTATGTCCAGTGGTGTATATGCGCCAAGAAGTGAATACGCAGGGTCAGGAGGTGTTTCGCATGTACAGCGATTTTTCGCAGCAGGCGTACTATAACAGCATTCGGGACATTCAGTCGCGCGATCACCCTGGATCCGGAGCCGGCTCCACCACAGCCCCGCGCCCACCGATCTCAGGCGACACCGCCGTCCATCCGCCCCCGTTTTACGAAATGTACCCCAACTGGGATTTTCACAACAAGCCGCCGTTTTTCGTCGAGGGCGGGTTACCTACCTTGCCCGCGGAATCCAAGGAAGCCGTGATCAAGGACGCTATCCGGGTGCATCCTGCGCCGCCGTTGGGGGTGACCCCGGACCCCAAGAAATTCGCCGAATTCGACCCATACCGCCTAAATATGGGAAATTTCACCGACCAAGAATTGATGGAGGCGGCGCAAGAGGCAGCGGGGTCCAACGGTGCGGCGGGGATCCACGACGACAAGGTCAATTTGTCGGCGAATGCCTACGATACCAACTGGGGCGGGGTCATGTTTACCCAGGCCACGATTGACAGCGGCAAGTTCCAGGGCAACCAGGTGAATCCGGTCATATATCCTCACATGGGCATCGTCTAATTTTTATTGGAACCTACGTCTACACAGTACCCCAGTGTTCGCGTGTAACGCGAACACGATAAAATCCGTACGACTACCTTTGGTAGTCGCACGGATTTGAGAGTAAAACCTCCCTCAAGATATCTCCCCCAGCAACCCACTTCGTGGGTTGCAAGGGAGTAACGCAGCGCAAACCCTTTGGGTCGCGGGCTTCGCCCGCTGATCATCATATAGAAAATCTTATTCAAATTGGTTATATAAGATTCTTACCAATAACCCTTCTTGTCTTTACTAGGCCCCGTTAGGGTTGCGGGCGAAGCCCGCTGACCCGAAGGGGGGTTAGTTATCTAAAGGAGGGCATATGGGTCAATGAGCCGAAGGCTCATAACCTTGGACCACCGAAGGTGGTCCCGAGGAACCTCGGTTCCCATAGTTAGATGTAGGCATACTTCATGTCCGGGTAATTGACGTCCGGGTACACCTCTTTCAAGAAATCGGCCAACTCTTTCCCCGAATTCAGGAGCCCGCGGTGGTTAATATACCATTCCCGCGGCGTATAATTGGCCGTCGGGGACAACAGTTTATCCAGCGCTTTGTCGATATCAAATTCGCTCGTGAAAAACTCGCCGGTGACGCCCGGCACCACATTGTTCCAACCCCCCACGATGTTACGATTGACCAAGACGGTCAAGTTGCGGAGCATGGCTTCGGTAATCACCCGGGGCGACGCATCGCTCACGTTCGGCGCAAACAACATGCGACATTTTTGCATTTCGGTTTGAAACTCGTGAAAAGGTAAAAACGGGACGGTCTTGACAATTCCGGTGCATTTATCGGTAAATTCGCAGTTGGTGCGACCCACAATGATCCCCCGTAAATGGTATTTGGAACACATGACCTCCAGGCATTTTTTAGCTAAATCCCAACTGCGAATGTACCAATTCCATCCGGGCTCGCATTTTTCATTGTCGTCCAAGCACACATACATGAAATCGTACTCTTTTTCAATCGTAGTATCCAACGGATAATGATCCACGTTCTTCAAATCGGCTTCTGCCATCAGGAGCAACGGCAACCCCGAATATTGCAACTTGTAGCCGGGGTCCCGGAAACAGTGGATCCAAGACGTCACCATCGACGGATAATCGTGCTTGCGGTCTTTATGAAACTGGTCCTCGTGCGGGTTGTGAATTTCGTTGGGGAATTCCAAATAACTGGACAATCCACACAAGTGCCATCCGTCCGCCTTGTATTGTTCGTACTTGAGTTCGTGAGCCGTCTCACGGAACGGGGCGCTGATCGCAATGATGTTCAATTTGTGATGCTGTTCGTCGCGAATATTCTTAAACGGGAATTCCACATCGGGGGGTTCGATCGGGTTCACCGGATCCGTGGCAAATCCTTCTTGGTTGCGTTCCCACGGCCCAGACCTGGACGTATTTTTATTCACATAATGAAGATACCACAGGTACAAGAGTACCAACAACCCAAAAACCATGTACGCCACTTCCAAATAAATCATGAATTTTTTAGGAATAATCACCATGGCCAATTTAGCTGAAGCGTGGGATAGACCTTGCGGGGTTTTATTATAAAACCATGATAAATGATTTATGCGACGGTTTCGGTTCCCCCCTACCCCGAATAGGTCAAATAGTCCACAATGTGTTTGACGGCCCCCGAACTGATCTTACGCCGGCCCGACCCGGATTCCATATAAATGTTATCTAAACAATGAGCATCGCGCGATATTTCTTGGATCAACCGACCGACCGTTTTGAATTCTTTCATGATGGCCACGGCGGTGGCCGAACTCACCGATGGTATTTGACACAGGATGATTTCCCCAATGTTTTGGGGGGTCACATTGTCCTTCTTCACCTTTTTCACGACGGTGCAGTACGACGATACGGTGGTGGGAGGGGGCGCTTCGCCACCTGTCAACGGCGGTTGGGTATCCGCATGGGGATACGGGTGGGTCCACGAATGGGCCGGGCTCTTTTTATGGTCTAAATTACGTTGTATTTTCTTGGCCGTGCACGCAATCCATTCGGCGGTTTCTTGGATCCCCGCCGTGCGGTACACGCTAAATCCCTTGTAATGGTTCAAGGAGGTGATAGTTGCGTAAATGAGTTCACGTTTCTTGGAACAGGTGATCTGGGTCATGACGCCTTCAATCAAATACACAATGTTATGGGCATGGACTTGGCTCGCATGGAGGAGACGGTGCGACTGTTCGTCGTAGCGTCCGTCGTGGATGCTGGCCAATAAATCGGCAAAGGTCTTGCGTTCAATGATCATGGCCGGGACACCGACCTCGTCCGCTTGGATCAAGATATCGCCTAAAGGAAGGACCCGTTTGGTCACATGATAAGGCTGCGCCGAAGCCGTAGGCGAGGAAGTGATGGACGCTAATTTTTCGTAGAGGGCAGTTTCGCGTTCATCCACGACAATATGCATACGTTCCGTATTTATTCTTGGTAATAGTGACCAATGTTTATATAGATGACTCGACGGTGTGCCCGGTTATTGACATCATATACCAAGATATGATGTAAATCAAATCACCCCACGGACCACACGGACCCTACAATTTACTGCATATGAGCACGAGGAGACGTGACCATGTTGACCGGAAGATTCTGCGAGGGAAACCGCTTGAAGCGGTTTTTACGCATGTTCACTAAACTCAGGAGACCATTCCCACGCTCCACGTAGGCGTTGTACACGCTGTCCGGGATGTTCGTGGTGGGCGGCGTGCCCGCCTTCTTGGATCCCCCGCCCTGATTTTGGGAAATGATCGAACGGACATAAGTTGTGCGCCAAGAACCAGAAAGAACCATTTTTACTAAAGACGTATTGGTATATATTATACTCGAGGATTTTACAGCTACTCTTGAAAAATGAATGATCACAAGAAAACGAAAACACATTTAAAAATTGAATGCTAAATATATCAATAACTATAACACACAATAGTCTCCATTGTTTGTTATAATGAACCGAACGCCCCCCTTTGCCGCGCCCTCTTCCGTGAAGGGGGGAAATCATAACAACAACCGTTCCACCGGGTACCGCGGAGCGTCGCGGAAATATGATACGGATGCGGCACCGGCACCAGGAAAAAATATGGGCGATGGAAGACCGAATTACCCCGTGAATCAGCAACATCGCCCCCCGAGGTACGATCAGGGGCCTGCATCCGCGGGCAACCGCCAAATGCGCCCAGAGAGACATCCCCACCATAAAACCCCCGGTCAACCAACATCCCTAAACATGCCCCCTAGAGAAACATACCATCCACAACAACAACATTATCATCATCCCCATCCCCCACAACATTCGAATTACGAAGAATTGATGCATACCGGAAACCATGTGTTTTCCTCTCTCCCCCCCGACCGTGAGGACATATCTTCCAGTCAAGGAAAGAGTGACCCCCAACGTATGCATCCGGTGTCCCACAAACGGCAGTTGTATTGCGAAGACGACATCACCGTCCACAATGAGAATGGTCACGAAACCATGGTATATGACCCGTACAATCCACTAAATACCATGATCACCCAAGATGAAGTCACGCGTCTGTTGCAACATTACGGGGTCCACGTGCCCATTCATCATTTTGAATTCTATAAACGCGCCTTCATCCATCGGTCATATACCAAATCCCCGTTGGTGCTAAACAATACCTCGACCGAGTTGGTCATCACGCCGCAACCCGACAATTGCCTGCCCCTCTTTTCCAAATCCAACGAACGCCTGGAGTTCGTGGGCGACGGCGTCTTGGAATGTATTACTAAATTCTACCTGTACCGCCGTTTTCCTAAAGAAAACGAAGGATTCATGACCGAAAAGAAAATCGCCCTGGTCAAGAACGAGTCGATCGGGCGCATTGCCTACGAAATGGGACTGCATAAATGGTTTATCTTGTCGAAGAATGCGGAAGAAAAACAGACACGCGTCAACATGAAAAAATTGGGATGCTTGTTCGAGTCATTCTTGGGGGCCCTCTTCATGGATTTCAACAAGATGGATGTATGTGATGAACACGGATGGTTTAAATCCACCTTCCTGACCGGACCAGGATTCCAAATGGCCCAAGTATTCGTGGAAAATGTGTTTGAAAAACACGTCAACTGGATCGAACTGATTCGCAACGACGACAATTACAAAAATATTTTGCAAGTACGTATTCAAAAAGCGTTCAAGGTGACTCCCGACTACTTGGAAATCAATCCCTATAACAACGATGTGGGGTACCACATGGGCGTGTACTTGTGTTTAGGACAAAGCATACACGGATGCACGCACGCACATTCGGTGCCGATCACCTCCTTTCCGTCCTTTCAAGCCATCCACGAATACATGTCTGTTCACGGTAAAGTGTTGGTATTTATCGGGGAAGGCATGCATAAAATCAAGAAAAAGGCGGAACAAATGGCGTGCGATCACGCAGTGCAAGTGACTCAGGCGATGTAAAACAGTCGCATGACATGCATGGAAACATGAAGGTAAACAATAGTGTATATTTTTTACTTTCAAATTCATCTCTCAAATTCATATATAAGAAGATTCATCGAATAAATTATATTATATCGACCTATGGAGGCACTTTTAGAACGCCTTAAAGTGCGCAATTTCCCGGATAAAAAATTAAAAGACGGGTTAAAAATCCACGTCGTGGTTCGTGATCGCCGGCAAACGACGGACATGAACCAAGAAACCGTGGCCGAACGCGTGAACCGCCAGTCTCGGCGTGGTAAAGTTGAGGATGACACGGTGGCAGCCACCACGGCCCTGACCCTGGCCACGTCTCCGGCCCCGGTACCCAAAGAAACGGGGAAAAAACTGACCAAGATTCGTATCGATCAACCGCCTGCGGCCAAGGAGGACGAAGAGGCCCAGGCCCAGGGCCCAGAGAAACAGGTGAAAATCCGGGTACCTCCTCGCAAGGCGCGTCTCTCGTCGGCCCCACCCACGACCGCCGCCGCGACCCAAGAGGCCATTCAAGCGTTGCGCAACACCACGCTCCGTGCCTCGCCGTTTTATCTCAACAACCGGGCGAAATTCTTGGAACAAATCAATGAACTGTTTGCCCCCTTTGTGAAAGAATTGCAAAACGCCCAAGAAAACATTACCTGTGGCAAACTGAAACTCATGGGCAAAGAGGGCGAGAAATTCCAACTGCTCTTGCACCAAAAAGTGGTGGTGGACTACCTCAATCTGTTCACCCCGTACCGCGGATTGCTTCTGTACCACGGGTTAGGGTCCGGAAAAACGGCCAGTTCGATTGCCATTGCCGAGGGCATGAAATCCTTCAAACGCATCTGTGTCTTGACCCCGGCGTCACTTAAGATGAATTTTTTCAGCGAATTGAAGCGCGCGGGCGATCCCCTATACAAGAAAAATCAGCAATGGACCTTCCTGGCGACCACGGGCGACCCCGAGATGGAAGCCACACTTTCGCAGAAATTGTCGTTGCCGGTGGAGTATATTCGCAAGAAAAAGGGGGCATGGGTGGCCGACGCCACGTTGCCGCGCAACGGCGACCGCGTCATTGCCGCGAATTTCGCCGATTTGCCCGAAGAGGACCAAAAATCGGTGGACGATCAGCTCAACCAGATGATCCGGGTCAAATACCTCGACATCAACTACAACGGTCTCAACCGCAGCATGATGACCGAACTCACCGAAAATTACAAGAAAAATCCGTTTGATCATTCCGTGATTATTGTGGACGAGGCGCATAATTTAGTGAACCGTATTGTGAATAAATTATCGAAATTGCCTAAAAAGGCCGGAACCGGGCTGGGATCCAAATCCAAGGATAAAATGCCCATCAGTTTGCTCCTATATGAATACATCATGAGTGCCCAGAATGCGCGGGTGGTGTTGTTGTCCGGCACACCCCTCATCAACACGCCCAACGAAATTGCGGTGCTCTTCAACATGATACGCGGTTACATCAAAACCTGGACGTTTTCGGTGAATGTCGCTACGCAACAAAAAGTGACCACGGAAACCATCCGCGCCATGTTTGATCGCGAGAATTTCCAAACCCTGGATTATCTGGAATACGGGCAAAATAAATTGACGATTACCCGCAACCCTTACGGTTTTGTGAACAATACCACGGGCGTGTGCCGACCCTCGACCAAGAAGGTCGTCATCCGGACCAAGAAACCCACGAAAGGGGGAGGAGGCAAACCCACGAAACGCCGCCGCACCGCTACCCCGGGGCGCAAAACCCGGAAAATATGGATCATGCGTGATCAGGAGGATGCGGACGAGACCGAAGAGGGCGGGGAAGGGTTTTACGACGAAACCCGGCCCATTGACGATCCTATACCTCACAATGCCCAGTTCGTGATGGCCCCGCACCTCATGTATACGGGCGACAATGAACCGCACAAAGGTGGGGGTGGGGATGGGGATGGGGAGCGTGGCGAGTGGACGGGAGGCAATCCTCCCTACTATGGGGTATGTCTCGACGAAACGGGCAACGTGGATGACGTCAAATTCGTGGCCAAAGTGCGCGACATTTTACGCCGCCACGGTCTCGAGATTGTGGCTACCCCGAAAGTTGACCTCTACAAAGCTTTGCCGGATCGTGCCGAGCCCTTTTTAGATGCGTTTGTGGATACCGAGACAGGGGCGATGAAACATGGCGACCTGTTTTCCCGGCGCATCTTGGGACTGACCTCGTATTTCCGGAGTGCCCAAGAATCCCTGTTGCCCTCCTTTGTGCCAACGGAAGAGGGGGGCATTTACCACTTGGTCGAGACGGACATGAGTGATTATCAGTTTGAACGGTACGCCATCATACGTAAGGAAGAGAGCGACAAGGAGGCCAATGCCCAAAAACGCCAGAAGAAGCAGGGGGCCCAAGAAGGGACCGGCAACGGCAACGGATTGTATCGGGAATTCACCTCGACCTACCGTATTTATTCGCGCGCCTGTTGCAATTTTGCGTGGCCCGACCCCCCGGGAAGACCGATGAAAGCCGCCCAAAAACCGGCTAAAGAAGATGCCGAGGCCGAGGTCGAAATCCAGACGGGGGGCGACACCACCACCCTATATTCTGCCAATTTGATGGCCGATACCCAAGAACAAGACGCCATCATACAACATAATCGAGAAGACATGGAAGCCAGTGGATTGTATGACAACGACGACGAGGATCAAACCGGGGGCGGGGATGCCGACGACATGTATCCCGCAGATTTGGACGATATGGGGGAGATGCGCGACGACGACGACGACCTGGCCGACAAGGATCAAATAGAACGTGCCTTGGAAAAGATTCGCCGCCCTGAATTTCTTTCCCAAGAACAATTGCCTAAATACAGTCCCAAATTCGCCGCCATCTTGGAGAATGTCTTGGAACCCGACCACGTGGGCCTCCATTTGATCTATTCCAGTTTCCGTACCTTGGAAGGTATCGGTATTCTCAAACTCATCCTGGAAATCAACGGGTACCAAGAATTTAAGCTAAAGCGTGGGGCCGACGGCGAATGGGACATTGAAGGGAGCGCCGCCGACGACGGAAGTAAACCGCGGTTTGTCCTCTACACCGGGACAGAAACTGCCGAGGAAAAGGAACTCATTCGCAACATTTACAATGGCGACTGGTCCAACATTCCGCCTAAAATTGCCCAGAAATTGGAATCTTGGGACAAGGATGGCAAAAAAAATACCATGGGGGACATCATCAAGGTCCTCATGATCACGGCCTCTGGCGCCGAAGGCATCAACCTGAAAAACACCCGGTATGTTCATATCGTGGAACCGTATTGGAACATGGTGCGCGTGGATCAAGTGGTGGGCCGCGCCCGCCGTATCTGCAGTCACGAAGAGTTGCCCCCCGAATTGCGCACGGTCGAAGTGTTCATTTATCTGTCCGTGTTCAGCGAAAAACAAAAGACGGACCGGAATTACATTGATTTGATGAACCGCGACGTCAGCCGCGAAGATGAGAGCGTCCCGGTGACCACCGACGAAACCCTGTACGAAATTTCGTTGCAAAAAAGTCACATCAATCATCAAATATTGGAAGTGGTCAAGGCCACCTCCGTCGATTGTGCGCTCTACAATCGCGACGGGAAATCGGTCTGTTACGGGGCGAAATTGGAACACCTGGACTCCGACACCTTTTTGTCCACCCCCACGATGGAACAGGATGCCCAAATGCAGACCCGGACCACCAAGCAGGTGCAACAGGTACGTTTCCGCGAAATCACCACCCAAGGCAAAAAATACCATCTCCACGAAAATACCCAAGAATTGTTCGACCACGAAACATTCATGCGTGCTAAAAAACAGCCGGACCCGATCCAGGCCCTGAAGGACATGCGCCCCGTAGGAAAATTGGTCAAAGAGGGCACGCGGTATAAAATCGTGCCGATGGAGGATATAGGACAAAAAGGGGGGGTCGTCGACGCCTTGCTGGCGCGTTTCAGTACCCTGCCCAACATTTCCACGGCCACGGCTTCGCAGATGAACACCACGAATTCCGCCTTTCACACCAGTCAGGCCAACGTTAGCGGAAATTCCCATCCGTGTGTGGCACCTCATTCATGTCCGGGCAATTTTGGCAGATAATACGATGGCCAAAATTTTGGCAGATAAGAAGAAGAAGACATTCATCTCTCACTTGGGACGGTTGAGTTTCATATACTCTACAATCAAGGAATCGCAGAGATTCATGTCTTCCGTGGGATTCGGCGGGGTGGTTTTGTGAGATTCCGTGGCGTGTTTTAGACAGCGCATATAACAATGTTCCAAGCATCTGGACATTTCTAAATTATAGACCTCGTTCTTGGTCGAATTGGACAGGGACCCGTACCGATTCTCCATGAACATTTTCTTGATGTTGCCGTGACAATATAGGATGTATCCGTTGACCGAATCAATGTTATGGAGCACTAGTTTACGCTCCATACTGGTATAATCGGGGGCGGGGCTTTTTTCCGTCATGTGTGTGTGATAATTCGTTCTATATGAATCATGAATAGAATCCATATAGAAAATGAACGTAATAATACAAGTATAGAATTCGAAGATTCAAACGCACCCATCCATTTTTGCCATGAGTGACGACCATGTACTGACCATTAAAACTGTCCAAATTCAACCCATTCGTAACATGATCACCGCCATTAAAGATATCTTGACGGACGCCACCATCACGTTCACCAAAGAGGGCATCCGCATCATCAATTTCGACAAGACCCATACGATCTTGGTGAATGTGGTGCTGCACGCCAATAAATTCGAACTGTATGAATGCAAGCCCGATAAGATTGTGATTTGTGCCAACACCCTCCATCTGTTCAAAGTGATTTCGACGATGTCGAACGACGACACCCTGACGATGTACATTGACAAGAGCGACTACCACGACGGGGTGGTGTCGCATCTGGGTCTCCAGTACGAAAACGGGGACATTCACCAGTGTTATATTCAAAAGTTACGACTGATTGAGCCCGATACCGAAGAATTGGTGATTCCCGACATTGAATACACCACCATCATCAATTTGCCGTCGCTCGATTTCCAGAAGATTTGCCGCGACATGAACTCGATCAGCGAACGCGTGGAAATCCGCAACACGAGTACTGAGCTGAAATTCTCCTGCGAGGGTAATTTTGCCAGCACCCAAATTTACCGGACCGAGACGGACGGATACACGGAATTCGTGCAACGGCCGCATGATCCGTCCGTCGTCACCCAGGGCATTTTCTCGACGAAATCGCTGTTGCAATTCATCAAGTGCACGCCCCTCTGCAATACGGTCGAGTTGTATTTGAGCAACGATTTACCGCTTATTTGCTCGTACGAGTGTGCGTCGCTTGGATCGATTCGTCTGTGTCTGTCGTCGCTGCCGATGATTTAAATTCCGTTTCGTTTTTGTGCGCGATCCTCCGGCCAAATACGAAGCAATTTCTTTGGCGTCTTTGATATCGAACCCGGGATGGAGCATCGACCTGGCCCGAGTATGCGTGCCCGGAGCCGATTTCATGATTTTCGATCCCATGAGTGCAATGGTGGCGCCGGACCGTATTTCCTTTCTCTTTTCTTGGAACATGGTTTTCAAGGCCTCCTCGCGCTGATTCGGGGCCATGGCCGTGGGAACCCGAATTGTTTTAGGTATAAGATCTTCGGGTAATTTGCCGAGGTGGTCACGCAGAGTCATGTCTGCGCCGTGGGACAATAAATATTTCACGGCCTCGGTCTGGCTTTCTTCTGCCGCCAGATGAAGGGGGGTGCGTCCGTACGGGGTGGGCGTATTGACGTCCTGGCCCTGGACCTCGATTAAAAAGGACAATATGTCCATGTTCCCGTGCATCGCGGCCTGGTGTATCGCCGTTCTGCCGCCGTTGTCCGGGTAATCCTCGGCCCCCCATTTTTGCAAAAGATTGTAAATGTCCCGGGTCGATGACATTGCGCACGTACTGAGCGTACTGTACCCGAAGGCGGCGGGTACCCGGGGATTTACATCGGCGCCTCCCTGTATCAAAATATCGACGATTTCAATGTTTCGTTGTTGAATCGCTTCCAATAACGGTAAACTCAACATGGACGGTCTATTCACATCGACCCCCTTTTCTACCAATATTTTGACCAATGCGGCCCGACCATGCATACACGCATGTATCAGGGGGGTACCGGGCGTGCATTCGACGGACGCATCTGCGCCTTTTTCCAATAGGTATATGGCAATGTCCCAGCTCTCATTCAATATGGCCGTACATAACGGTATAGTTGGGAACGATTCAAATTTTTTCAAATGATCATATACGATCATAAAAATAATGATATCCCATTGTCGATTTTCGACCGCATTGTCCAATATATCCATCTTGGCATCATGCGTGGATCGATAACCGAGGTAATCGCGTTGATACAAACGTTTGAACTTCTCTAAATCCTCAATCAAATTGCCGGTCGTGGGGTCCCAGATGGATTCTTCTTCCGCGGCCCGACTGAAGACGGGGCCCGCACCTGATATACGACGTGTAACCATGTTTACATTATCCCGATAAAAAAGTATTCATGGAAAGTTCATATTTACTTTACGAAAGCATCTTTAGTTGATGTACATGATACGATAACTATCAAACCCGTATTTGGCAATATACTGCATATTACGGATGGTTAGTGCCCAGGTGCATCCAGAATGAAATACGTGATAATCTTCTTCGATATGAAACATAATTTGGTACAGTTCTTCACTATATGTCGTCATGAATCCATCCCCCGGTCGAATAAACAAATCGTGCAAATATTGCCAACGTTTCAATTTGCTGATCGTGGCGTAGGCCGTTGACACCATTTTTTGGGTATGTTCACATTCAATAAAGTCGAAATTGGCGTCGTCAGGATACATGCTTTCGTCAAAGAGGGGCACCGTTTTTATTTGGCCAGTATTTTCCAGTAAATCGGTATGGAAAGATTGGCGGCACATGGGACACACGATACCTTGGCCCTTTAGTTCAAATAGCTTCAACATGCAGGGCATGCAAAATACATGCTGGCACGAGGTGACAAACGTTTGTGCGGAAGGTTCCGGCGAATCCAAACCGGTCAAACAAATGGAACATATGGTCTCTTCGGTCGTGTCGTTAGCATTTTCTGCGGGGGGGTTATTTAGCGGTAACTCATATACATCATTTATGGGAGAGCAATGTAGTAGGGTCCCGACCTCCGGTTTAGCCTCCACGGGCAAAGGCACAGCCTCCTCCGGTTTAGCCTCTTCTGTGACAGCCTCAGTATAGATGACATGAATTCGACGTGTTTTATATTTTAGGTATCTCTTAATAAACGATTGCATCATTGTATTTGATCACATGGAATGCTTAAATACAATGATACGACGACTGAATCAATTTTCGGGACAATTTTAGGCATCTTTAGAATTCAGGACTATGGGCCTTAAAAAGGCAACCAGTACGCATCAACCCTTCAATGTTCATGATGACCGCCGGATCTTGCAACGTACAATTTTTCATCCAAATTTTGATAATACAAAACCCCCGTTTAGGCGAAATCGTGATGCCGTTGACTAAATCCATGTGCGACGGATCCACCGTCAACGTATTGCCACACAACAGATACGTCAACTTGCGCCACACTTGCACGACCGTCTTGTTCGTGACCTTGTACGAAAAACATCCCCCCTGTCGATTCATACTGTCCTCCCACATGGGGGTGACTCCTATACGCATCACAAAGAGCATGCAATTTTTAATAATGTTGTCGGTGATGGTCTCATTCAACGCGACCAGTTTGTCGATGCGATCAATGTTTTCCATGATCAGCTTGTAACTCGCTAAATTCCAATTTTTGTCGTTGGGCAAATGATAATAATAATTCCATTTCGAGTATAGGACCAATTCATTGGTAGATGTCGAGGCAGTTTCTGGACTCTGTCCCAAGGAAGAGCTGCGTACCTTATCTGTAACATACGAAACCCCGCGAGGTCCTAGATTTAAACATGTATTTGTCACCGACGACCACCCTGGTACTTCATGATGATGATCACTCAAACTATCATGATCATGATCACCCAAAAAAGATTGCTCAACTTCTGTCATACAACTCATTTTCCAAACAAAGGGATGAAATTGTCTACGTCGGTTGGCAATATACTCTTATAACACACATTTTTTTTATATTATTTTACTCGCACTAATTTTACTCGTAGTACACCTTTGCGCATTTACACACTTGTTGTATTTTTGCCGTTTTTAGGCGTTTGAAATGTAAAAAGGTGTAAAAATACTGTAGTTATATACATAACGCCACTATAGCCACTATTATTGCTGCTACACATAATCCTATTATTACACTCTTATGGAAACCGTCTGTGCAACCGCATTTTTTGGTTTCTGTTTTACTATAATCCATTATGTAAAGTATAATAATGGATTATTTTTATGCGCTTTAAAATCGGTAAAGGTGTGAAGATTTATCACCTATCAATGAATTTAGGCACACCACACAATTTATACATGGTATGATCCAATTCAATATGTTCCCCATATCTCAATTCGAAATAGCGAATGTCGCTGTCCATGACAATCAACGTATAATTGTGGTCAAACACCGCATTTCGATGTCCCATATACATCAACATGCGCAATACAAACGCACTGGACAACAATTCGTTGCCGATCATCATCATGGAAGGCGGCACCGTCAACGGAACCGGCTTTTTCATTTTGGGATGCGAATATTCAACCGACAAAAACCGGACTTTAGAAGGTATGAATACGAGGTTACCGTGGGACTCGGCGGACATGGAGGGAAGCACAAACAGCGATTTACCATGGGTTTCCGTCAAGGAGAGAAGTTCCACCGGATCATGCACGACCGTGGGTGGCAAATGGCGGATCCAATACTGCTGGCTCGCATTCTTAAACACCATCAACGGATGATATATGAAATCTTCTTCGTAGAAATTTAGCAATTCAAATTCAAAGGGCACGCGTATCTGGTTAAAAATACACTGACTGGGGTCCACATTGGTGTACATTTCGGTACATTCTACCTTGGGATACACGCCAAACATCATGTCATTGTCGGTCACCGGTTTGGACCGTGTCGCAAAAATAGACACCCAATTCTCATTACCCGGTTCTTCTTTGATCCGCATCACGAATTTGTAGATATGATTGGTATATTGGCACATCGTTTTATATGATTGTGGAATCACCGGGTATTTATCGCAGATGCATTCGACCTGTTCCTCTAGCCACACTTTGCTTTTGACAAACGCGTCCATCATATAGAAACAAATGGAGAGAATATGGGTTTTAAATTGCTGAATAGTGATGACGAGATCGGTCATGGCCGTGGGGCGTATTACTGAAATAGACGTACGAATTTCTATATGGTTTACCACCCTAGGGGTTACCCCCTAGGGTTTACCCAAAGGGTTTACCCAAAGGGTTACCCAAAGGGTTACCCAAAGGGTTACCTTGATACCAAGGTTTACCCAAAGGGTTACCCAAAGGGTTTACCACAGCAATTTGTCGGCATAATACCCGGCCGTGCCAGGGGTCTTGCGGTCTTTATTATGACGTATCTTGTACAAGCGTCGGCGTTCGTCCGCATATTCTTTGCCAAATTTTTTCATATAGGTCGGGTAGTCGTTGTACCCCATGCCCCCGCACGCCACGATTTTTTTGCCATCCTTGAACACGTCAATCTTCTTCGAAGGGTCCGTGGAATGTTTGACCTGGACGCCCAATTCTTTGGCACGGTCACGCGTATACTGGGTAATGGTGTACGGCATCAATGTTCTTATATATAGCATGAATATTTAGGGTTCAAGTAGGCATATGATGAGTATTTGATCCACCCACGATTCAAAATAAAGTATACACCCTTGAACATTATAAACCGGACACCCTTTGGGTGTCCGGCTCAGTGTTTAAGGGATTGCGCGAAGCGCAATTGCTTCGCAATAACGTTACCGATAAATCAATTGTATCAGGCGCCCATCAAAGATGGGCGTCCGGATTCAAATGTTCATCGGTGTAATTACTATGCTATATTTAGTATAGTAATTATGGGCAACAGTTGTAAAATTAATGTGGATGTCGTCGTGCCTAAACAGGATTCCAAACCACCTCTTAATTCGACCAATAGCATTCATATTACCAAAGTGAGATTCGTGAGTAAAGTATCCTTTTATTCCTATCTCAGTTTTACCAAGAACGAACCCCGGCCTCATGTGTGTCCGGACAACCCCCTGAATGAATATCACATAGAAGTTCCGTGTTCATGTTTGCGGTCCCCGATTCCTGACGCCGTGGCGCCACCCAAAACCATGTTTGATAAACTAAACAAGGAACAATTGAACGATATGATTATCACTGACATGACTCAGTCCGCCAAATTCATTCGCCATATTCCCGATCATCTCATGGAGGCTAAAGATAAAATGGATCATTTCCTATATGAAGATTTGCGCCGTCGATCCAACTCTTATTCCATCATACCGTTGGTTCAACTGGATTAGATATCCTAGATATCCAGCGATACCGCGTGGCGGTTTGCTGATTAGATATCCAGCGATACCGTATTACGGTCGCTGCGTTGTTTGCGACGGGACCGCTTCGGCATCGACGCATTCTGCATATCACGCAACGACGAAATACTGATCATCGAATCGTTTTCGTTCAAAATGCTGGACGATGCCGGGGCAGGAGCAGGTTCAACCATTACAGGAAACGCCGCCGCCGCCTCCGTGGCTACAGGGATGTTCATAGGTGTCGAGGTCACAGGCGGCCCACTCGGTACCGTCTTGGGTTCCTCCTGCAGACTGACCTCGCGCGTTTTAAGCCCCGACAGGATTTGATCTAAATCCATGTTTTGGGGGCCGCGCATTTCCGGACGCTTCTGGGGGGCCGGAGCCGGGGAAGGCATAGATTGCGGGGTCAGCCCCGATTTCTGTTGAATGTCCACCCCCGGTTCGCGGAACATGGGGCCGCGCGCCGCCGCAATGTCCGGACGCTGGGTAAACTGCATAGTTGCCATGGGGTTCCGCGGAGGAGGCGCCTGGTTCTTCGTCGCCACGGGCGCCGGGGGAGGACCAAACTGGGTATTCACGTCGGGTTCCCGGTTGTTCATCATGGAACTGGCCATGTTGAATCCCGGGCTCGCCTGGCTCATCGACTGCACCGTCGCATTCGTAAACATCTTCATCAGTTCCGGGCTCTGGCGAATCACGTCGTTGAACGCCGGCGTCGCCGTCGAAAGGGCCTTGTTCGTGAAATTAACCACCGCCGCCGAAAACCCTAACCTCAACAACAACGCAATTTCCGGCGCCATCTTGCCGCCCTTGTATTTTTGGTACAGTTCCCCAAACAGTTCCTCGTACGAATCCAAATCCTCGTTGACCTGTTCGCCCCACCCGTCCAAATTCAGGTCAAACGGATTGAACGCCGCGTTCGCGTACTCCACCGAATTCACAAACGTCATGAACCACCACCCGTAAATTTTGACGCTGTCCTTCTTGCGCTTGTCTTCCATCGCCCCCTCATACTCGTCTTCGACTTCCTCATAATTCGAATCCATGTTGAAATGCGACGTGTGCTTGATGACCCCCTTCTCATACCACTCTTCCAACTTCTTGATCATCAGGCGCTTCTTGCGCCGCTTCTCGCGGTCGTTCATGCGCGAACCGCCGCTATTCGAATATTCAATGGGAATCTCCGTATTCAATTTGCTAAATCCGTCGTGGCTTTTGTTGTAACCGCTAAAACTTTGGGCCGTCGCCTCGCCTAAACCGGAATCGTTGATGTCTTCCATGCTCAACTTGATGCCCGGCTCTTCCTTGGGGGCACCGCCGCCGCCTCCCCACCCAAACATGTTGGAGATCCCCCCGCCAAAATTCAAGGATTTGGTCCCACTGCTCGACCCCGACACCGGAGCATTGCTGTAGGATCCCGCAACAGAGGCACCCCCCGACAATTCGTTCAAATCCTCCTCCAATTTGTCCAAATCGCCTAAATCAACGTTGGTATTGGAAAAACTGTTCTTCTTCTTCTCGTTCATCAATAATTCAATTCCTGGACCAAAATTGACCGAAGGTCGCGAATCTTGGTCTAAATTCAACGAAATTGGTTCCATGTCTTTAAGACCCAAATCAATGACTTCCATGGTTTGAATGCTAATATCTTAAGGGTATCAATTAATATTTATATTTCTACGAAAAAAATCCATATATACACAAAACCATCTTGTATGGTATCCCAAAAAAGGTTGTTCCAAGATGTTGAACCGATTTCATGCACTCTATGAAAAAATCATGGCGTCATTCCCCCTCACCGAAGAAGATCCCCTCGTCCAAGAATGGTACGGCGTCGGCATGCAACTCCTGAACCAACACCTGGCCGATTTTTCCCTCAGTCGCGATATCCTATACAAACTCTTGTTCATCTTCCCCCGTCGCGCAGAATTGTATTATTACATGGGATGCGTCTATCTGCAGCACCAGCCCGAAAATTTCGTGAGCGCCTGCTACTGGTTCCAAGCCGCCTTTCGCGAATTCGCCTACAGTCCCACCACCCCCCTGTCCAACTTGCATCCGTGTCATATAGAAAATCTCCTGGATTTCTTCAAAATTCTGTTTGATCGCAATTTCACCGCCTACGCCCAGTATTTGATGGACACCAATGCGGACATTTTCAAACAGTATTTGGCCCAAGAACGGGTGGACGCCCGGTGGCTCCTCTTCTTGGGGGCATTCTTCATCAAGACCAACCGTCTGCATCAGGCCGAGACCATTTATACCCGACTGTTGACCTCGCAAACGGACAACAAGGAGCTCCAATATCAAATCTACAACAATTGTTTGATCATGTATACCCGGATGGCCAATTTCGACCAAATCAACGACCTGGTGCGCCGCAATTTCAGTCTGTGTCATTCGATGCTCCAAGAAACCACGGTAGACATGAAGACCAAATGCAACGTGTTTTGCAGCAACATGTTGATATATGACTACATGTACCACTCCATGGAGGAACGGCGCGAACTCTGTCAGCACGTGGACACCTATTTTCCCCGACTGGACCCCGTCGTTTCGCCGAGCCCGACTAAAATCGCGCCGAGGGCCAAAATCACGGTGGGCTACTTGTCCAGCGATTTCATCCAGCACGCCGTGTCGCATTTTATTTTGCCGATCTTGGAACATCATAATACCGATGTATTTCAGGTGATCGTCTTGGTATCGCAAAATTATGCGACCTGGAAAGACGATCCTAAATACCGTCCGTGGTGGGACGGTCGGTGTCGGGCCGTGAACATCCAGGGCCTCTCTACCCAAGAATGTGCGCAACTCATCCGTGAACTGCAGATTGACATCTTGATTGATTTGAACGGGTTCACGGAACACCACCGCTTGGACGTCATGGCCCAGCGCGCGGCGCCCATCCAAATCGGGTATCTGGGTTTCCCCAATTCGGTGGGGTCCCGGAACTTGGTCCAATACCGGATCACGGACCACGTGGCCGACCCCCCGACGTCGGCCCAGTGGTACGCCGAAACCCGGCTCTACTTGCCGCGGTGTTTCTTGTTGTACAAACCGTTGGCCCAGACGGAGCCTTTCCCCGCCATGCGGATGTCGTCCTTGCTCTTTCCGTGGATCGTGTTGGGCGCGATGAACCGGGAATCCAAGAACAGCGACGAGGTGTTGGGGGCGTGGCGCCAAATCCTGGAACAGACCTCCCATACCAAACTCTTGATTAAATTGAGTACGGTGGAAGACGACGCCATCCACATCGACAAGTACCGGCAAAAGTTGGGGTTGATTGGACCGTCGAGCACGGTGAACCCGGACCGCGTCGTCTTTGCTAAATACGGGTCGACGGAGGAATACTACTTGTGGTTGTCCCATATCAACATCTTCTTGGACACATTTCCCTATTCGGGGACGACGACGTCGTGCAACGCCCTCTACAATTCGATTCCGGTGGTGACGAGGTCGCATCCGCATTTGCATGCGCACAACGTGACGGCGTCCATCTTGACGGGCATGGGATGCCCCGAACTGATTGGGGGCGATGTGGCCGAGTATGTGAAGATTGCGGTGGGACTCTCGAAGGACACGGCGCGCCAGGCCGAATACCGGGGCGTGGGGGTCCAAGAATACCGGGGCACCATTCATCAGCGGTTTCAACGGCTGATGAATCCGGGGGCCTTTATGCCTAAATACGAGGCCCTGCTGGCCCAACTCTACTTGTCGCACGTCAACGGATTGTCGCACGTCAACGGAACGGCGGCGTAGGCGGCGTAGGCGGCGTAGGCGGCGTAAATCCTATATATTAGAAATTGTACAGGCCACCCAGTCCCCGGTCGCAGCTACACATGCAGCGTTCGGGCAACGCCAGAAACAATTCCCAGCTCATGGTCAGCATGTAGTTGCCACAGTGCCGACAATTGATGGCTTCAAACTGGGGCTCGTGCTCGATTTCAAATATCCAATGTTCATCATTGACGTCATTGTAACCGAGGGTATGGAACCCATTTTTGCGCGAGGCGGCCCGGTCAATTTGCTGCCATATCCGCGTCATGTGTTTGTGAAAGACCATCTGGGCATATTCCACGGAATCCTGGTTGTAAAAAGCGTAGTTTTTGATGATGATGAGTATTTCGGTGGGAAGAGGGGTCCTATACAAGGCACATGAGGCGGTCAGGACCGTGGAGTTCATGAGCGCGGGGGGTATGCTAATGATGATAATGATGATGATAGTCGTATTATACTATTATCATCATAATAATAAGTCTATTTTTCGGTGTGATATTTGCCCCTTTTCCCACACATATAGTCGCTGCCTCTGGCGGTACTACAATAATAATACTGATTCTGTTCCCCCGTGCCATTAACTAAAAAATCCGCGTCGTAGTCTTTTTTAGGGAATATTTGACATTGTCCAAATGTATCCCCGAGGCGGTTGGGTATAAAATACTTGCATTGAATACACAATTTTGGCACGAAACGATTCTTACCCGTAATATGTAGAATCAACGACATGATTCGAACCGTACAAATTATTATAGTATTAGTATACAATTCTTCTAAACCATTTATTTCAAGGGTGTAATGGTCGGGCCCGTCCAAGGCAGTTATGTATCCAATACATGCCCTGGAGAAAACAGTCGGCCAAATCGTCCTTTTTCTTGGTCGCCAGTGACGGTAACCAAGCCTGCATGCCCGGATGTTGTTGCAAGAGCTGGGTGGCATACGTGATCCCGTCCCGCTTATGTTGTTTGTATTTGGCGTTGCTGTCGCTGGCGACGGGTTCATTCGTGACAAAGGATTTCAACTTGTTCTTGGACGAAATGTATTCAATGTGGGCGGCGGGGAACCGCATCACATAGTACATGGTGAGTTCGCCCTGCACGGTTTTCATGCGGGACGCCAACGTCGATATTTGGTTCTCGATGAGGACAACGTCGGGGGGCGATTCTTGGAACAACGGGAGAGCATCCAAGGCCCGGAACATGTTTCGGCCCAACGTGATCAAATCCAGGGTTTTCGCCGTGGTCGCGTGGCCCGCGGGGGTCGCAGGTTCCCCGATCAACCGGTACATTTTGGTCTCATAATAGTTACCAAGAACCTCGACCATGGCCTTCTTGGTGCGTGAGGTGGCACCTTCCATCGTGAGTTGATGTTGGCCCAGGAGGGCCTCCAACGCCGGATTCTTCAGCTTCATGAGCGACGTCGGTTCGTAGGCACGTTTAGGAATCAACCATTCGGTACAGAGTTTAGCGTGTTTTTCACAGAAACACTGGGCGTTTTTCTGGTATTTGGCCCGTTTTCCGCACACCTTGACGTTTTTCTTGGTCGACGTGGACAACACCGATGTACATAGACTATAGGATACATCGACCGGAGGAGGGTCGGCATGGGTCATGTGCAACAAATCCAATACCTTCCAATCGAGGAGGGTCGTCGTGGTGGTCCCCGAAACGTCCAGGTAACAGTAGGCCAAGTTTTTGATCCCGACATCAAACGACAGAATGCGCATGGGTATTTTCGATACAAATATATAGTTCCATAGATGAAGAACTATATATGGGTTTTTAGGCGTGTGAAGGATGCGCCGCCTGGTCCAAGACGTCCAAGAACCGACAAAAGGGGTCGAAGAAAATGTCGTCGACCAGGCGATCAATCTTGGTGCGCACACAAAACAATTTGTGGACGACGATGCCCAAGAAAAAGAGCGCGATAAACACCGTCCAGAACGAATAGTCCACGAACCAGGTGATGATCCACGCGGCCAAGACCGTCAAGGCCACATCGACCACCGCAATGTCTAAAATACGGTATTGGTGGACCCCTTCGCCGGGACGTCCAAACATGTAGCGGTAGGGGCAGAGAGGGGTTTCTAATTTCATGGGCGGGGTTTTTTAGATCGGGTTTTTCTTATATGATACTTGCGACATTTTCGGGTCGGTTTTTTACTTGGTTTACGGGGTTTGCGTTGTGTTCGGCGCCCACCCGCGGACTGGGTAAGCACGTTTCGTTGCCCACCCGCGGACTGGGTAAGCACGTTTCGTTGCCCACCCGTGGACGGGTTTAGGCGCCCACCCGTGGACGGGTTTAGGCGCTCACCCGCGGACTGGGTGCGCAGACGCACCGATCGGCGCGGGGCCGACGGCGGCGTGGTCGTTTTGGGCTGCGTCGGGGTCGGGGTGGTTTGCGACGCATCTGTAGGTCGCGCCGCCTTGACCGGCGTCGTAGATTCCCGCGACCGTCCGCGTTTCCGGCTCGGGACCACGCGGATTTCTTCCATGATGTAACGCGCTCCCCCCTGCCCCTCTTGGCAGTGCGACGCACTCGTCCAGTCGGGGTCCCGTCGAAACAGGGCGTCAAACGACACCGTCGAAATATAGGGCTCGGGAAAATTGGGGTCCGGAAGCAGCCGAAATAGGCGTTTTTCCGGGTGGTCGAGCATGTGTTTGATATAGCTGACCGGCAAAAACCCGTCACAGCCCCCCACCACGCCCAATTTACGAATGGCCAACAAGGGTTGAAGCAGTTTGGTATTGGAAACATTGACGGTGTGCAAACTCAGGCAGGCAAACACCACGTCCTTGTCGTTCGGTTGCGACGGGTCATAATTGGTCATCGTCCGCAACTGGTCGTAATACACCAGCGCGTACGATTGCTGGCACTGCAGGACCACACTGTCTTTGTAGTCGTCGCCCGTCAGTACCGTGTGCAGCGGCAGTTCCTCGTAGCCCACGGGATCAAAGACGCGCAGGTTCTCGTCGATGCGGTCCACCGTCTGGACCTGTACCTGAATATTCGGCAAGTTGGCAAAGGGAGGCACCATCACCACATTGTCATGGTAGATGGCGCCCCCCGGCCCCGGCCCCACCACATCGTGATCGTCGTCGCTGTATTCCAGGTCATCCTCACTGTAATCCGTCTCGTCGTCGCTGTTATAGAGCGTATTGATCCATGGCTGTGTGGGGTCATCGGGGTGCCCCGGATCAATCAACTGCCACAAATCGTTGTCCAAGCGCCACACGGCCGCCGGATCCCGTAGACGGTAAATTTCTCGCATACGATCTACAAATTCTGGGGTATAGGGCGCCCCGCGGTTCCCTTGCATGTAGATGTTCAGTCTCGGGTGGGGAACATAGTCAACACGGTTGATCGCGTTGAGATCACATAGTAAATTCACACAACGATGCGAGACACGGGGGAGTATCCTCAAATTGTTCCCACGCAGCGACATGTTATTCTCGTGTTCCAATTGCGACAAATCCGGCAGCGACACAATATTCATGTTGTCGTTGATTGACAATTCTCTTATGTGAACACACTCGCCTAAATTCGGCAAACTCTGGACATCCGTGAATCTTAATCTAAAAATCTCCAACGTGGGAGGCAAAGGCGGTAAATACAGCGTCAACGGTTGATCAGCTGGATTATTTATATTCAATAATTTTCGTACCGTCAATTCACGTAATTCAGGAGGAAAATCAAAATGCGTGTTGGGGGAGCCGAATATTTCGTCAATCATGTTGGGGGGACAGTAGGCCCCGTCCACGGTCAACCGTTTGATGTTGCGGTTGTCATCAATTTCGTATAATAAAACCCGTTGTCGCGGTTCAATCAATTGAATCACCAGATTCTCGGGGGAGTCTATTCCCATATTTTCGTCGTCACTGTCATAATAATCTTGGGGTCCGGACATGACAGAACAATTCGAGAAACTGTTTTAAAACCCCTCAACAATCACGTTGTATAAGATACAATGTGATTTACACCGACGAATATTCAACCGTTTCAATTCACGGTGGGGGCAAACTTGCGGGCGTTCAACTGTTCGCGGGTCAAATACAAACTCTTCAGGTCACTCGATTCGTACCCCACCGGTTCCGTCGTCTCGCTCAGAGACCCGTAGAAAAAGGGCATGTTCTTGTCCGGTTGCGACGGTGCCTGGCGGTTCTCCAACGGGATGGCCGAGCCCGTGTCGTTGGCCGTCTCCTGGAAATTCTGGGCCATCACCTCGTAAGCGTTCTTTTGTAAATACCGGCGGTACATCCAATTGGGGTTCAGCGGCGCCGATTGAAGGAATTCTTCGCCGTATTTTACCTTGTACTGTTTGTCCAGGACAGATTCAGCGTTCCAAGAAGAAATCACGGAACGCGCATCCTGCATTTTAGGCGGAAATTGGGGGTAGACGTTGTTGGTACCGTACCCCAACTGCGATTTGGGCAAGGTCTCTTTGATATAGGCAGGGTAGGCCGCATCCACCATTTGAGCATCAAAGCCGAATGAATACGAAAACATGGTTATATATGCGCGTGGGTGGTCTCAAAGGTTATATCATATATCTATAAATCTTATATTTAGGCACCACGATTCTATTGTCTGGAAACGATGATCTTGGGTGGCAATGTTGAGAAGAATGCCCACCTCCCGCCTCCTCCTAAAAATCCGGATCGCGTCGACGCCTACGGCGAGGTCTTCACACCCCCCATCCTGATCCAAGAAGTATTGGACCATCTTCCTAAATCGGTGTGGAAATCCCCCGAAAAAAGGTGGTTGGATCCGTGCGCCGGCACCGCCAATTTCTTGGACCACCTGCTGCCCCGATTGATGGAGAGTCTCGCCGTGGCCATTCCGTCGGCCGCGCGGCGGCGGCGTCATATACTCGAAACCATGGTTGTATTGGTTGAAAAGAACCCCGCCAATGTCCGCGAGATCCGGCGAAAATACCCGCGCACTCCCGTCATCTCGCGCGATTTCTTGGAACTGGACCAAGCGGCGGTGGGCGGACCCGTCGACGTGGTCTTGGCCAACCCGCCCTACCAATCGCCTAAAGAAGAGACCTACAGTGGGTCCTCGGGGAACCGTACCCTCTGGGACGCCTTCTTGGAACACGCCATGTCCGTCGCCTCCCCCCAAGCGTGCTTGGGGTTCATCACCCCCGCCAACTGGCGGCGCCCGGAACATCCGCTCTGGGCGGTCGTGGGACCCCGCCTGCACTACCTCCACATCTACGGGAAACAGGCCGGCATGGAACTCTTCCGTGTGCAGACGCGGTTCGACGTCTACGTGTTTACAGCGAAACCGAGGGCAAACGGTGCTCCTATACCTCTACTCATCGACGAATACGGCGCCCCCCACCGGAAAGAGATTGACACGGCCGCGTGGCCTTTTCTCCCCAACGGTGAGTATAAGACCATTCAACATATCTTGGTACAGGATCCGGCGCAGGGCATCCCGGTCATCTTCGATTCGTCGTTGTACGATGCCCGCAAATTGACGAAACACAAGACGGCGTTGCACAAATACCCGGTCATTCACACCCTCACCATGGACGGTATTGGACTCCGGTACGCGACCAAGCGTTCCCCCACCCAGTACGGTCGGCCCAAAATCATCCTAAACATGAACGAAAAACAGTACCCCATCAACGATTTCCAGGGAAAATACGGCATGTCGCAACTCTCGTTTGGCCTGCCGATTCGCAGCGAAGCCGAGGGGAACCGCATTATTCGTTATATCAACAGCGAACCCTTTCAGCGCATCTTGGAGGCGACGAAATGGGGGTCGTTTCAAACCGACTACCGCATGTTCAAATATTTCCGCCCCGATTTTTGGAAAATCAAATAGAAAATACTGGACAATATATACAATGAAATACGGGTTTAGGTTTGGAATTGTACTCTATTGGATGATTTCACGTCTTGGGTGTATACCGAACCAACCATCAAAAAGCATGATGACGATGAAGTACATTGAACATTTAGGCAAACTGGGGGTGCGGGGTCCTCCTAAAATAAAGGCATCCCCGCCCGTACTGTTGTTTCCCGGCATGGGGGCCTCGCGCCTGATGCGCGGCAATGACGACGTGTATCCACCTTCCATACACACGTATGTGACGAATTATCAACAGTGGAAGCGAGATATCATCGAGAACAAAGAGTTGACAGTGATGCCGTTTGGGGACAAACACGCCCTGGATTTGCCGATATTGACGTATTTTAGCAACAACAACATTTATAAGACGCTCCTGAAAGAACCGGATGTGTACCCGATGCCCTACGATTTCCGGCGCATTGATGACGCTGCCTATATCCAAGAACTGTTTCCCCGGATTCGCGCGTATGTGGAACGGTTCAACGAACCCGTCATTTTTATGTGTCACAGCAGTGGCGGTCTGTTGGCCCACTGGTTTTTGCATCAACAGACGGCGGCATGGCGCCGCCAATGGATGAATTCCGTCGTGCATATCAACGTCCCGTTTGCGGGGGTGGTCACCGTCTTGGAAAACTCGGTCTGCGAACACACGCGCATCAACCGTTATATTGGACGCACCATCTTCAACTCGTTGGGCGCCACGGTCTGGAATTTGCCGGACATGCGGCACATCAACCATACCGTCCTCAAGGTGGACGACGTGGCGGTCAACGACTATTTCTGGTTTTTCAAAATGACAGATTTACATCGACGGTGGAAATTGAACTTGCCGGTCATCGATTCGTTCAAGGCGCCCGTGGACGACGTGGACACCCATATTTTGTATTGTACTACCCAAGGGAAGCCGTCGACGCCATATACTTTAGCGGTGTCGACGCGCGAGGATCACCACGATGATCCCCCCATATTTTTGAAAGAGCCGAGTTCGCGGTACAAAATCCACACCATCATGGGAGCGGGGGACAGTGTGGTCACCTTGAACAGCCTCTTGATTCCCCAAAAGTGGGGAATGCCGCCGGAAAAATTGACGTTTCACCACGTGGAAAACAGTGGGCATTCTACGATAGTAAAACGGTTGAGGTATCCCGATTATTTAGGGTGAAATGAGGTGGCCTTCATATACCAACTATAGGAAAAATCCAGGTGTGGGGAGCAAAAATTGATATAATAATAACTTTATGTAAAGAGTTATTATTAAAATGTCCAGACCAAATGAAACAAATGTTCAGGATAACGTGGTTGATGTTGACGACATTGACACTGAACTTATGGATGACAGCGTAGATGTCGACCTTGATTTAGAATCCCATGTGGACGTGGACATAGACATTGATTTAGTATCATCGAGCGACATTGCTTCTTACGATTATGGGGAAGCGGAGGACGACGTTGACACAGACACCGAAGTTCCCTCGGCGGACGAACGCGTCGTGATGGAACTGGAAGAAGACATTTATGCCGAAATCGATGCCTATATTGCAAATAATTTAGTCGAATATGCCAAACCCACGTTTCACATAGACCTGATTCAGGAGGTCACCGAGATTATTTACGACGGCGCCGTGCAGATCAATCTCTTGGAATTCGGGAATGACCACGACCGGGAGATGGTCAAGCAAGAGGTGCAATTGTGTTGCGACACCTATTTTGATGCCGCGCGCATTTATCCCATACGTTCGTACCCACCCCATACCAAACTGGAAGACATTGCAAACCACCCTACCGCGATATCGACGAATCTACGGGATCAGGTTGAATATCTGTCTTCCTTGCCCCAGCCGGTGCAGCGCACCCCCGAATGGTACAAAATGCGTTATAATTTGATCACGGCCAGCAACATATACAAAGCCTTGGGCACGGATGCCCAACACAACAGTTTGATATGTGAAAAATGCGCGCCGCTGATTGTACGCGAGGAACACAATTATGTGAATACCGAGACGTCGACCCACCACGGAAACCGTTACGAAACCGTGACGGCCATGATTTACGAGGCCATGTACCCCCAGAACACGTTGAAGACGGATTTCGGCTGCATTCAGCACCGTGATTGGCCGTTCATCGGGGCCTCACCGGACGGCATTGTGACAGAGGGGGACCGGCTAGGGCACATGGTCGAGATCAAGAATGTGGTATCGCGGGAAATAAGCGACACCCCCATTTTGTCGCACTGGGTACAATGCCAGGTGCAAATGGAGACGTGTGACCTGGGATTTTGTGATTACATCCAGACCTCGATCAAAGAATTTCCCGATGCGGCGGCGTATTATGCGGACCAGGACGCGAAATACAAGGGCGTCATTCTGCATTTTATTTCAAAGACCCTGGGGGGCGCCGACTATCACTACGAGTACATGCCGATTTGTAGCAGCAGCAGCGGAGCATCTGCGGATATCACACAAACGGAGACGTGGATCGATGAGCAGGTGGCGAAACACGCGGCGAAATATTCCCTATACCAAACATTGTATTGGAAATTGGTGCAGTGTTCGTGCGTTATTATTCCGCGCAACCGTGCGTGGTTTCAGGCCGTGTTGCCCAAATTCGTGGATATTTGGCACACGATTGAACACGAACGTGTTCACGGGTACGAGCACCGGTTGCCCAAGCGCCGCGAACCGCGCCGTCCGGTGCATCAATGCAATTTAGCATTGTTGGAAGCCTGTCAGGAGGCGCGCGACGATTTCGAGCAAACCGGATGGGACCAAGGTGGCGCCCCCACGGTGTTCAAGGTGAATAAATTAGAATAATTACAAATGTAATATTTGTAATCATAGTGTATAAATAATGTCTACCGGTGGTTCAGGCATTGTCGTGATCGCCTTCTCGTAAATATTTTTTGACATGCGTTCATGGTACCTCCCTCCCCGGGGATACTTAAGCAATGTCAAAGGGGGCAACATGGCCAACACCACCTATGTATACACCGGTAACGTTGCCCTTAAACACTGATACGGACACCCTTTGGGTGTCCGGTTTATAATGTTTAAGGGTGTATTCATCCATCTGCAACGATGAATATACATAGACGGTGTATGTGATTTATCGCAACATGCGTAAAAATAATATCAATTCATATAATATAGTATATAATGTCTACAGGTGGATCTGGAACGATTACTGCAGGTACCGGGACTCCCGATATCCCCAACGTCAACCCGACCAACGTCGATGCCTCGTACGGCACCACGAACCCGGTCGTCTACGCCATCCAGGCCTACGGAGGGTTCTCCACGACCCAGGCGTTTGCACGCATCACGCGTTTAGCCGAAACCATCATCACCCAGTTTGATACCACCGGCGCCCTTGAAGTTCTCTTCGACGTCAGCTTTTTCAACACGCAAATCGGCATCGTCAAGGACGACAACAACATCGATGTCCTCACCCCCACCACCAGCTACTACGACATGTCCCAGAACATGCTCCTCACGGACAGCATCACGCTCACCGCCAAGCAGTTTGTCGCCGGCCTGCAGAACCGCTACACCAACGTGGTCGACGTCGGCGTCTTCCGTTCGATCTACACCGATTTCGCCAACTACGTAGCCAAATACTTTGGGTTTAGCAATGTGGGGTCCATGACGGAGAACGGCTTCGCCACGCTCTTCTCCAACCCGGCCGACTTCCTGCCCAACAGCGGGGTCTTCGACCCCTCGGCGTTCTTGAGCATCATCGTGGCCAGCCCGAACGCGGGCGACGGCGCGTACGTGACGGACCTGAGTGGCGAGTTGGTGATCGGCGGCATCACGCAACTCCTGCGGAATGCGGTGGACGCGAACCCGTTTGGCAACCGCGACCCGTTGACGGGAACCACGGCGGCCGACCCTGCGGACCGTGCCAACTACGGTGTGACGGACGGGTTCTTCGCGGACGACCTCATTTTCGTGCCGACGAACGGCATGACGATCACGTTGAACTTGGGCGTGGACAGCGAGTACTACCAGACGCCGCTGAACAACCCGGCCACGGGGGCGAACCCGGAGACGGTGAACACGTCGTCCACGACGAACTACACGGCGGGCAGCACGACGACGACGATTACCAAGCAGCAGGTGACGGCACTCACGAACATTTCGCAGACGGTGACGGCGCCGCTGCTCATTCGCATGGCGAATGCGTCCAACATGGCCGCGTTGCAATAATTTTCTTACGCCAAAACAGCTCCATCTAGGGCCGTTGATTCGCATCATTTCTAGGTAAAAACATATAAATATTATGTCTTATACATGGTATAAGACATAGCTTGCCCCCCACCCCACACCCTTGCCCACACCATGTCCGTCTTTGAAAATACCAATGAGATGTATGTGACAAAGCGCAACGGCAATCACGAAATCATTTCGTTTGATAAAATCCTTCAACGCATCAAAAAGGTGGGCAAAGAGGCCAACATCCAAATCAACTATACCTCGCTCGTCATGAAAATCATCGACCAGCTTTACGACAAAATTCCCACGGACAAGATCGACGAGATTTCGGCCGAGCAATGCGCGTCCATGTCCTCCATCCACACGGACTACGGGGTGCTGGCGAGTCGCCTCATCATTTCGAACCATCACCGGAATACGACCGCCTCGTTTTCCAAGACCATGAAAAAGCTCCACGGCGAAAACATTGTCTGCAATGCGTTCATGCAGGACGTGCAGGCAAACGCCAAGGCCCTGGACGCCATGATCGATTACCAGCGCGACTATTTGATCGACTATTTTGGGTTCAAGACGTTGGAACGGTCCTACCTTCTTTCGATCAAGAAGCGCGTGCACGAGCGCCCCCAGATGATGTTCATGCGCCTGACCGTGGCCATGCACGGCACCGACCTCGCCCGGATTCAAGAGACGTACGACGCCTTTTCCAATAAACTGATGATTCACGGCACCCCGTCGCTCTACAACGCCGGGACGCCGCGCCAACAGATGTCGTCGTGTTTCGTCAAGGGGACCGTGGTCCACACGTTGCGCGGCGGCGTGCCGATTCAGGAGGTTCAGGTCGGGGACCGCGTCATCACCCACACGGGCAAAGTGAGCAAGGTGACCCAGCTGCACACCAACCGCCTGGGCGACCGTCGACTCCGTCGTCTCCAATGTTACCAAACGCGGCCCATCACGGTCACGGAAGACCACAACCTTTACGTCTACCATTCCGCGACAAAGACCGTGGGATGGAAGGCCGCGGGCCAATTGACCCAGGAGGACTATGTGATGGTGCCCAACAACCGCGACCAGCCCATGGTGACCGACGGCGACAACGCGGGCAAGACGTTGGCCATGAACCTCAATATCAACAAGTTTTTCGGTATTTGGATGCGCTACGGCGATTTCATGTACGACCAGGGTGTCGACGCCAAGCCGTATTCCGCCGCCAATGCGTCCCAAGATCAGGACCTTTCGTCCAATGCCGACGTCACCGTCACCATGAAGGGAGATGCCGACGCGAGCGACGTCGATCTTCCGGCCCCGGCCCCCAAATTGGTGGGGGTCAAGGTGACGATCCCCGCCAACGCCGAGATTGAAGATTTCTGTTTCAAGGAAATTCACCGCATGTTTGGCAACGTCGTCGTGGAGAAGCACGCGCACAACACCGGGATCACCGAGATCAAATATTTCCATGTCCCGATGGCCCACGATTTCAAGTCGTGGTTCAGTCAAGAACCCCCCGGCGAGAAACATCTGCCTCGATCGATGTATATGTATCCCCGGCTCTGGATCAACTCGTTTTTGGGGGGGTGGAACGCCTGCGGCGATTCGGTCTGGACCGAGGAGGAGATGGACCCGGCAAACCCGGTGCATCGCATGTACCGCGACGAAATCTACGTGTTGTGCAAGTTGAACCGCATCAACCCCGAGACATTTGTCGCCATGGACTACGAGGAGACGCCCATGATCGTGGAAGAGGCCGGCGACCGCTATGTGCAGTGTGTGTCCAATACCGTCGTGGACGACGACGACGGTCCGGACATGGAGGTCTACACGTTGGGCGTCGAGAACGACCATTCGTATTCCGTCGAAGGCATCGTTGCCCAGAATTGCTATTTGATCTCCATGGAGAGTGACAGCATCGAGGGCATTTACAACACGTTGAAGGACTGTGCGCTCATTTCCAAGTGGGCGGGCGGCATCGGGCTTCACATACACAACATTCGGGCCACCGGATCCTACATTGCCGGGACGAACGGGACGTCCAACGGGATTGTCCCGATGTTGCGCGTGTTCAATAACACGGCCAAGTATGTGGATCAGTGCCTGCATCCCGACACGATTATTTACACGTTGCAGGGGCCGAAAAAGCTGGCCCACGTGACGCCGGGCGAAACGGCCATTTTCAACCGCCGGGGGCAGCCGGAAGTCATTCAAAATGTCCTGGAGCACATGTACGGTGAGAACGGGGGTGACGACGCCTTCCTGGAGATTCACAGTGAGCACGCACTGACGCCGCTCTGTGTGACCCCGGAACACCCCGTCTATGTGTACAGGGGCGGCGAGGGGGCGGCGGACCTCAACGACCCGCGGGCGGCGACCATCAGTGCGTGCAATTTGGACGAAGAGAACTGCTGGTTCGAATGGACCGAGGCGAAATTGTTGGATACCACGGACCAGATTGTGTATTCGATTCCCACCTACGAGCAGGACATTCCCGAGATCACAAAGGACGATTGTTATGTCTACGGGCTATTTTTGAGCTGCGGCCACATGACCTACTGCGACACGATTGAAACCAAATACCTGCAAATCATCACGTTCATGACGTGGTATTTGAGTAGCCGCTGTGTCCCGTATGAGGTTTGCAGTGATGATGACGATGAGAACGATGCCGTCCCCCCTGAGGAAGACATTGAGTGCGGGGGTGCCGTCGTAGACGAGGACGCCGAGGACGCGGTGCCCAGTGGTCTCGACGAGTTTCTCGACATACGGACGTATCAAAGCTTTAGCCGGCGTATTTCGTGGAAGCACGCCCTGTCGCTCCCCTTTAAGCATTACGACCTGTACAACGAACAACACAACAAGCGCGTGCACCCGCGGTGGCTCAATCTGCCGATTGACAAGTCCAAGTACATTTTGAAGGGCATCATCGACGGTGGCGGCACGATGGAACGCGACTTTTCCTATACCAACATTTCACAACAAATTGTGGAATCGTGCCGGTATTTGTGCCTGCGTATGGGGGTGCTGACGCGGGGTCATGTCGACGCGGACCTCTACGTCCAACGCTATCACTTGTCGATTCCGGCGACGGCCGAGACATGCGCTCTGTTCGAGATTCAGTACGACGGTAGGGCGCCGAATTTCCGGCGCGTGGGCCAATATTTGCTGAGTCCGGTGACCAAAGTGGTGCCGGCGCGGTACGAGGGGGTCCTCTACGATTTGCAGATGAAGGAGGAGCACAACTACCTCATTCATCACGGTCTGGTGCACAATGGGGGCGGCAAACGCAACGGCAGTATTGCGATCTATTTGGAACCGTGGCACGCCGACATTGAGCTCTTTTTGCAGATGCGCAAGAACCACGGTGAGGAGGAACTGAAGGCGCGCGACCTGTTTTACGCGCTGTGGATCCCCGATCTTTTCATGAAACGTGTGAAGGAGGCGGGCAAATGGACGCTGTTTTGTCCGCACGAGTGTCCGGGGTTGGCCGACGTCTACGGCGACGCGTTCGAGGCCCTATACACACAATACGAGGCAGCGGGCAAGGGCCGGGCGACAGTGCAGGCCCGCGATCTTTGGTTCAAAGTGCTGGATTCCCAAATGGAGACAGGCACGCCCTACATGGTGTTCAAAGACGCCGCCAACCGCAAGTCCAACCAGAAGAACTTGGGAACGATCAAATCGTCGAATTTATGCAGCGAAATCATCGAGTACAGCGACGAACACGAAACCGCAGTTTGTAATTTGGCGAGCATCGCGTTGCCGTCGTTCGTGGTCAAGGACGATGCGAACCCGGACGCGCCGATGACCTACGATTTCGAGAAATTGCACAAGGTCGCGCGGATGGTGACCTACAACCTGAACCGCATCATCGACATCAATTATTATCCCACAGAAAAGACGCAAACCAGCAATTTGCGTCATCGCCCGATTGGCATCGGGGTGCAAGGACTGGCCGACACCTTCATGATGATGGGGTACACGTTCGGCTCCCCCGAGTCGCGTCTACTCAACCAGCAAATTTTTGAGACCATTTATCACGGCGGTCTGGTCGAGTCGTGCGAGTTGGCGAAACAGCACGGTCCCTACGCATCCTTTGCCGGGTCCCCGGCCTCGCAGGGTGAACTCCAATACGATATGTGGGTGGCCCAGCCGTTGGACGGCCGGTACGACTGGGACCAGCTGAAGAACGACATCCGGACCCACGGGCTCCGGAATTCGCTCTTACTGGCGCCGATGCCCACCGCGTCCACGTCGCAAATCCTGGGATTCAACGAGTGCATCGAGCCGATCACGAGCAACATTTATTCGCGGCGCACGATGGCGGGGGAGTTCATCATCACCAACAAGTATTTGATGAAGGATCTGCTGGCGCTGGGGCTCTGGAACGAAAAGATCAAAACCCACATCATCGCCAACAACGGCAGCATCCAGGGGCTCACCAACGTGCCGGAACATATTCGCGAGAAATACCGGACAGTGTGGGAGATTCCCATGCGTACCCTCATCGACATGGCCGCCGACCGCGGCATTTACGTGGACCAGAGCCAGAGTTTGAATTTGTGGATCGAGGACCCCACCTACAGCACCTTGACCAGCATGCATTTTTACAGCTGGGGCAAGGGGCTCAAGACGGGGATTTATTATTTGAGACGGCGGGCGAAGCACACCGCTCAACAGTTTACGATTGAACCCGAAAAGGCGAAGCACGACGGGGAAGACGAGGACGAAATCTGTGAAATGTGTTCGTCATGATCAAACCGTCAATACATGGTTGGTTTCGCGTTGGTTATTTTTCATGGTTTCCAACGTCGTCATGTACGAAAATAAATAGTAAAATAGTACCAAGATGACCAACCAAAGGATCATATACACCAACATGTACGAACGCGCCTCGTCCACCGAACCCATTATATACTACCGTATCAAAAATTCAAATAGCATCCATTCATCGATTTGACCCTTTTCCCCGGGAACTAAAAAAATTGATTTGAAATGTATCTTCACATGGGCTGAACATACATTTTGCCTATAGGACATGCGAACCCGTAGCCAAACCCAGACCCAAAACCTCCCGTTTGATTTCGACGAAGCGAGCCGTGAATGGCGCAAAAACAAGACGCACATCGGTCAAGGTCATTTTATCTACAAGACCGCCGACGTTGACGTCATCGAAACCGCGTCGCATGATTCCTACAACCTAAGATCGCGAAATATTGTCAAGACGACGTAGGAGCAGAAAGATTCAAAAATTCCTCGTCCGTCATCGCGACCGGCCGACTGTATTTCCCCCGCAACAATTCCACCACGATACGCGTCAATTCCTCCGTAGAAGCCCGCAGTTCCCACACTTCCCCCGTGCGAATGTTCCCAATGCGCACTTTTTTTTCGTCGGCACCATGTACATGCCGCCATAACCAGGCATAAATGATGACCTGCAACTGGTGGTCCATCGTGATTTGTTGGGTACATTTCCATTCCCATAGGGTCTCCGCCGTCAACATGTCCAACCGCGCCGTGAACCGGTATTTTTTACCGTCCCCCAAACAACTAAAAAGGGTTCGGTCAATTTCTTGGTGTTCCTCTTCCATTTTAGCGTGAATGAGGACCTCTTCGTACGCCACGACGGGTTCGTCCCCGATACACGATTGGAACCGCCGTAAGCACATGTCCACCACGTCCTCCTTTAGCCACGTATATTCGTCGCGGCCAATCTGGTGCAATTTGAAATACAACCGTTCTTGGACCGCCAAATACACATTCGCTAAATACAAATAGTCCGCCGAAGTTTTTTGCGAGGGGTCAATGTCCCTGAACCGTTGTTTTAGCCATCCGTGTTCTTTGTCCCCCATCTCTTGGATCATCTCTTGTACCAAGGTGTAGAGGACATTCGAACCCTCGCCCCCGTGGTACCGGTCCCAGTACATGCACGGCAACGCCACCCCGTTCAAGTCGCCCACGTCTTCGTACAGCCCACTCTGGGCAAAACAGACCACGCTGGGAATGAAGTCCGCGTCCTCCTTTCCCGTCGACGGTGTACCAAGAACATTTACTATAGGAAAAAAGACGTGTTCCACCCACGGCGTGATGACTTCCAAGACATGCTCCGGGACAAACCGGATGAGTTCGGTGGGGGTCACGTAGTGGGTTTTCCTCGTTTCGGCGGCTTCCAGGGCCGCCGCATCTTTCTCATAGAAAATGGTTTGGGGATTGCCTTTGAAATCCACGTAATCCTGGGTTTTCATTTCGTGATGGTTCATCTTTAGGAACCTGAGGGGTTGGTCCGTCGCACGGTCGTTGCTTTCCAAGAGGTAGAGACGGTGGGTGGCCCGGGTACATGCCACATACAACGTGTTGGGGCACTGATCCTCCGGCAGATTCTTGGCATAATACGAAAAATAAGAGTGATCGAACCCGATGACAAAGACGTGTTTGCGTTGCCGACCCTTGACCGTATGAAACGTGGAAAAGACGACCTTGCCGTCGATGACCCGGTCGTCCACCTTGTCGTGTTCAAACATGGGGACATGGCACGGAATCCCCCGTTCGACCAAGGCATTCTCCATTTTTCGCACGTTGCTGTTCGCGCCCTTGACCGACGCCCCCAAGACAAAGATGTCGCTGGGCAAATCGCCTTCGTGCAACAGTTGTTGTATATGATACAACACGATGCGCTCAATGTTGGTGCGCGAATTGCGAATATAAATCACCGGTATCCCGTCGCGGCACGCATGCAGGCGGAGGGCATCCTCTTGACAGCCCAACATGGCATGGTTGACAAACGAGGCCATGGGGCGGGTAATGCGGTACGACGTTTTCAGGGTACACAGTTGAAAGGTCGGGGTTTTTAGATAGGGGCAGTTGGCCCACAACAGGTGCGCCTTGGTCAAAAACCGAATGTCGGCGCCTTTGAATTCGTAGAGTCCTTGCATGTAATCCCCCAAGATCAAGAGTTGTATTTTGTGTTTACGCCCCCGTTGATGCGGCGGACACAGGTGTTTCAAGACGTGTTGAATGAATCGGTAGTATAGGAGGGTCATGTCCTGGGTTTCGTCCAAGACGACAATGTCGTATTTTGGAATGTGTTCTTCGATTTCTAGCGGGGTGGCGCTGATGTCGGTGTACAAAATGTGGCGAATGCCTGTGTCGGTATGGGCCTGCGGGTAAAAGTATTTCACCGCAAAACTGTGGTAGGTGTGCACTTCAATGTTTTCCAACCCATATTCGGTGACCTTTTCGCGAAATTCTTTACGCAACATGGAATTATAGGTGATTTGCAGGAAACGCTTTTTAGGTAATGCGTGGGCGACGGTGAGAATGGTGGTGGATTTACCCGAACCGGCACAGGCGTCGACCACCACATTGTCGCCGGACTGCACATGATCACATATCAATTGCTGCTCGGGCGAGGCGGTCCAATTCGGTTGGGCAACCTTGGACCGGGATTTTTTCTTGGTATTGGTCTTGCTCTTGGTCATATATTGTTAAATATGTAAATATGGATATATGGGTAAGGTTTTTATCCCCTTTACTGTATAGTGACCGAAGATGGATATCAACGAAAATAATACAGAAAATCCTATAGAAAACATCGACGTCTCAGGTGACGTGGTTGACGTGGTTACCGACGTCTCGGGTGACGTGGTTACCGACGTCTCAGGTGACGTGGTTACCGACGTCTCGGGTGACGTGATGCCGGCTGCTTCTCCCGATTTGCTGGTGCCGGTCCCGGTCCCGGTCCCGGTCCCCGTACCTCCCGCAAGTACCCCCGAAAATGTGCCAATTTCACAAAATGTGCCCATTTCGCAACCTCCGGCAGCGGCGCAGCCCATTCCCATTGAACCGGCCCCGATGAACCAATATGCGATTCCGCCTTCTCCTACCGTGACCACGGTAGCGCCGCCGCGGATTGAAACCATCCTACCAAGCGACAATGCGCAAAAATTTAACAACAATATTATGATTCCCATCACCCAAACCATCCAATACAATGTTGTCAAGTTTGACGTCAACCCCACGTGCGTGGTGACCTTGAATCAACAAGTGTCGTTGGTGGTCAATTTCCAAACGGACCACGGCATGAACATCGCTAAAACCGTCGTATTGACCGGCCAAGATTACAATAATTGGGGCGCGGACGATGCCTATATTTATGAATATGTCCGCAACAATGTGTCACAAATATTCAATGGATCGGTCTAAACATGTCATAGATCCATACATAGATCCATAGATGTTGTATTTTTCCTATACAACATTTATGCGTACCGCCGCTTACGTGTTCCCCGCGGAACCAAGTTGCCGTATTTGATGGCCTGCAGCAACCGCATCTGGCCCTTGGCGCGTTTCATGGTGGTACATTTCGCAAAGACCTTCTTGGTCTTGGTATTATACAACCGGTAGCACGGTCGTTTCGGCATTTTACGGATACTGTAGGGCATGTTTCAAATAGAAAAAATCGGGTGGGGGTGTGGGATCGTCTTGGTATAATTTCCAAGAAGAGAAGAAAATGCGTCTACATGTATTGGCTCACACCGGAATACACTTGTACCACAATTCCGTCGATGACCATGACGATAAACTGTTGTACTACCGTATCGCACACCGTATTAGGAATGACGCTGTATCCGCCGTTATAAATGAACGATGTGGGGCTGCCGTTCACAGTGAGGGCGTTGCACACGGCGTTGTTGGTGGTGACCGTAGCATTGGCCGACGAGGCATTGACGATCGACACGACGTAGGTTTGGGTCGTGGCACTGCCCACCGTAAAGGGCAAATTGATGAGGTCGATCCCGTAACTTGCGTCCACATACATCGTAGATGGAATGTATAGGATGGCCCCCAAAGAATAGTCCAACGTGTTGGATGACATTGTGCTAAATGTGGATGCGACCTGGATCGTTTCTTGGATGTTGGTGAAGAGGGCCGTGGAAGAGGCGACCAATCCCCCGCCCACTTGTATATTACCTGTCATCGCGGTATTTCCTTGGATAGTAGCATCCCCCGTGACTTGGAGTGCGCCGGTCGTGGCCGAGGTGGCTGTAAATGCATTGATGTTGGCGCTAGTGTTCACCTGTAATATATTCGATTGGATGGAAGTAATCTCGCCTGTAGTGGCCCTCATGTACGTTAAGGTAGTGTCGCCCGTGACTTGCAAGGTTCCCGTCGTGGCCGAGGTGGTGGTCAAGGTGACTAAGTTTGCGTTCAAGGAGTTCAGGCTATCGGTGGTGGCCGAGGTGGCCGAGAGAGTGGTCAGGTTGGTGTCGCCCGTGACTTGCAAACTATTCGCCGTGGCCGAGGTGGCGGTCAAGGTGGCCAGGTTGGTGCTCCCCGTGACTTGCAAACTATTCGCCGTGGCCGAGGTGGCCGAGAGAGTAGCCAGGGTAGTGCCCCCCGTGACTTGTAGGGTGCCGGCGTTGGCCGAGGTGGCGGTCAAGGTGGCCAGGTTGGTGCTCCCCGTGACTTGCAGGGTGCCGGCGTTGGCCGCCGTGGCGGTCAAGTTGGCCAGGGTAGTGCTCCCCGTGACTTGCAAACTATTCGCCGTGGCCGAGGTGGCCGAGAGAGTAGCCAGGGTAGTGCTCCCCGTGACTTGCAAACTATTCGCCGTGGCCGAGGTGGCGGTCAAGGTGGCCAGGTTGGTGCCGCCCGTGACTTGCAAGGTACCCGTAGTAGCTCGTGTGGCCGTCAAGGTGGTCAAGTTGGTGCCGCCCGTCACTTGCAGGGTGCCCGTAGTGGCCGCTGTGGCCGTCATAGTGGTCAAGTTGGTGCCGCCCGTCACTTGCAGGGTGCCCGTAGTGGCCGCTGTGGCCGTCATAGTGGTCAAGTTGGTGCCGCCCGTGACTTGCAAAGTGCCCATAGTGGCTGCTGTGGCCGTCAAGGTGGTCAGGTTGGTGCCGCCCGTGACTTGCAAGGCGCCCGTAGTAGCTCGTGTGGCCGTCAAGGTGGCTAGGGTGGTGCCGCCCGTGACTTGCAAGGTCCCCGCCGTCGCCGACGTGGCCGTCAAGGTGGTCAACGTGGTCTTGCCCGAAACGCTCGCCGTCCCGTTGACGTTGAGATTCGTCGTGGTCGTGGTTCCAGTCACATTCGCGTCCCCGTTGATTTGCAAATTGTTGGACGTGGTCGACGCGGTATTTACCGTCACAATGTTCGTGGTCCCTCCCACATACAAATTTCCGGCAATGCCGACTCCCCCCGCCACGACCAAGGCCCCCGTGGCCACCGACGTCGCCGGGGTGGTCGAGCTGGTCGTAATGTTCCCCGCCATCCAAATGTCTCCCCAGTCAATCTCCCCCGTGAGCGTCAACTTGTTCATGTACGTGTTCCCCCCGATGTAGACATCCCCGGCAATGCCGACCCCCCCCGCCACCACCAAGGCCCCCGTACCGGTCGACGTGGCGGCGTTCGTGGCAAAGGTGACAATGGTGCCGGACCCGTCCATCCCCACCAGATTGTGTATAGGACCTTGCGCAGTTAAATCCATGATCACCGTCGATCCTCCCACATACAACGATCCCCCGATGCCCGCCCCCATGGCGACTTGCAACGACCCCGTGTCCGGCGACGTGGCGTCGGCCGTCGCCGACGTGTAAATCGTTCCGTCCCCCTGAATTGCCAAATTGTTCTGGATGAGGCCGTTGAACGTGTTCATCCCGTTCCACAAATTGTTGTTTTGGATGAACGAGGATTGCGTGCGGGAATAGGTATTTTCCGCAAAACCGTACGTAATAAACTGGTTGTATTGGGACGGCGTCAACGTCGACGTCGGCAAATAATTGTTGAACGTCATTTGTCCCCCCATCGACAATTGACCGCCTACAAACAAGTTCCCCCCGATTCCCACCCCGCCCGCGACCACGAGCGCCGCCGACCCCGTACTCGTCGCCGGTACGGTCGAGGTCACATTGACCGCCCCCACCACGTTGCCCAAGACGGTCAAATTCTTGGTCACCGTGTTCGCCCCCACGTAGACATTTCCTCCTATACCTATTCCTCCGTTGATGACCATGGCCCCCGTATTGGGCGACCACGACGTCGTGGAACTCACCACGGCGGCGCTGTTCAACACCGAGAGCGACCCGACCGTGGCCGTACCGGCCACTTGCAAGGTTCCGGTGCCGTTCCACGCCACCGTGTGCCACGATTGCGACGTATCGTTGTTCGTCTGGGTCCAGGCCAGACCGTTGTAGGAATAGTAAATCCCCGCCGTCTCCGTGGCCACGTACCAGATAGACTGCGTGGCGTTCCAGGTCACCCCGTAATAACTGTTGGTGGCCGAGAGCCCCGTGGTCGTGATGCGTGACCAGGTGATCCCGTCGGTGGATCCCAGCACGCCCCCCGGTGCCGTAGCACTGTAACTCGTCACGGCGATCCACTGGTTGCCGTTCCAAGCCACCGAGTTCACATCCACGGCGGCGTTCGTGTATACCGTGGTCCAGTTGGTCCCGTCGTACGAAAGCGCAATGAGACCATTCCCCACTGCCACCCACCCCCGCCCGCTCCAAGCCACCTGGTTCCACACGGTGCCTTCGCTGTAGGTAGTGACCGTGTTGAACCACTGAATACCGTTATAGGAATACCGTATGGGCGTACCCGAGACCGCACTCGATTGTCCCACGGCGACCCACATATTCCCGTTCCAAGCGACGCCGTTACCGACAAACCCGGTCACATTCGGCACATTGGTCCAAGATACCCCGTTGCTCGAAGACAGAATACTGCTGTTGTAGATGTTGGTGGACGAGGAGCCCAGACCGTACCCCACCATGATCCATTGTGTCCCGTTCCAAGCCACGCCGTTGCAATTTGCCCCACGTGTGATCTGGGGTTGCGCGTTGAACACATTGGCAACCGTCGTCCACCGGTTCCCGTCGTAGGAATAAATAATGTCCGATAACAAATTGCTGGTCACCAAGTAATTGACCGACCCGACCCACATGGTCCCGTTCCAAGCCAAGCATGACCCCACGATGGGTCCCCCCGACTTGGGTACAAAGGTGGTGGGCGACCAGGTGAGGCCGTCGATGGACAACGCCATGCCGGCAGATCCTACCGCCACCACTTGCAAGGAAGTACTCGTGGTATAGGGAACCGACATGGCCGCCGTTTGCATGGCCGGCGCATTGACGTTTTGACCCGCGACCACGTTGCCCGCCACGCCGATGCCCCCGGCCACCCGCAAGGACCCCGTACTCGTGGTCGTGGCCGCCGCCGCACTGTTCACAAACAGGGTGCCGTTGTTGAACGACGCGTCCCCGGTGAACGTGTTGATCGAAAAGGGGACATTGTTCAACAGATATTGGCTGGCATTGATGGCCCCCGCCACGCTCGTATTGGCACTCAACGTCAAGTTGCCGTTGGTAGCCAACGATGTCACGGACGATCCCCCCGGAAACACAATACCGGACGCCCCGACCGTCAGGCTTCCCGTGATGGTCGTCGTGCCCCCCACACTCACATTGCCCGCCAAGGTCGCGTTGCCCCCCATGCTCACGTTGCCCGCCAAGGTCGCGTTGCCGCCGACCGACAGACCCTGTCCCAAGGTCGCGCCCCCCGCCACGGTCAACGCGGACAAGGTCGACGTGTTCAGGATCTTGACGGCACCCCCCGTCAGCACCGAACCGCCGATACCGACGCCCCCCGCGACGACCAAGGCCCCCACTGCGGTGCTCGTCCCCTGCCCGTCCGTGTTCCCCAAGATCGCCACCGACCGTCCCACATACACATTCGCTGAGATGCCGACCCCGCCCCCCACCACCAAGGACCCGGTCCCCGTATTGGTCGCATCGCGGGTCCCGTAAATCCACGCCGTGTTCCCCACGACCACGTTGCCCGTGGTGCTCAGTCCCCCCATCACCCGCACCGCGCCCTGCCCCGTCGCCATCGTGTCCGCCCCCGCCACGGAACCCGGAATGCTCAGGGTTTCGGTCGCGGTCCCCAGGACGATTTGGTTGGAGGCCGTGATGCGCGCCCCGTACCCCAGGGCCGTCGACATGTTGTACGCCCCTTGCAACGCAATGTTGCCGCCCACAAACGTGTTGTACGACGGGGTGGTCGCCCCCACCGGGTACCCGTACGTGCCCGAGTTGTACCCGAGCACCGTGTTGTATTGCCCCCCGTTGAACGAAAACGGGGCGTCCGTGTACCCCATGTACGTGTTGTTGGTATTGGATATGCGCTGCAACACGTAGTTGTTGACGGTTACATTGCCCTGCACATAGGTATCGGCGCCAATGCCGACCCCTCCTTTAACCACGAGAGCCCCCGTGGCCGTGCCCGTCGCATTGGCGGTCCCCTGTATCGTGACGCTGTTTCCTATAAACAAACTGCGCCCGACCGACGCGCCGCCCATCACCCGTAACGCCCCCACCCCCGTGCCCGTCGCATCGACCGTGCCGTTGACCTGGGCATTGGCCCCCATGACGGCGTCCGTGGTCGCAAACAAGGTGGTCGGTAAATTGGTGTATATGGATCCCAAGGTCCCGGTCGCGCCACTGCCACTGCTAAACACCACGTTGTTCATGGAGCCCACGATCACATTGTTGTTCACGGAGACGTCCGTGAGGGCGTTGACCGCCGTGGCCGTTAACCGTCCCCCCATGGTCAAATTGTTCACCTGTATGTTCCCCCCCACGGTCACATCTTTGCCGATGCCGAGCCCTCCGCTCAGGATGATGCCCCCCGACGTGACCGAGGTGGAATTCTGGCTACCGTATACCGTGACGGAATTCCCGATGAACACACTCTTGGACACCCCTAAACCGCCGGTAATGGCCAGGGCGCCCGAGCCCGTCGAGGTCGCATCGTTCGTCCCCGAGGTGTTCAAATTGATGGTATTGGTCACATACAAACTGTTACCGACGTACATGTTGTTCCCCACGTACATGGACTGCCCGACCCCGGCGCCGCCCGCCACCGTCAAGGCCCCCGCATTCGGGGCCGTGGCGTCGGCCGTACCGGCGACGACGACGGCACCCCCCACGGCCAACGTTTTGCCGATGCCGGCCCCGCCCACGACGACCAGCGATCCCGACGTGGGGGCCGCGGCGTCCTGGGTACTTTGGCAGTAGACGGTGGCTTGCGCCAACATCGATTGAACGAGCGTGAGGTTGCCCGAAATCGTGGCGCCCCCGACCACGCTCAATGCCCCCGCGCCCGTCGAGGTCACCGTGGCCCGATTGGCTTGTAACGTGTTGCCCTGGATCACGTTGCCCATCACATTGGCCACATTCAAGGTCGCCATGACCGTCGCATTGTTGCCGACCACCAGGTTACCGAGGATGCCGGCGCCCCCCTGAACCACGAGGGCCCCCGATGTGGGGACGGTCGCGTCCGCGGTCGAGGTGAGAACCACCGTGCGGTCAGCAAAGAGGTTCCCGACCACGGTCATGCCACCCTGCACCAAGAGGGATCCGGACGACGTGCTCCCGGCGTCGGCCGTGCCGCGAATGACCAGATTGTTCCCCAAATAGGCGTTTCCGGTGGTGGTCACGCCCCCGCGTACCAAGAGCGAACCGACGGCGGTACCGTTGGCGTCGATGTTGCCGTTGACGAATAGACTGTGGGATACGGTGGCCGAATCGCCAAAAGTAGCGCGACCCGCCGTAAAGAGGGTCCCCGTGGTGTTGGACGCGGTCCCATTCGCGATTTGAAACACCGTGAAATATTGGTTCGATCCCGTCCAGCGCACCCCGTCTTTGGAATACGCCACCGTGTACCGTCCGGTGCCCGTCGCGACCCACGTGCCGTTGCTCCACATGATGCCGGTGCCCATCACGGTGAATAGCGTGTTGCCCATGCCGGTCCAGGTGAGGCCGTCGTAGGAAAACGCCATGGTGTTGATGCCCGGCATCCCTTGCAAATAGGATCCCACGGCGATCCACATGCCCTGCTGACTGTTCCAAGCCGCCCCGTTCACCGTCGACGTAAAGACGCTGCTGTAGTACCCTGTCCACCGGACCCCGTCGTACGAATACGCAAAATTGTTGCCCCCGAGGCCGTTCCCCTCGCCCCCCGTAGCTAACCACATGTTGCCGTTCCAGGTGACCGAGGTGCATCCCGGGTCCAACGTGTAATTGAACGAGGAATCGACGGCGGTCCAGTTCATCCCGTCGTACGAATAGGCGAGCGTGGCGGCCGGCGCAAACCCGGCGCCCCCTGCGACCCAGATCGTACCGTTGTAGGCCACCGACGTCCCGTAACCGCCGCCCGAATTGGCAAACGGATCGTTGGCACACGGGGCCCACGTGGTCCCGTTCTTGGAATAGGCCAACGAACATATGAGACTGTAACCCGTGGCCACCCACATGACCCCGTTCCAAGCGATGCCGTAGGCACCGCCGTACGTAATACGCCCACTGTTCCCCACATTGAAGATGCGCATGGGTTCGACCCCCCTCCACGTGATACCGTCGACCGAGTAAGCCAGCGAATTGTACCCGTAGCCCGTCGCAATCCAATAGCTCCCGTTCCAAGCCGCATTGCGGGCAATCCCGTAGTTAAGGGACGTATTGTTGGTAAATGTTGATCCCATGGTGCATGTGCTCCAAGAAATACCCCCATTGGTGGAAAAACATATCTGGGATCGGCTGTCGCGTCCCAAGATGATCATCACCGACGGGCTCGAGCTGTTCACATACACCGAATTGGTGTTTTGGACCACCGAGTAAATGCTTGTACTGTAAATGCCCTGCACATTGAGACCATACACGCTGTTGGGAAAATACATGTTACCGTAGACCGAAATGTTGTTCACATACAGGTTCCCCCCGATATTGGTGTCACGAAACACGTTGAGCGACCCCGAATTTTGCCCGGCGAGACCGAGTGCCGGACTGATATTAATGTTGCCTTGGATCGACACCGTGCCTTGGAAATTGGGATTCGATACGGGAGTATTCAGTGACCCGGAATTGGCGGCCTTGTAGGCGATTTGTACTTTAGACGATTCTGCCAATGCAGCACAGGTTTGTGCTTTTGTCGTAGTTGGATCGTTGTTTGCGGTAACCAAATTTTTATATTTCACTGCCGACGTATTGGCATTCGTGACATTCAAACTAAACATGGATTATAATTTTAATTATATCAAAAATGAAATGTAACTGTTTCTATATGATAGACACAGAGAGGCTTTTGTTGTCTGGAGTAGAAGGTGCCAAACATAAAGAATGATATTTGAAAAATTAAACCCTCTACGAGAGTGTAAATAAGAGTGCGGTTATGAGCAACATATGCTGCTACACCTTCGCGCATATAAAATGCGCGTGGCAAAGGTGTAAGAAAATTGATTAAAGACACGGCACGTTATTACTATAGTATACACGATTGCCTTCCGTTTCATATACACACATCATCATGACCACTTCAGTTGCCGAATTGTCTCAACAGTACCAACAAAAAACGGATAAACAACACATCTTGGAAAATCCGGATACCTACATTGGTTCTGTAGAAATTGTCGATGCGAATTTGTGGGTTTGGCCTAAAAACCCGGAAATTTCTAGCCCCCTGGAAGATCGTATTCTTCTAAAGCAAGTGGAATATATTCCCGGACTCTACAAATTGTTCGACGAAGGGATCGTCAATTGCCGGGATCACGTGATTCGTATGGCGCAACGGTTTGCCTCGCAACCGGGTACGGATCATCGTTTGGTGTCCTATATTCATATCACGATTGACGACGATGGCACCATCACGTTTGAGAACGACGGCAACGGCATTGACGTCGCCAAGCACCCGGAGAATGGTCTCTGGATTCCGGAGATGATTTTCGGTCATTTGCGCACGTCGACCAACTACAACAAGGACGAGAAGCGGATCGTGGGGGGCAAGAACGGCTTTGGGTTCAAACTGGTGCTGATTTGGTCCACGTATGGTAAAATCGAGACGGTAGACCACATCCGCGGACTAAAATACACCCAAGAGTTTCACCAAAATTTGGAGCGGCTGGACAGTCCGGTCATTCAAAAGGTCAAGGGCGCGGCGAAACCGTACACTAAAGTCTCGTTCCGGCCCGATTATGCCCGTTTAGGCATTCCGGGGGGGCTCAGTCCCGACATGATTGCGCTGTTTAGAAAGCGTATTTGTGACGTGGCGGCGGTCACGGATCACAGCGACAAAAAGATCAAGGTCACGTTCAACGGCGAGGTCATTCCGGTCAAAAATTTCCAACAGTACGTGGATTTGTACATTGGGAAAGCGAGCGGGGCCAGTGCGGAACATGCTGGTGTGGCGGTGGGTAAGCGGGTCTACGAGGCGGCCAACGATCGGTGGGAATACGCCGTGGCGCTCTCACCCACCCACCAATTTGAGCAGATTTCCTTCGTCAACGGTATTTGCACCCACAAGGGGGGCAAGCACGTGGATTATTTATTGGGACAAATTACCCGTAAAATGGCGGCCTACATCGAGAAGAAGAAGAAGATCACGGTCAACGCCAATACGATCAAGGAGCAGCTGATGATCTTCTTGCGCTGTGACATTGAGAACCCGGCCTTTGACAGCCAAACCAAGGACTATATGAACACTCCGTCCAACCGCTTCGGTTCAACGTGCACGGTGAGCGACGCTTTCATCGAAAAGTTGGCGAAGATGGGGGTCATGGAGGCCGCCTGTTCCCTCACCGAAATCAAAGAGCGGTCCGTGGTAGCTAAAAAGACGGACGGAACCAAGACCCGGGTCGTCCGCGGCATCGCCAACTTCATCGACGCCAACCACGCCGGTACCGCCCATTCCAACGAATGCGTCCTGATTCTGTGCGAGGGGCTGTCGGCCATGTCCGGCGTGGTCAGTGGTCTCTCCAGTGAAGACCGCAACAAGTACGGTATTTATCCGTTGAAGGGAAAGTTGCTCAATGTGCGCGGTGAGGCCATCAAAAAGATTGCGGAGAACAAGGAGATTACGGATTTGAAGCGTATTCTGGGACTGGAAACGGGGCGCGAATATACGTCCATGGAGGACGTGCACCGGTGCCTGCGGTACGGCAAGATCATCTTCTTGGTGGACCAGGACTACGACGGTAGCCACATCAAGGGCTTGTGCGTGAATCTGTTCCAGAGTGAATGGGCCTCTCTGTTTCGCCTAAACGGCTTCTTGTCGTTCATGAATACCCCCATCTTGCGCGCGAAAAAGGGGGCGCAGACCCACGTATTCTACCACGAGGGCGAGTATGAGACATGGAAGGCGACGTTTCCCGACGGCAACCCGCAAGGATGGACAATCAAATATTTCAAAGGGCTCGGTACCTCGACCGCCGTCGAGTTCAAGGAATACTTTGCCAACAAAAAGGTCGTGGATTTCGTGTATCAGCGCGAAACCAGCGACCAAATCATCGACAAGATTTTCAACAAAAAGCGCGCAGACGAGCGCAAAACGTGGTTGGAAAATTACGACAAGCACGCCCGGTTGGATACGAGTGCGCCGGTGGTCCAATACGACGATTTTGTCAACAAGGAGTTGATCCACTTTTCGGTATATGATTGCGAACGCAGCATTCCCAATCTGGTGGACGGCCTCAAGACGTCGTTGCGTAAAATACTGTATTGTGCGTTCAAACGCCGGCTCACCGCGGAGGTCAAGGTGGCCCAATTTTCCGGCTACGTCTCTGAGCACAGTGAGTACCATCACGGCGAGGCGTCACTCAACGGCGCCATTGTCGGGCTGGCCCAGAATTTCGTGGGGAGCAACAACATCAACCTGCTGCTTCCCAACGGCCAATTCGGGACGCGTCTTCAAGGTGGTATGGACAGTGCCAGCGAAAGATACATCTTTACCCAACTGAATCCGTTGACCCGGGCGCTGTTTCCCGAGGCGGACGATCCTATACTCACCTATTTGAATGAAGACGGCACGGCAATTGAGCCGGAGTATTACGTGCCCATTCTGCCGTTGGTGCTGGTGAACGGCATTTCCGGCATTGGAACGGGGTTCTCGTCCTCCATTCCGGCGTTTCATCCGCTGCAATTGGTGGAACGTCTGCGTGACCGTTTGCGGGGGGTGCCGCACGGGGAGACGTCGATGACCCCCTATTACGAGAATTTCCGGGGGACGGTGACCGCCGTGGTGGACGAACCCCACAAGTTCCTGATCAAGGGCAAGTATGAGGTCGTGGGCGACGACGACAAGATCCGCATCACGGAACTGCCGGTGGGAACCTGGACCATGCCCTATGTGACCTTCCTGGAAGGACTGGTGGACGGCGGCGTCGACAAGCAGGGCAAACGCATTGCCCCCTCGATCAAAGATTTTGTGTCGAATTCCACCGAGAAACTCGTCGACATTCACATCACGTTTCCCAAGGGCCGTGTCAAGGAACTGGAGAGCCAAACGGGTGGATCACCGGGCGTCAACGGTCTCGAGAAATTGCTCAAATTGTCCACGACGGTTTCGACCACCAACATGCACCTCTTTGACGCGAACTGCAAGTTGCACAAATACGCCCACGTCGACGAGATCATCGACGCCTTCTACGACGTTCGACATGCCACCTACGAAAAGCGCAAGGCCCATCTGGTGCGCGAACTGGAACGGGTCATGATGAAACTCTCGAACAAGGTCAAATACATCCAGTGTGTGTTGAATGGAACGATCGATTTGCGGCGTAAATCTGCCGCGGAGATTGAGGCGATGTTGACCGGCGCCGGGTTGCAACGCTGGGAAGACTCGTTCGACTATTTAGTGAAAATGCCGATGGTTTCCGTGTCCAGTGAACACGTGGACAAGCTTCAACGGGAACATGCCACCACGGAAGCGGAACTGGACACACTGCGTCGTACGACGGTTGAACAGATGTGGACCCGTGAATTGGAAGTATTTGAAGAGCAATACCGGGCCTACGTGGCCAAGCGTGCCGCGGAGTATGTGGCGGGGGTGGGTCAGGAGACCAAGAAGAAGGGTGCGGTCGTTAAGAAGAAGAAGTAAACCGGCCAAAGTGTAAGTGTGTAATTGAAAACATAGCCGTAAAAATATAGCCATAAATATTATATAAACCGCATTTCGTGTATATAATATTTTTTTATGCTCAAACGATCGCGCCCGGATGCATTCGATCAAATGTCGGTATTGACTACCCCCGCCACTGCGCGTAAATCGAGGCGTGTTCATGACGAAAATTTTATCGAAACCATGTCGCCCTTGACCCCGGGGTCAGCGGCGCGTTCTTTTCACACATTGCGCACGGAACATGTGGATCGCGACCCGTTCACCCCGATAAAAATGCGCGAATACGAACGCGAACGCGAAAAGCAGGACAAGGAAGCGAATGAACATCTGGCCAGGGACGATGGCAGCGTGCGTACGGCCGCGACCGAGGCTGCGACTAAGAGCACGATCATTCTGAGCGACAACGGACGGTCGATGGGCGGTAAGCGCCTTACGCGGCGTCAACATCGTAAGTGCCGTCAACGCCGTAAGCGCACGCGCCGTACACGCCGTACGCCCCGTCGTACCAAATAAATCAGGGGTTATTCGGCCATGTTGACCGTAATTTTGCCTTCAATCTCGTCGATGCGGTCCATGACCGCCTTGGGCAACGTGATACGTTCGTCCACTCCGTAATATTTACGCTCGACACGAGGACGCACCTCGTATTGACCGATCAGTCCGTACACATCTTCGCGCTCCGGGGTTTGTATGACCACGTGGTTGAAATCGTGTGCAAACGGCTCCCAACCGCAAAACGCGTAAATGCGGTCAATGGTGGCCTGGGTATTGGAGACCAATTCGTCATACGTCACATAGCAAAATGTGGATTGGTTACCGGAAGCGTCCGCCTGTTGCTTAGACCACTGAATCAATTGGTACGGGCGAACGATGGGTTCGCTGTTGTCCCCCAACAGTTGCGGGAGTAGACTGTCCACCGCTGTGGCCGCGACCGCATTTTTAGAAAAGAGCCGGGCGTACGACTCGACAATCTCCTGGAGCGGGCGTTCCAATACAATCATCTTGATCTGGGGGTCCATGCATCCCCGGAGCATGTTCAAATTGCACTCGCTGATCCAGGCCCGGCACCGGTCCACCACCACCGTTTTGCCCGCCGAAATGTCCTGATAGTAGACGTGGGGGATCGTGCCCACAATCTTGGGCATCATGTGGTCTTTGCGGTTGGACGCGAATTCGCGGCCACACCGATCTTGGTACGACAAATAGGTGTCCCACATCATTTGACACATGGGCGACGTTCCTTCGACGTGTATGGCCGGATTCTGCGAGAGAATGCCGGCCAGAAGGGTGGCGCCTGCCCGGGGCATTCCGGCCAAACACACAAACTGTTGGAAGGACTTGGGGAACCGGGAAGGAGCCCTTTGTGCCGAAGCATCTAATACTAATACCGAAGAGACATCCATAGTAGAATAGTGATTACAATTCAATATATTTACACTATTCACGTATTCTTTAGATACTTATGTTTCCATAAGTTTTTTCCATAATATGATGCCGTGAGCGGTGGCATTCAAATACATAATTTGTGTACATAGAAAATATATACAACCTCACAATAAAACATGTCTACCGGTGGTTCAGGTATTACTTCTGCGAGCACCTACGGCACCGACATTTCTAACCAGACCCCGGCGACATTGGACACTTCCTACGGATTGACCAATCCGGTGGTATACGCGATCCAAGCTTACGGTGGGTTCTCTACCAGCCAATCGTTTGCCCGCATCACAAAGCTGGCGGAAACCATCATTTCGCAGTTTGATACGACCGGCTCTTTAGAAATTCTCTTTGATGTGCGCGTATTTAACGCCCTTTTGGGTATTCAAAAAGACGCCAGTAACCTCAACATTTACAACCACACGACGGACTATTACGACATGTCCACGAACCTGTTTCGCAACGATTCCATCACGATTACTCCGGGGGCGTTCATCAACTGTTTGAACAATGACTATACCAACATCATTGATATGGGACATTTGAGCACCGTGTACAGCGATTTTGCGCTCTACGTTGCCAATTACTTTGGACTGGCGACGCCGACGTCGACGTATACCGGTATTGCGACGTTTTTCGCCAACGACTACGGGTTCAATCCCAACGGCGGTGTCTTTGATGCCTCGGCCTTCCTGAACATCATCGTGGCCCAGCCCCTCAACGCAGATACGGGCGCCTACATTGCCGATTTGAGCGGGGCCATTGTGATCGGGGGGGTGACCCAGTTGCTCCGCAATGCCGTGGACGCGAACCCGTTTGGCAACCGCGACCCCATCAACGGCACCACGGCCAGTGACCCGAACGACCGTTCCAATTACGGTGTGACCGACGGGTTCTTTTGCGACGATTTGATCTTTATTCCCAAAGACGGGTTTTCGGTCACCATGAATTTAGCCGTTGACAACAACATTTTTGGTCCCGGTTTAGTGTCGGCGTCGTCGGCGGCAGCAGATACCAAATTTGGTAGTCACAGCACCTCCACCTCCACGTTTGTGGAGACGTCGACCACCACCACCATGTTGGTCTCCCGGACGACCACTGTCCCGTTGTTGATTCGCTTGGTCAATCTCAGTGACGTTGCCGTGCAAGTGGAAGCCCAGGCGACTTCGGCCACGTCGTCCGCCGTTACCCTGCTTTTCAGCGGTATTTTCAACTTTTTGATCATCAGCCGCAACGGGGTCGTGTTGGCCGATCATGTGCATATTTTCTCGTTTGTCGACTATACCGTCACCTCTTCTACCACCTATACCTATACTGTGACTCCGGTAGGACACAAGGGGGTCAAGGGTTCGCCGGTCAATGTCGTTGTCACCACGCTCGTTTCGGGCACTTGGACCAATTTAGGCGCCGGTCTGCTGGGTACCGGGGAAAACAACGTCAGTGCGCTTTATTATAATCCGGTTACCAAGACGTTGTACGTGGGCGGTCAATTCGCCGCCAACTACAACAATGTGGCATATACGAGCGCGGTGGGAACCTCCGGCATCATTGGTAACAACTGGCACAGCATCGCCAATGACATTACCGGCGGTACGGGGTGGAACGATGTGGGCAACAGCCCGGGCAGTTATGTGACCAGCATCACCCAGGTTGGCAACACCTTGTATGTGGGCGGGTATTACGTCGTGAATCCCAACCATTATTCAATCACACAAAGTGTGTCGGGAGGACCGTTGACTACCGTGCCGGCCTCGGGCAATACGCGGGGGGACGTATTCACCGCCCTATCTGCCAACAATCGTTTGTATGTGGGTTCAACCTACGCGGTCCAATTGGTCAACGGCGCGTGGGACAGCGCGTTTGCCGCCCACGCCAATTTCATCAACGGCGGGGGAACCATCCAAGCACTGGCCTACAACACAGTCACCCATACCTTGTACGCCGCCGGAACGTTCAACCATTACAACAACGGCAACAACGACGGTTTCAATTATGTGGCACAGACCGTCAATAACGGCGCATGGACGCAATCGGGGGCGGGCGTGAACAACCAAGCCTACAGTTTGTACAGCGACAATACCAATGGCGTGGTCTACGTGGGCGGCGGTTTCACCAGCGACGGCGTCGTCACCTCGCCGGGCGTGGCGTGCAACATTCAAAACGGCGGCTGGGAGACCCTCGGGGCCGGACTCGTCAACGGGATAGTGTATACCATGGACATGGACATCAATACGGGTATTCTGTACCTGGGGGGAGCCTTTACGGCCATCGGCGGCGGCGCTCCGGCCCGCTACATTGCCCGTTGCAATTTTGGACACTATACCCAAGTTGGCAACGGTTTGAATGGTGCCGTCAAGCGCTTGTCCTTCGACAGTTGCGCGAATACCCTGTATTTGGCCGGCAACTTCACCGCCGACGGATCGAGCAATGCGATGGAACATGTGGCGTCCATCTACTTGCCCAACTGCCTGGACCCCACCTTGCTCACCTGGAACAACCTGGGCTTCGGTATAATGGATAACCGCGCCGGCTATTACGGCATTCAGGCCATCTTTTATCATCCGGCGACGCGCACGGTCTATGCGGGCGGCGACTTGTCGCCCCAACAGTTGAACTCCAATGTCCTCTCCTATACCCCGTCCAGCAAAAACTACGTAGTACGTTGTGTCAACGGCAGTTTATGGCACCAAGTCGGCAACGGGGCGCCGGACGTTACCACGTCGTTCGCCTACGATTCCAATACCAACACATTGTTCATGGGCGGTAAATACAATACCGTGTATAAGAGCGTCAACAACGGTGCTTTACAGAACGTCGCCTCGACCACTTTGAACGGCACGGTGAACTCGATCCTATACAAGAATTCGGTGGTATATGCCGCGGGCGAGTTCACGAGCGATGCCAACGGCACGACGGTGACTCAGGTGGCGTACGTCAACGGTTCGGGGGCCTGGACGGCCTACGGCAACGGGTTTTTCAATACCAGCGACGTGGTATACTGCATGGCCTATGACGACGACACGGACACCATGTACGTGGGCGGCTCGTTCACCATGAACTTAACGGGCACGATTTTGAACAATGTGGCTAAATACGTCAACGGCGTGTGGACGCCCATCGATTTGGGATTAAGCGGCATCGTACGCGCATTGTACTATGTGACGGAAACGCAGACCTTGTACGCGGGCGGCGACTTTACCGTGGATGGCCACGGTAAGACCATGATGCACGTGGCCATGAGCGTGGCCGGGGGACCCTGGCAACAAGTGGCCGGGGGCTTGGGGTTCGGCAACGGGCTCCCCAGCAATGTCACCGTGTTATCTCTGGAATACAACCATGTGGCCGGTGCCCTTTATGCCGGTGGTTCGTTCACCGGCGCCGGAGACGACAAATATCGGTCCATCAAGGCGGTGGCGTACAGCGTGCTCAACGGTCCGTGGTCGCAGGTGGGCGTCGGCCTGAACAGCGACGTGAAATCGCTTTCGTACGACCCCATTGGCAACCGGTTGTTTGCCGGCGGTTACTTTACGGTGGACGGTACAGGAAACCCCATGGTCCACGTGGCCATTGCGTTGTCCCCTTAATGCTCCATGATCATAAGATCCATCCCCATCCCCATACACTTATTATTTATTAGCTAAGCTACACGTCTAATAAATAATATTATTTTACTGATTCATCAATCTTCGCCTTCATCGCCAGGACCCTCTTCTTCGCCTTCGCCCCCCTCGGTATCTTCCAACGAATTTGGCAACGAAGCGGCCGTGACCCGTTTGCCGCCAATCAAATCAAACGTGTCGCTGTTTTTGTCCAAGAACCGGTACATGCGTTTGATATCTAGACGGTTGATTTCCGTCGATTGAAATAATTCGTCCAAATGATCGTAGAGTGACCGGCTGCATCCACTCAGTACCGTGGACCCACTGGCACCATGACTCGAGGGTTTTTTCCCCTGAACCCCGTATTCCTCGTGCATCTTGTCGGCGTTGATGCTAGCATCTGGCAAGGAAACGGCGCGTTCGTGTTTTTTACCCCGGGATTGTCCGTCCGTTTCCCCCGATTTAGGAACATCGTCGCCGCCCAACAACAGCCGCAATTCTTGGAAAAAGGCAATCACGTCCTTCTTGTCCATGTCCAATTCTTGGGACATGTTGAATAAAAACACCGAATTGTTGTATTCCGTCGAGTATTTGGTCAACACCTTGGTAAACCGGATTTCGTCGGGATAAAATGTATTCTTCTTCTCGGGAAACTGTTGGTGGTAGAGCCAATTGTTGTAAAACGTTTTAATGATGGAACTCATTTCGTTGAAAATCCAAATCTGGTTTTGGAAGGTAATGCGGTCGATGGCGTCGGCAAAACACAAATTGCGCAAGAATTCGGTATAAAATGCGATAGGAAACGTTTGATTGTGAAACGTATCGACAATGTTTTCGTGGTACAACAGGGAAATAATCGTGCGATCCGTTTCGTTCAGTATTTGATTGTGTTGTTCTAGGGGCACATAGTTGTTGAGTAACCGGTGCGTGATTTTCTTCGCATCGTCGTTGTACGTTTTGATTTGAAATATGTTTTCCAAGATGGACCGATCCTCCAAGAAATGCGGACACTTCCTATACATATTTTCAATAAAGACGAATTTACGCAAATCCCCTTGCACAAAATCCAGGATGGTTTCATGGACATCTGGGGTCACCGTCCGTCCTTTCAAAATATGTTGGAGTATTTGGGACATATGAGATCGCGTCGGGGTTTTGAGTTCAAACACATTGCAGACTTTTTTCAATTCCTTCATCTTCTTGTCCACGTAATAATTTCCTATACAAATGATGGGATTGAGGGTCACGTGCTCCATCTTCTGTTTCTTGGTCTTCTTTTGCCGAATGAGTTTGATGAGCGAGGTGATGCCCCGTTTGTCGCCGTTGTTCATCTCGTCGATTTCGTCCATGACGATGGCGAGGGGTTTGCTCTTCCGGTTCATCATGGCGAGTACATTGCGGTTGGATACGTTGTTGCAGGTGATGGTATCAATGAGGGCCTTGTTGCGAACATCGCCGGCATCGTACTTGATAATGTCGTAATTCATGGATTCCAAGAGGTGCTGTACGAACTGGGTTTTTCCGCATCCGGGGGAACCATAAATGAAGATGCCCTTTTTGAAGTGGAGGTTGCGGCAATTTTCGTCGAAAGATGCCAGGATTCCGCGAATCTCGTTGGCAATGTGGTTGCGTTCCAAGATGTCGTTGTAGGATGTTAGGCGGGTATCGTTGCGGGAGCCGTAGCCCGATGAGGGAAAAGATGAAGATGGGTTTATGGGTATAGATTCGGTCTTGGTCGTGGGCACAATTATATTTTTAGGAACATCTTCCCTTTTTACGTCCCCCTTGTCCCCCTTGACGTCTTCACTTTTATTTACGGATTTCTTGGAAAAAAAACGTTCCATGGAAGAATAATATACAATGGTGGGGAAGTTTTGTATATTATTATAGAATGTTTTCGTATGGTTTACGCATATTTATGGGAACCAACGGTTTATTGGAACCTACGTCTACACAGTACCCCAGTGTTCGCGTGTAACGCGAACACGATAAAATCCGTACGACTACCTTTGGTAGTCGCACGGATTTGAGAGTAAAACCTCCCTTGGGATATCTCCCCCGACAACCCACTTCGTGGGTTGCAAGGGGAGTAACGACACGCTAACCCGTAGGGTTGCGGGCTTCGCCCGCTGACCATCTTATAATCAATCTCATACAAATGGTTTGTATAAGATTTGTACCAAGAACCCTTCTTGTCTTTGCTAGGCCCCTGCGCCACCAAAGGTGGCGCAAGTGGGTCTAGCTATCTTAGGAGGGCATATGGGTCAATGAGCCGAAGGCTCATAACCTTGGACCACCGAAGGTGGTCCCGAGGAACCTTGGTTCCCATATTATTTGCCAAACGCCGTCAAATCCGTGGTGACCGGCGCGAAATTCGACGTACCCCGGCTAGGAATCGCCCCAAAATAGTTGTTCAGTCCGGGACCCAGATGCATGGTTTGCGACGCAAAACTTTCCTTGCGATTGGCGAAATTTTCGTATCTTGGGCGCATGTCTTGCACCTTGGGGGCCGTGGCTGGGGGACGAGGCACATAGTACGAATTGTCGTTTTGACCGGCCGGAAGGTTTTGATCGTAAAATGAGTAGTCATTTTCGCATTCCTCGTCGTCCAAATCTGCCGGGGCCGCCGTGACGGTCACCACCATCGGTGTCAACGAGGGTGTGATGGCCGTAGTGACCGCCGCCGCGGGGGTAGGTAACGTCAAGGATACTGGGGCCGGGGCCGCGGCACCTGTGCCGTCGGGACCCGCGGTACCTCCCTGACCGATTGAGGTGACCTTGTCCACCGTGTTGTTGACGGTGCCAATGGCGCCCGCGCCGAGTAGAGTGGCGCTCCCCAGAGCCTGACTGCCCAACTTGGTGGCGTCACCGGCAATGTCCTTCACCCCTCCCACGGCAGTTTTCCCGAGCTGGTTCACCCCCCCGATGGCCTGACCACTGATGACGGTGACGTCTTTGCCCAGTTCTTTGACGCCTCCCACGGCGCTTTGTCCCAATTGGCTCGCATCGTGACCCAATTCCTTGACGCCTCCCACGGCGCTTTGTCCCAATTGGCTCGCATCGTGACCCAATTCCTTGACGCCGCCCACAATGCTCTGTCCCAGTCCCGCCGCGCCCGTCACAATCGCAGTGCCCAACTGCCCGATCGTGTTCTCGGCCCCGGTCACCACGTTACCGGTCGTGTTAAGTAAGTTGTTGCTGACCCCGCCCAGACTGTTGCCGTAGCCGCCCCCGCCGCCCCCCCGGTACCCGGACCACTGGCCGCTGCTGATGGCTTCACCGATGAATTTAGACAAGGTGTTGGCCGAGACATCTTTCAATAAAGAGGGGCAGGCAGGAATCGACGGGATCGACGGGCAAGACGGGCACGCAGGACAAATCGGCGGCACGATCGACGACTTTAAGAAATAGTCGTTCATGTTTACCGTAGGTGCCGGGGTCGTCGTCGCCGCGGGCGTGGTGGGCATCACACAGGAGGCCGGCGCCGTCGTCACCGAGGGCGTATGGGTCGCCGCCGTGTTGTCTCCCGTGTCAATGCCGCCCGATAAACTCGGGTCAAACCGGACCACGCTGCGTATTTGCAGGACCGCGCTATTGGTGGGATCGCACGAAATCACCATCAGCAGGGTACGGTTGTTGGAAAACGGCACGGCGACCAGAATGTTCTCACCCACATGGTCGGTAACCATGATGGTGTTGCGCGAACTTTGATTAAACGCTAAATCCGGCATGGTATTAAACCCACCCCCCAGATTCAAATAAATATTTCCGTTTCCGGCATCATAGAATATATTCGAGCAAACCTGGTAAGCATTTTGAGGCTGTATTTGAGACTGACTTTGCGTTTTCAGCGGCTGAATCGGGTTTCCGCCACCGGGCAAGCTGTTCACATACGAATTATTGGAAGAATTGTTGTCGGCCACAAAAGACGTTGGCAACGAGATTGCCGTGCTCAGTTGCGATTCGCCCACATTCCCGTTGATGTACGTATAAACGCCTATAGTAGTATTTTTACCCAGATCCACGACGGTAATCACAGTGTCCTTTCCCCAAGGAGAATACAGGACTTGATATTCATAGTCCAAGGACGTTAGCGTGTCCGCGTTCGGGTGGTACCAAGACATGTAGCTAGATTGGTTGTTCGCCGCCACCAAATTGGATTCGACCATGTTATTACTAAAGGTGGATCCGGCCGTGGCATTGTATTGGTAGACCGTGGTACCGGTCTTGGGCATCAAGACCATGTTGGTAATGGTGCTCCCCGTGGTATCGGCACTCGACGAATACGGAGTACCAAACAATTCAATGACATTTCCATTGGCACTATCGAAATAGAGCGAATCGTAGAGTTGATACACCGTCTTGTTACTGTAAAATGGCAGGGTAAACTGCTTCATCGCGGTACTTCCGTTGTTGTAATTGTAAGCCAGGAACCCTTCGGTCGACCAAGATTGCATGTAACTGGAAATAAAGATGGACAATAACAATACAACCAGTAATATAATAAAAATCATCAGCGGTGTCAATTTAATGGCCTTCATATATTGGTAATTATTTATAAAAATTGTGACAAATGCTATATATATTATACCATACACGATTATTCATTGGCTTCATCCAATGCATAGGTAGACCGTCGAATATGTGTGATATGCTCCATGACTGTAAAATTGAATCGACGCCACAATAGGTCTACGTATCCTATAGTAACAACATGTCGACCTTGAATGTGTCCACCCTGAATGCGTTTTATTATCCCAGTCCAGAGTCCGGCGAAGATGTCAAATACGAAATCTGTTTGGATGAATGTGGGCGCGGACCCCTCTTCGGTCGCGTTTATGCCGCCGCGGTCGTCCTTCCCCGCGATTCAAGTAAATTCGATTACCATCTCATGAAAGATTCTAAAAAGATTCATTCCAAGAAGAAAATGGGGGAACTGGCCGAATATGTGCGTAAACATGCCGTCTGTACCAGCGTAACATACGCCGAAGCCGACGTCATCGATCGCGAGAATATTTTACAGGCCGACATGCGCTGCATGCACGAATGCGTCCGCGACGTTATGCGCCAAATGCCTTTCCGGGAGGACAACATCACTCCCGTCACTTGGCGCGACTTTGTCCTCTTGGTCGACGGCAATTATTTCAAACCGGTAGGAATATATGACGACGATCTGCAACAGTTGCAATTCTTGCCCCATATCACGGTTGAAAAGGGGGATTCCTTGTACGCCGGTATTGCGGCGGCCTCGATTTTAGCTAAACACGACCGCGATACCTATATTGGGGAATTGTGTCAAGAATACCCCGAATTGTCCACGCGGTACGCCTTGGACCGCAACATGGGCTACGGTACGAAGGCGCATTTGGAAGGTATTACTAAATACGGGATTACCGCGTGGCATCGTAAAACGTTTGGTATTTGTAAAAAATACAGCGGTTTGTCCTAAAAGGGACAAGGTGGGGGGATTATTTGCATATCCACGAACAGACGACAAACGCATTACTTTTTATTTGGTAGGTTTGGCTGTATTCTTGGTCGGGTTCATATACATTCTTCTGGGGATTCAAGTAATAAATGATCCCGCAATGGTTGAAATGGTCGGTATGGTCTAAATAGGGTTTCCCTACCTCCGGGGGCGCCTCTGTCGAGGGGGGATCAATGGCGGCGTGGGATGCTTCGTCTTGGTCTTGGTTGTCATCATCATTATTGACCATGTCGACGGGTTCATCATCGTGATCAAGATCAAAATCGCTCATATATTCGAGGTCCCCGAGGTCCCCGACGTCGTCCTCGTCGTCGATCAAGGTCACACTCTGGCGGATGATGCCCCAAAAATCTTTTTTATTGTTATTTTTATTGTTATTGTTATCTTGTACGGGTGTGGTCATGTTGGTAATATAATTACATTGACCGAAAATAAAATGGGACAAACATAGCCATTACTACACCGATAAATCAAAAATAAACATAAACAAATCATGATGTATATAGTGTAATCGTCTCGTCTTATAGTATGAATTTTATTTCCGCCATGGATGAGTGTGCGGAAGAAATGAAGAAGGGTGATCTCCAATGGGGGGAAAACGGGCACGTGGAACATGGGTGGTCCCAGACCGACCTGCAAGAACAGATTGTCCAGCTGTTTTTCCAGTTGGTGAGGACCCGCGACGATGCTCCACTCAAGAAAAAATGGGTGGCCTTGCTGACCCACATTCAAACATGGGAGGAGGAGGAGGAACGCGAATATTATGTGACTATTGTGGTGAAGATGCTGTGCCACACGCGCGATGTCGTCTCGGGCAAAGGGGAATATGCCCTGGCCTACATGATGTTGCTGACCCTGTACGATTTTTTTCCGGAACGTGCCCTCCAGGTGCTGGTAAAATTCGTACAGATGGATAAGTGCAACAACCATCCTGATGGTAACTCGACGTGCACGTCGAACAACCATCCCGATGGTAAGTTCGCCTCGAACAACCATCCCTATGGTTCGTGGAAAGACCTCAAATACCTGGCGACTCTGTGCAAAGACCGCCACACCGAGCACCATGAAATCGTGAGAACATGCATCGGGTTGATCAATACTCAGCTCATTCGAGATGTGGTATGTGAAGACGACGCCAAGCTTTCACTGTGCGCCAAATGGGTGCCGCGCGAAGGGAGCAAAAAACACGGGTGGCTGTTCAAACGGCTGGCCAAGGATTTTTACCAAGAAATGACGTTCATGAAGACGGCCAAATACTCGGCGTCCTACGAAAAGGCCCACAAGAAGTGTTATATGAAGTACCGGCAGATGCTCGCGGACCTGAACCGCCGTCTCGACACGGTGCAAATCAAGCAGTGTGGGAACACGTGGGCCGACATTGACCACCACAAGACCACGTCCATCACCTTGAGTCGCAACAAACGAGCATTTTTGAACGTGACCAAAACGGGGGAACGACGGTCGCCGGAAGAAGACCGTATCCTCTGTGCGGACCATTTCAAGGCCTATATCGACACACAACTCCAGGCGGGAAAACACCTCAAGGGGAAAAACGTGGGTCTCCCCGAATTTACCAAGCAGGCTCTCGCACTGATTCGAGGCGATTCCGCCTCGGTCGAAGAGGAGGTACTGAATTCCCAGTGGCGGTCCAATGCGACCCAAAACGGCGGTCTGGGCAACATGGTGGCGATGGTGGATGTGTCGTCGTCCATGGAGGGCGATCCCATGCACGTGGCCATTGCCCTGGGCATCCGGGTCGCCGAAAAATCCCGGCTAGGGAAACGGGTGCTGACGTTTTCATCGAGGCCTACATGGCATCATCTGGAAAGCCAGCCCGACTTTGTCTCCATGGTTCGGTCCTTGAGATCGGCCGACTGGGGCATGAACACCAACTTTTATGCCGCGCTGCAGATGATTTTGCGCGCCCTGGTAGACCACGCCGTCCCCCCCGCTGAAGTGGAAGACCTGGTCTTGGCCGTTTTCAGTGACATGCAGATTGATGCCGCCGACCCGCTGATGCGTGATGGCCGATCCCAACCCATGATGCGGCAGATCACCCAACAATACGAAGCGGCCGGCTACACGTGCCCCCACATTCTGTTTTGGAATTTGCGCAGCACGACGGGCTTCCCCACACTCTCCACGCAACAGGGTGCCTCCATGATGTCGGGGTTCAGCCCAGTACTCTTGAACCTGTTTTGCGAAAAGGGGATGGAGGCGCTCACGGAGGCCACCCCGTGGTCCATGTTATTGGAAATGTTGGATGATCCGCGTTACACGATTTAGCCCCCCCTTTTACACCTTTGCGCATTGAAAATGCGCATGGATTGCGCTCCGCGCAATTGCTTCGCAATAACGTTACCTTTGCCTTGTGTACCAGCAGAAACGCCCACTTTAGTGGGCGTTTTAAATCGGCAAAGGTGTTTAGACAAAATTTGTCAAGAAATCATATACTCACATTATTTGAACAACGGGAACATGGTGAATCGTCGCAAAACGATGCGTAAGCGCGGAGGAGGTCCTAAAGCGCGAAAATCCAAGAATGTTACGGAGAAGAAGGAGAGCTCAGGAAGCGCTTCGCCGCCCGACCGATGCGGTATTTGCCTCGAAGACATGGACAAACCGAGAATGGTCAAGAAAACCAAGTGCGGGCACCGTTTTCACCGGGAGTGTTTGAAGATGTGGTGCAATGCGCCCAAACAACCCGGCCTCGATACGCGCTGTCCGTTTTGTAACGCGTCGATTGAAACTGATTGCGAGAGTGTCCAGACCGACCAGCCGATGCCGGACCATCGCATGCGTGACCTCTTATTTCACGAGGATTTTGAAGCACATTCGTCGGGCGCCACGGGGGACGAGGTCGCGAAAAGAAGAACCCGGATGCAGGCGTTTTTGAAGAAATTGCGGTTTCCTAAAAAATTCGGTTACGAGGATTGGAACAAAATCACGAATTTTAGATTAGCATGCGATGCCGCGACCAATTTAGAACAAGTCCGGGCGGAATTCGCCACATAGGTCGAATGCTTTTGTTACGGTTTACGAATAATGCTTTTGTTACGGTTTACGAATAATAAAACACGCGCGCGTTTTATTATTTTGATCTTGCATTCATCCGTACGTCTCGATGCTGTATTCGGGTTTAGTTTAAGAATATTACTAATACACATGGCTGTACGAATACATTAAAATATATGAAATGGGAGAAGAGAAGTCGTACGGTGAATGCAAAAACGTCTTTTTCCGCGAAGAAGAAGTTTTTGAGTGCTGTATTCCCGAATTAAAACGACACATTGTTTTTAGAAATTGCTGCAAGAATACATGGTGGGGTATCGCTACACACTATTATAGTGGATCAGCTCTTTATATCCTTTATTTTCCTTTATTTGCGAGCCCGCTTGGTCTTGTTGACCTTGGCCTGTTGAATCAAATTGTACGCACCCGGGAGTTTCGACGCACGTTCCATTTGAACCTTGGTAATCTTGGTCGGGTTGATGGCGATTATCGGGGACGCGGTGCCCATGATCCACTTGACGGACTTGCGCAAATTCTGTCCCAACCTACTAAATCCCTTCTTGGACGGACTTTTGCCTCCCTTGGCGCGGGCCGTCTTGTTTCGACGGTTCACCCGTTTCTTTCCACCCAATTTCTTAGCAGTTAACGACGCAGACGGCATCATATATATTATTTATCACAAAAAAATCATGCGGTCGTCAAAAATGTGTTTCGAAATCAGCAAGTATTTGGTTTCGCGGTCCATCACGCTGTACCCGATCATGAACCGTTTGTATTTGTCAAAATACACCATGCCCAGCGTGTACTCCACCTTGGCCTTTTCAAACGTCCACAGCGGCGTGTATTTCTTCACCGCATACGTGTACCGGTCCAATACTATCACCAGGTGATAATAGTACCGGCGATCCTCGTAACTCACCAGGTGACCAATGAACCAGATTTCGTCGTCAATCGTCACCCCGCACGTGGAACACCGGACGTCTTTGAAAAATTGGGGCACGCGGGTGATCCGGTGCGTTTCCGTGAATCGGCCCATTTCGGGGCACACGGTGCCAATGATGAGCGGACTCCACTTATACACACATTTGAGGGCACCGTTGCGCTCCGGGCCCGTCTCATCCCCCCCAAACAGCACCCAATTCTTTTCCAATTCGGCGTGTTGTTGATCGTAATAGAGCAAGGAGGGCTTGACCGTGGTCGTCTCCTTTTTCACCGCATCGTGCACAATCCAGCCGTGCTCCACACACATTTTCATCTTGGGATCCAATGGCACATCTTTGGGCAGTTCGACCCCTTCTAACCCGCGGTTCGCATTGTAAATGATGCGCCCGCGTCCGCCCCCCTGACCCTTGTCCTTGGAATAGGAGAACAGACGCACGTCTTCCAGGCCCACGTACCGCCCGTCGTATTTCGTATCGTGTTTGAGTTCGTAAGAGGCCCTGGTTTGACGCCAGATGGCGTCGCGCGTCCCCCCCTGGCCCACGTTGAACCGCGCCATCACATTCTTGGTTTCAATCTTTTCTTGGTTCACATAGTTGCCTTGGTCATCGATCCTATAATTCACATACCGAACACAGACGACCAAATCGCCCAATTTCGCGTCAAAACAGATGGACGGGGTGCTCGAGACGAATTCCCCCAAATGGGGCGCCAAGACATCGTGGCCCACCGACAACAGCGCTTCGAGCGTCTTGGGATGCAATTCCAGGGCATATTTCGACAAATTTTCCGCGTAAAACTTGTAGTTCGAGAGGACATTGCGGTAAATGGACGCCTCCACGTCGGGATGTTTCAACACGGTCATGCACACCTGGCTCATGTTGTGCTTGTCCTTGTTGCAATAGTACCCCACGATCGAGAGTTCGTAGTCCAGTTTGTATTCGTACACGTCGTTCTCGGTGAAGAGGAAATCGCGGTGGGGTTGTTTCTTCCGGGTTTCGTCGGCCAACATATAAAATGTATACGCCAGTTCGTTGTGACCTTCCACCCGGTAATGGTGCACAATTTCGTGCAAATTCTCGATGCGGTGGTTGTACGCGTGGAACCCCTCCAACCAATAGTAAATGGCCTGCCCCATGTTGCCCATCCGTTTATAACAGCGACCGATGGAATAATAGCTGAACCAGACTTCCTCGATCCATCCGCCCAAGGTAATGCGTTTCTTATAGTATTCAATGGCCGTCTCGTTCTCCCCCTTGTCGCGGTAACTGTTGGCCAGATAAAATGTGTACCGGTCGTTGTTGGGGTTGTCCACCAGTCCCTGCGTCAAGAGACGAATGTCGCGGTCAAATTTGTCGGCCTTGCTGCCCCCGTCGCCCACGTCCTCGATGAAGACTTCTTGGGGCGTAAATGCGCCGTACTGGACATCGACGCCTTCGGGCAGGCGCACGTATTCGTGGGTGACCCCCCAATAACTGAAATCCAGGTAATTCTTGACAATGCGCACATTCTTATACTGATATTTGCTGGTGCCTTGGAACAAATGAAACGCCTTGAACCGGGACAGGCGCCGTTTAAATTCTTCCACCGTAAACGCGTCGTTCTTGGTGAGCACCATGTCGGCATCCAATAGCAAAATGTATTCGGCTTGGTGCGACGGCATGTCGCGACAGGCCTTTAGAGCATAAGTACGATTGTAGCCGAAATCGCGAAACGGTTCTTGGATGATGCGGCCGGGAACGCGCTTTTCGTCGAAAAAGGTGCGGATAATCTCGACGGTGTCGTCCGTACTTCCGGTATCACATATACAAAAACTGTCGATGAACGGCAAGACGGACGTCAACAGCCGACGGATCACTTTGCTCTCGTTCTTGACAATCATGTTCAAACATAGGGTAGGGGGAGCGGCCATGATAGGGTGCACTCAGGGGGTATAAATATATGATCTATTACGTCGCCGACTATTTATACAGGTTTTGCCCCCACTTCGTCAACTTCTTGGGAGAAATAATCGGCGTACAAAATAAAAGATGATTGCGTTCAAAAACCGGGATATATACAAAACCCGGCAATACGACATTTTCAACGACGTTTACCCGAAGCCGGTGGTGGGTCCTTTGCGCGAATTATCCAACATGGACCACACCAAAACGTATTCTCGAAACAAAATGGGTCCTCAATACCCTCTTTTGATCGCATCTCAGCAGATTGATTTCACCAAGACGATTTGTCGCACCATCTATGGGAACAATTACGCGTTTTTTTCGTCCAGTCCCACCATTATTCCCCTTGGAAGCGTCGACGACCGCGAAACCTACCTGATCCATGTGCGATACATCAACTACAAGATCGGGGGGAATCCGGTCAACACGGACCCGGACACGTCGTCCGGGTCCGGGTCCGTGTCGAAGATACCAGGAATGAGCACAAGCACAAGCACAAGTGCAAGTGCAGACCCCACTACCGATTCCAAGCTTCATTACATCTCGTTGAACAGCCAATTCTTGGTCGACGCCCAATTGTCCCCCCTTTCCCCTGAAATATTCTTGGAAACCGATTTCGACCAAGAGATCGACTACCCCAACAAGGGCATCGAAGATGTGCGCATTTACCCCTTTCAAGGCGCCCACTATTACTTGGCGAGCTACTACGACCCCCGGACCCGGCTGACGTCCATTGTTTCCCATACCTATCCGGTGGACACCTCCACACCGTTTGTATTGGATCGCCCCGTCATCACCCCCGTATTTCGGCACCGCCCCACCGTGGAAAAAAACTGGGCATTTTTCACGTTTCTCGACCAATTATGCGTCGTCTATTCTTGGTACCCCATGCAGATTGGTGTCTTGGACATCTCCGGATCGGCGTTGAAACTGCACCCACATCAGCCCGCCATGCCCGAGTTTTTTCGGGGGGTACGCGGCAGCACCCCGGGGGTAATCTTTCGCAATCAAATCTGGTTCATTTGCCACAAAAGCTTGGTATTTTATGAACGCGGACAAAAAAAGCACAATTACGTCCATTTATTTGCCGTATTTGATCTCAACATGACGTTGGTCAAATACAGCGAATTGTTCAAATTTGACGGGGATGACGTCGAATATTGCTTGGGACTCGTCATGGAACCCGACCGCATGCTCATTTCTTACAGTAACATGGACCAAACGACCAAGATCGGCATCTACGACCATGCCGTATGGATGCCACAGTTGCAGTTTCATGTGGTGAATGCCCCCAAGCGCATCGTCTTCAATTTGAATATCACGACGGCGGACTAAGCGACCTGTTTGCTTGGGGACAGAGGAACGAGAGGGGGCATTCTTGGGGGGAAGGTATTTCATGGAAATATTTATTATAGGACGATAATATAAATTCAAATAGAACATGTTGACCAGTTTTCGTAGTGACCCCGGACGAATTACCAAGGAGATGCAAATCAGCAGTTTCCCCGGCAAATATGCTTTAGATACTCCGGGACCCGGTCTGGATTTACCGTTCATGGAGGATGCCCAAATGCGCATGCAAACCTGGGGGGCCAATCGCTGCAACCAGACCGTGAATTTGGAAAGCGATTTGCGCGGCATGACGCGCCGTCTCAACCGCGATTGTGTCCAATACAACGATTATAAGATGTACGCCGTCACGGCCACCCCCGTGCGCCAGTTTCGCGACCAAGACCCGTTTGTCTTGGAGTCGCGGGCGAGCCACCCCGCCTGGTTTTACCGCGATTTAGAACAACCAAGGTGGGAGGAGCCGTGGGTGAATCCCCAGGCCAATGTGGAAAAGAAGTTCCACGACAACATTTCGACGCGCATCTTGGAGAAAGATTTTCACAAGGACCACCTTCCTTACCCTCGGTAAATAATGTCCTATTATTATAATACATACTATCGTAATAATAGCAAATCACCTTAGCCATGGGTCTTTTTAGACAGCGACGCCTTACCAAGCGACATTACCGGGTACCCCGGATCCCGGGGGGAGGAGCGGCCAACGATGCAGTTGCCCCCGAGAATGTGGCCCCCGTGGCCTTGAACACTAACCCTAATCCTGTGACCGACACTTCCAACAATACGATGGCCCCGGGGGCCCCTGTGGATCATACTCTCTATATCTTCTCTTCGGCCCAAATCTCGACGCAACCCAATACCGACACTGATTACCAAGAAATCGGGGTCATTCATGTGACAGAATCGGCCGCCGTGAATGTGGTCCGCGGTGCTGCCACCGATTTTGTGGGTATCTTTGGTAACAAAGGGTTCGATAATACGGTCTTTGACGTGGCCAGAAACGACGGATTGACCAAGATACTGGGGATGTTGAAGTTGAACCAAAAAGTCTGCAATCTACGCATGGACGCCGAATCTTCCAATCCCAGTTTGTTTTTTGTCCACTTCTACGGAACACTCTTGGAGAAACCGTAGAGACAGCCCCATCCATTCATCCCCCTTCTGTGACGAGATGATAACTGTATATATTATATAATATTACTCTGTATATAATACATAAAATATGGAAATTCTTATACCAGCTTTAGCACTTGGTGGATTATACAAAGTATCAAATCAGTATAAAAAATCGAAACAGGGAGGTTCCCAAGAACACTTTGATAACCGTCAAGCGCGCCTACACGCGGAACTGCTTCCCAACATGGACGTTCCCAACCGCAATTTCCCCGAGGAATACCCGGTGATGAACGCAGAGGCCGATTTGACCTCCAAATTGTCCACCGTCAACGGGTTTGATCAGCCCCATGTCTACACGGACCGCTATTTCAATGCGGACATGAACGCATCCACGGTCAACAATGTCTTGGACAACAACCGTACCCGGACGGGGTTGCAATACAAGTCCCTGACCGGGGCCAACGTGGACATTGACAGTTTTCGCCACAACAACATGGTCCCCTTTTTCGGTTCCAAATCGCACGCGAACAATGCGCCCAACGCCCTTGAATCCACTTTAGATAACTATACGGGGTCCGGATCCCAACACATTTCGAAAGTGGAGCAGGCGCCCCTGTTTTCCCCCAACGAAAACTACCAGTGGGCCTACGGGATGCCGGGCACCACCGACTTTGTGCAATCGCGCATCAATCCCAGCATGAACATGGCCAACGTCAAGCCGTTTGAACAGATTCAGGTGGCTCCCGGACTGGGTTTAGGATTCACGAGCGAGGGCGTGGGGGGATACAATTCGGGCATGTTTGCCCGTGAAAAATGGATGGACCGCGGCGTGGATCAGCTTCGTGCGGCGAGTAACCCGAAGGCTTCCGGCCTGGGCATGTACGGGTTCGAAGGACCGGCCAACAGCCATATCAAGGCCGCTCCCGCCCCGGAAAACATTGGCGCCTTTGAACGCCACCACGTCACCAAGACGTTTGAAATGGGCCAGGACCGTCTGTTTACGACCACGGGGGTCGAAAAGGGCGCCATGCTTCACGCGATTCCCATCAAGAAGAATGTCCAACGCAGCACGACCGAAAGCGAATACACGGGGGTGGCGGGCGGATTAAACACCAAGGAAATGATTCGTGGCGAGTATATGGAACCCCACGGCGTCCAGTTGGGACCCGTCCCGATTGCGGGCGCATTTGCCCCGAATTACGGCGGGGCCAATGAGGCCGATTTTGGGGCCAAGTCGGTCAAGGCCTACCCCAACAACCGTTCCGTGCCCCGTTCCACGGATGACCTGGGGTATTTCGGGGCTGTGAAGAACACGTTGGGCGCCGCCGTGGCCCCTTTCGTGGACATGCTCCGCCCTTCGCGCAAGGAAAACATGGTGGGCACCCTGCGCCCGTACCACAACCCCAAGTCGTCCGTGGAGTCGTCCTACGTGTTCAATCCCAGCGACACCGCGCCGGTAACGATACGCCAGACCACCGAGAATTCGAAATTCCATTTGAATGTCAACGCCAACCAACACGGAGGCGCCTACCAATCGACGCCGCATCAACCGGTCCACAACGAACGTGATACCACCACGGATTATTACTATATGGGCAATGCGTCGGCCGGGGACGGTACGCACCATCCCCGCACCTACGACGCGGAGTACAACCAGCGCAACAACGACATCAAGGCCTCCACGATTCAGGGGCGCATGACCCCGGGCAACATGGCGCTCATGAATAACAGCGTGAACATGCGGGCACGACCCCAAGAACACATGTTGAAGAACGACCGTCCGGTCGTAGGGTCCTTTTATTCGGCCACCCCCTCGATTCAAAATTTAGGCGAATTGCAGGGGTCCCCGTCCACCGACTTGTACCAGGGGCAACAACTGGACCGCAATAACGGCGACATCATGAGCCAGTTGAAGGGCAACCCATATACTCAAAACATGTTCAACGGACTCTAATTAATACGTTTATAAATTCGTATTGCAAATCGCAAGATATGTTAACAATTAACATTTTTAACATAAAATGACGGTAATCAATAACATTGAAATCGACGATTTTGAATATAAACCCAACAATATCAAGAATGCACTGCGCACGCGTGATCCTATAGAAGACAAATTGCACGTCATTGCGGTGATTTCCAACCCGTGTTTGTACGCGCGCCGTTACATTCTGGCGCAAGAATTCATCGAACGCTTTACCCGCGACGAGCCGGACACGATCCTATACCTCGTGGAATTGACGTACCCGGGACAAAAATACATTGTGACGGACGCCCAAAATCCGCGGCATTTGCAATTGGCGGGCCAGGTCCCCATTTGGCACAAGGAGAACATGATCAATTTGGGGGTGCGACGGCTGTTGCCTCCCGACTGGAAAGCGTTTGCCTGGATCGATGCCGACGTGGAATTCGACAGTCCCAGTTGGGCCACGGATACCCTCAAAATACTGAACGGCGAGTGCGACATTGTCCAAGTATTCAGTCACTGTGTGGACATGGACCCGCACCAATGCGCCATGAAAGTGTTCAATAGCGGCGGATTTCAGTACTCGAAACAAGTGCCGTATGTGAGCATTGGGGGGAGCAATGCCCACAATTACTGGCATCCCGGGTATGCCTGGGCCTGCACCCGGGCCGCGTACGAACACATGGGGGGATTGTACGACCTCGGTATTCTGGGCAGTGGAGACAACATCATGATGTTGTCGCTTATTCAAAACGGGTTGAAGGCCATTCATGTAGATTCCACCGACGGATACAAACAGAGTGTGCAGGCGTTTCAGGACCGGGTACAGCATCTACGGTTCGGGTATGTGCCGGGCATCCTGCGGCACTATTACCACGGCAGCAAATACAACCGCAAGTACACGGATCGCTGGAAGATACTGGTGAATGCGCAGTATGACCCGGCGGTATATGTCACATACAATCCACTGGGGGTTTTGGTTACCACGGACCAGTTTCCGGCCAGTCTGGCGGAAGAAATCATGAATTATTTCTTGGAACGCAAGGAAGACGACGGGGTGGGTCCCGACGGTAAATACGGTGCGCCTCTCAGCACTTCTTCCATAAAAATCGAGTTGTCCAATTGATGGACCGGGGGACGATCCTATGTGCCCATCTCTGCCCCTGTAGTATAGTGGTATTACGTCGGTCTTGTACACCGATAAACATTTGAATCCGGACGCCCTGAATAGACAGCAAAGCTGTCTATACGGGGCGCCTGATAGCCCGCGAAGCGGGCAATTGCTGCGCGATACAATTGATATATCGGTAACGTTATTGCGAAGCAATTGCGCTTCGCGCAATCCCTTACACCTTCGCGCATTTAAAATGCGCGTGGTAACGTTGCCTTTGCCACTGGAAACGCCCACTTTAGTGGGCGTTTTAAATCGGCAAAGGTGTAAACACTCGTGTTCAAGGGTGTAAACCGTTGACCGGAGTTCGATTCTCCGCGGGGGCATTTTACGCGGGTCTTTTGTGGCGTGACCGTTTCTGGGTACGGTTAGATTGTTTGCGCCGGGTACGGCGCTTGGTCTTTTTTCCGCCGTAGGAGGAGGATGACGGTGCCGGCAGCGTGGCGTGGGGGGCGTCGTTGTACAAGTCTGCGAATCGTTGGCTGCGTACCGACGCCTGCAATTCGTCGTTCCCCCCCAAATATCGACCACGGATGAAGATATTGGGCACCGTACGACGTCCCGTTTTGGCGGCTAAATTCGCCAGGATGGACGCATGATCGTTGACATTGACGGCGTGGATATCGTCTCGGTCCACTATTTTTTCCAGCGTTTGGATGGCTTCCTTGCAATACGGGCATCCGGGTTTCATAAAGATGACTGCCCCCTTTTTGCCGACTTCGTTGTCCACGTTGAAGCTCATGTTACTATACTATATGGCCACGTTATTTGGATGTAACGTACATGATATAATACTATCGGGCTAATATTATTATACAGTCTGTTCTACCATGGCCAATGCGACCCGGGTATGGAACATGCCCGAGTTACGTAATCATATATATGAATACGATGCGACGGTTCGCGACCAGTTCAAGTTATGTATTCGCGAAATGAAATTGCAGGCAAGATGGAATCAGGGATCGCGTATTTGCAAACAAATTCTTCGTAACATGACCATTGGTATAGATGTGGGAACGGAATCCCATCATTTCAATCATTTGATACAGTTGGCCGAAGAAGACGGGTTCGTCTTTGATTCCATCACCTGGATACAACCGTTTACGTGGGACCCGTGGACCGGCGGCGAATATTTCCACGAACCTAAATTGCATTTTGGTTGCTGTTATACACGCCAAGGAGCGGCCGGCATCGAACAAAAAACGTTTGATATCTACACCTACAACGTCTACTACGAACCTCTGGTACAAGATTTCTTATACGATTATCTAGACATTTTCTCCACCGACCAAGACGACGAATATTTTGATGCCTTGGGCGTTGAATACAGCTACGATTGCGACTATGATTACTAGATCTAAGATCATGATCTAGATCATTACCGATACAATACAAAGAATTCATCCTTGTATTGGTAATAATAAAAAGACCCAACATGAAGTTGGATGTTCTTATCCAAGTGTTGCCGCTTCCGGTCGAACTCGTCATGGAGATCGCCTCCTACGATCGCTTATTTACCACGAAGATCCGGCGAATTTCCAACACAGATGAGCGTTATACCCTACTGTTGTCACGTCCTATACAAAAAATAAATGCGTATCCCAGGCGTCCACCCCAGTGGGATTGTGTTGTCACGTTTTCACATGCTGCTGGGCACCGGTTGACGCGGTTTCCGGTGGTCTCGCGAGAGGGCGTCACTGTCGAGATACGCACCGTTTTTCTGGTGTCGGGACCTTCCAATCGTCGGTCCTATCTCTACGCATTGAAGTAGTCGGCGGGTCTAGGACACCAACAGTTTGCACATGTTGACGGCTTCAATGTTGGCGTCGACCGGCAAGAAGACGCGGCGTATGAGCGACTCATCCCGGAACCGAATCGTATATTCTTGTTGAATGCTGTTTCGGCCCACCCGCCCCATGGCCTGGATGATTTTTTGCTGCGTCATGTTTTGCAAGTCTTTCCCCAGAAACCCGTGACACAATTGGTAATTCGTCCCGTAAATGTAGTCGCTGGACGCCAAAATCAGGAATATTTTTTGATCATATACCATCCGTTTCATGATTTCCATGTACGAGGCAATCGCGGGTGATTGCGACTGGACCAACATGGAATCAAACATGCCGATGCCCAACAGCAGCAGGATTTTCATGGACGAATCCACGCCCAGTTCCATGACTTGGCGAATCACGGATTCCTCCACTGTGGGCGTAAACGCATTTTCCACAAATTGCTCCGGATCGCTCAACCAACACTGCTGATGTTGCCGCGTATTCGGTATGTATTTGGCGCTGAGTGATGTCACCTGAATTTCCGCACGCAAGGATTCAATGCTCGCCATGAGCCGCTTGGCTTCCGGTTTCATGGTATCGTTTGCCATCTTTTTCTCCTTTTCAATTTCCTTACCGAGCATGTCGTCCAACGACTTGACCAATATCTCCATTTTTTCATGAATCTGTTCGTTCAACTGAATCTTTTCCATGATACCGTCGAGAATACGCGAGGGTATGTTGGTCTGCTGCAAATAAAACTTGCTGAGTTTCACCACGTCTTCCACTAAATAAATCGTGGGGCCGTCGGTCAACGTATGGGCATCGGCCGTCGTCAACAAGATGCCGTGAAACGGACTCTTGGAAGGCGTGGAGACCGATGCCGATTTCGTGGCTAAGGTACCCTCGGGTACGTTCGTATAATTACTCACAGACACGGTACGATGGAGCGGGACGCTCGCGTGCACAGACGATGCGGGCACGGGAATCGTGTCCACGCTCTTATTGGATCGTATGGATGAACTATGGGGGGTGCCGCCAAAGAGAATTGGACGCGTTTCTTTCAAATACCGATGAATGGTCGGGTATTTTTCCGGACAAATGTGTTCCAGAACGTGCAAATAATACTCTTTGATGCTTTGCATGGTGAGATCTTCGAGACGGCGGAAATACATGTCCACGTGCATCTCTTTGGGCAACGACTGAGGAAACAACATCACATAATTCACCATACGCACGATCTCACGCACATCCAGGTAACGCAACAAACTGCCGTTGCGTTGACACTGAACAATGCATTTCTGTACATCTTCATATTGATCGAACAGCAAATGGGGGACCGTCGCGTAGCCGTGCGCGTCGACCAAAGTAATCGTTTTTTTACAATCCGTGCTTGTAATACGGTGTACGGTTCCATTGTCGAATTTGCCGCGATAATCTGCGAAACAATCCAGGATCTCGTCGTCTTGTGGCAACGTAGCGCACGATAACACGATATTGGATATCTTGTTTTCTTGCCAATTTTTATGAATAATTTGGTGCAGCTCGTGGGTCTCCAAATCCAGCGTGATGGTGGGCTCGTCCCAATAGAGCAACAATTCCTGTTCCGGATGGAACGACAACATGTAGTACATGGCGGTCAGGTAGGAGCGAACATCACATATCATGATTTCGACCTTGGTTCCGTTGCTGTTGTCCACCTTGAAAATGCCGCCCGTTTTGCGATTCTTCGTGTACTCTGTCGCCGCGAAATAGTGCAGACGAATGTCCGCCGCCGTTTCGCAGCCAAACGCAAACGCCACGCGTTTTTCCATGGCGATGGCACTTTTAGCCAGAGCTAAACCCACATGTCTCGCCGCGCAAATATAAATAATACGGTACCCATTCGACAGTCCCAGGGGACTCATGGTCTTGCCCGTTCCCGTGGGGGCCGTGTACATCACCAATTTAGGCGAATCATATAGCCGCATGTCGTCCTCGTTCACTCTCACCCGAAACAACTGGAAAATCTGTTTTTGATGATCGTACAGGGTTTTATTTTCAAACCGCAACAAGAACCCATTCTTCTCAATGACTTCGTAGGCATCGTTGAACGTGTCTTGGACAATTTTATTTGGTTGCATTCCCACCACAAAATCGATGAGTTGATTCACAAAGTCCTGGACGTATTTATTCGCGTTATAAATGCAGGCCCTTTTCATTTGAACGAGCGTATACAAATAAAACGTGTACGATTTTTTGCCGGATTTACCGGTCGACTTGTCTTCACCCGACAGAATGTTGCGACAAAAGTCGATTTGTATGAATTCAACTATTTTACTCTTGTCAAATTCCACGCTGTTGAGGGCAGCATCGGTATTTTGCAACCGCAAGAGATCGATTTTTTTGGGGGGTTTACATTTAGTCATGTTGGGCATCTCCGGACGAAACGCGGCAAATTGTGAACTCATTTTTTTGAGGGCAGGTCGTTTGTTCTTGGTGCCTTTTTCTTCTCCGGTCTGCTGCTGTACCATCGATTGCAATTCATTTTGGAAATATTTCGTATAAATGTACATTTCAATTTCCGGGGTATGTTCAATCTTCATATAGCTCAACAGGGACACATTGTCGTTGCTTTTAATCGTGACATCCAAGAATCCCTCGTGGATCATTTTCAAAATCCGCTTTTCGTGTTCATTCGGGGGAATCTCGATGGACTCCCATTCCATTTTTGTCAACTTGGTTTGAGAAAAATCCATATTGTGGGGGTGGGTGGGTTGATAGCTAGTAGTATATAGCAAATAATGTCTATATCGAATACGCCGACAGTTTAGGTGGTTTCATGAAAACCCCGAAAGACCCAACTATTCAATTTTTCACGGTGCCCGTCCTCCCCCTCCCCAAGATTTAGGCGTTATTCTCCGGAAAATGTCGATCCAAAAAGAGACCGTACGTTCTTTCTAAACTTTCAGCATCAATCCGCATTTTCACATTTCCGTGTGCCATTTTAGCCAAAATCCTATACAAATCTTGGACCGTCTCTTTTTTCAAATACACAAATGTTCGCAGCAATACGTGATATAGGGTAACCCCCAAACCGTAAATGTCCAGTTTTGCCATGGCATCCTCCATGAATTCGTGGTAGTCCTTGTACAAACTGTCCACCGTCATCATGAATATTTGAAAATTATGCTGCAATTTAGAATGAATCGGCGGAACATCGCTGAAGGTGGCATTGTCCGCGGAAAGGGGATTTAGGGGAATTTTCATGCCATTCCGCGACGTTTCGTATTTTTCACGCATTTTAATGATACTGTAATCCGTCTGTTTGAATCGGTTGTATTCCATTTGGTAGTATTTGACAATGTTTCCAAATAGCTGATGACTGGAATCATTCGCGGATTGATTCACCCGGTTCAAATCGTTGAAATACAGAATTCGCTTGGGATATCCCTCAATGTCCACCAGATGATTGTACCGTTTATAATGATAAAAATACAATTCCGGGGGCATATTGTGATAAAACACGGAATATTCGTAATCATTCTTCCTATTTTCATCCAACACAAACTGCATGGTTTCCAACATCCCGAAATCAATGATATTTAGACGATTGTTCGACAAATCATATAGAATGTTCAGGACCTTTAGATCGTGGTGTATGACCCGATGTTGCACCATGCGACGTATACCGCGAATCAAATGACGCACATTTTTCCAGAATTCCATGACCTCGCCGGTGATTCTTTCGATTTTAGCATGATTCAACGATAAAAAATGGGGCACATCGTTCCCCCGCGCCCACGATTTTACCGTAAAAGCCGCCAACGGGGCCAAGGTGGCATAATACGCCTGCCAAACCTCGTGGGCATCTTTAGAAAATGTATGCAAGTTCGTCCCGCCGTGGTCCATGACAATCAACCGGTAATCATCGAAATCGTCGTCCATTTTATTGTCGTATATGAAAGGTGCCAAATATCGCCTATTTTCGGGAGCAAGATACCCAAAATACGGGTATCCCACGTGGAATTCGTTGGAAGGATCAATGTGGTGCATCAAGGTGTATTTTTTCATTTCCACTTCGGCGTCGCTTAGTAACAACATTTTAGACACTTTATGATCGTAATCGACGCGACGGTGGGTCTTGATGCATATGTCCCCCGAACATGCCAGGGACGGATAGAAAATCCATCCGTACGTTCCCGAATCGATGATCTTGGGTACCCACGTTTTCAAGCCGGTGGATGCATCCGTCATGGTAATTCGAAATTGTTGTAATCTAAAATAGATTAGGATTATATTCTTATTTATGTTTTTACTCGTGACAAAATCAAATAAACATATTATGTGATTTTTTTACATTGCATCCTCTTGTGGTATATTGTTCCCATGTTTCGCATGTTCCAAGACTGGAATCCGTTGACCAGTATCGTGCGTCAATCTCCCGGTACCCCGACGTCATTGACCACGGCTGGACACCATAAAATCGGGTTTGAAGATGTGTTATTGGCCATTCGCGAAATACGGCGAAAAAAGGACAACCATTATCTTATGTTGAACACCTTGCCTATTACCGAACAGGATTATTTGATTGAAGGTACGACCTCCTATACCATCGAAGAGCAACTCATCAACGGTATTATGAACGATGTATCCAAGGATCCCAAGACGTATTTCATTTTATTGTATGGGAAAAATTGCACGGACGACTCGGTGGACAAAAAATACAAGCAAATGATCCATTTAGGGTTTTCCAAAACATTCATCTACTACGGAGGATTGTTTGAATGGAGTTTATTGCAGGATATTTACGGTGCCGAATATTTCCCGACCACGAAACCATGCAAAGAATTGCTGTTGTTGGCGCCCCGTCCCAAAATAATGACTAAATGAACCCGGTATTAGAGTTTGGCGTTGATCAGGGTAGACAGGGCATTGTTCAATTGACTCGCCGCATCCGCAATGGATGCCGCCGTGTTGACCCCCACGTCCGTTTTAGCCACATCCAAATATTGCAACACGGTGTTGAAGGCGTTCACGTTCGCCGCTTTGCCGTTGCGGGTGGCCTGGGCTAAATTCGCCTGCTGAGCCGTGATGGCGTTCTGTATCTTCAAATTGACTAAAGTGAGGTTGTCATTTGAGAGAGGGCCGCCCGTGCTGAGAATCGCCAAAGCACTGCGTATTCTGGGATGATCTTTCAGTCCCGTCATGTTGATGGGGATCGGTAGAGGCGTGCTCATGGTGGTGGGTGCATTCGACGGCGTCAGGGGCGACACCGCCGTACTGGGCAACACCGTCATGGTCGGTGCGACGGTCGTCGTTACGGGGGCGGTCGTTGCGGGGAAGGTTGTGGTCGTGGAAACGGTAGGTGTGGTCGTTCCTGCCACCGTGGTCGTGGTGACAGAGGGCGGGGTCGTTCCTGCCACCGTGGTCGTGGTGACAGAGGGTGGGGTCGTGCCTGCCACCGTGGTGACGGAGGGCGTGGGATCAAAATTCTCAAAACGGACCCCATTCTTCTTCATCATGTCGACCATGATAAATATCAACAACCCAAACAAAAGTACCATCAATAACACGTTTAACATGCACATCTATATTATTATGAATTATTCTATAATATAGATCTCGAAAATAGAGATAAAGTTCTCTAGATACTAAGCCACATCATGTTTTCCTATAGTTGATTCTTTGTATGTCTTATCTACTTTTTCCACCGTATGTTGGTTTTAAAAATCCGCGTTCAAATCAAAGGTACCCGCGTCCACTGTGCGGTTACTCAACGAATATTCGCTCACGCGCTTCTCGAAAAAATTGCATTTGCTCTGTAAACTGATGAATTCCATGAAATCAAAGGGGTTGGTCGCGTCATAAATCTTGTCGTAACCCAACTGCAAGCACAGGCGGTCCGCCACAAATTTAATGTATTGGATCATCAAGTCGCTGTTCATACCAATCATGCGGCAAGGAATGGCGACCGTAATAAATTCAATCTCGATTTCCACCGCCTCTTTCATGATTTCCACAAACCGCTTCTTGGGAATCTTGCGCTTCAACTTATTGTACAACATGACCGCGTGATCCACGTGCATGGACTCGTCGCGTGAAATGTACTCGTTGGAAAAGCACAGACCGGGCAAAATATTCTTGCGCTTGATCCAAAAGATCGAGGCAAAACTGGAACTGAAATAGACGCCCTCCACAATGGCAAACGCCACGAGCCGCGTCCCAAACGACGAGCGGCCGTCGCTGATCCATTTACGCGCCCAGTCAGACTTTTTCTTGATGCAGGGATAATGTTCCACCGCATGGAACAGCTTCATCTTCTCCTCCGGATCCTGAATATAGGTATCGATCAACAAACTGTACACGGTACTGTGCACATTTTCCATGAAATTTTGGAATGCGTAAAAGGCGCGCACCTCCGGGGCCTGTATTTCGCACATGAACCGCAGGGCCAAATTTTCCACGATGACCCCGTCACTCGCCGCAAAAAAGGCGAGCACCATTTTAATAAACGTCTGTTCGTCTTCATTCAGTTTCTTCCAGTCCATCCAATCCTTGCTCAAATCAATGTCCTCCGGCTTCCAGAACGAATCCACCGACTTTTGGTACAATTCCCATACATCGTTATGCTTGATGGGAAACATGACAAACCGGTTTTCGTCGGGTTGCAAAAGTGGTTCAATTTCGCGCTCCTTCTTGGTCACCGTGCCCGATTCCGCATTCCCACTTAAACTGTTGCTGCGTTCTTTCTTGGTCACCGCCTGGACTGCCGCCTGGACCGTCCCGGCCCCCGAGGAAACGGTCTGCCATTCGTTGATTTCGCTGGGAGTAAGAATGATGTCCTTGATTTCCGGAGAAACGCAAGCGAAATCCTCCTCGAATACTTCGGTAGTCGTGTTCATGTGTACAGAGCTAGAGATCGAAGTGGGATTTGCGGACATTGGCTAAATAATATACTCGCGATATTTTTATGTCTTTTGCGGATAGCTGGCTTTGCGGGTCCATCGACAAATTTTTATATAGCTATTAATGGGCATCCAATATCAAATATTTGCTGAAAATAATCCTTTTTTTGAATAGTTTTTTCATCCAGATCATATATACAATTTAGGAGGCGACAACCATGGACAACTCATTTATCGTATCTGATATCTTTGACTCGATGTTACCGGTATTGGATGATCGCAAAAAACGGGGCAGTTATCCTCGTCTATGTGTATCCTCTTTTACGGAGAATGACGATCCCCGTGACGCAGTTGGCATTGAAAAAAAGCGGGGTCGTAAACCGAAAAAACAGACGGAAAAAGAGATCATGAAAGAATACGTAAATGATGTTGTCAAGCCCTCCACTCTGCAACAGCAGAGGAAATATTATGAAAATATGGAATATTTGTCCCCCAATGAACGCAAATTATTCGAAAAAAAATTCTGCCAACCCAAAAATCCCAGTCAAATCAAATTGATGACTTACTTGAACGATCCTAGTCAAAAGATCGTCATCGCTACCGGGCCGGCGGGGACCGGCAAAACCCTGTTTGCGACGCAAACGGCGATTCGACATTTTTTACTGGGTACGTATGAGAAAATTATTTTTACGCGCCCATCTGTGAGTGTCGACGAAGAACTGGGATTTTTACCGGGATCTTTAGAAGAAAAGATGGCCCCGTGGATGCGTCCTCTTTACGACATCCTCCACACCTTTATCACCCCCAAAGAAACGACGCAATTGATTGAAGAGAAGATTATCGAAATCTGTCCTTTAGGGTTTATGCGCGGACGTACCTTCAAGAATTGTTGCATTGTGGCCGACGAAATGCAAAATTGCAGTCTCTCGCAAATGAAACTGGTGCTGACCCGTATAGGAGAAAACACGCGTCTGTTCATCACGGGCGACTTGGAACAGTGCGATCGCATGGGCGAACGCAACGGTCTCGAAGATTTCTTGGATAAGATTCGCTCGCGGCGGTCCAATAGCATATCTAGTGTGGAATTCGAACTGAAAGACGTCGAACGCGAAGCCGTGGTGCGCGAAGTGCTCGAAATCTATGCGGCGGTTTCTGCACCCCCCATGATGACGGACGACGAATCCACCCAATCGTCGGTGTCCATTACCGAATCTTCGACGGCCGACCCGTGATGTCTTCGCGCCCGGTACGCATTTTCCAATCTTATTCTATAGGACGTATTATTGATTATATGGCATCCCCATCCGCTATAGTGTCCCGTACATTGAAGGGTGGCGCTAAATTTATCGGCAAACAAAAAATGAATTTCTTATACAACAAATATGTGCTGTTTTTCTTTATTTTTGTCACGTTTTTCAACTTGGTGTCCCACGCTCTTTCGGGAAATTACATTGTTTCGATCCTTTTTATCTTGGTCGCGTTCTTGACGTCCTTTTTTAGCAAGAACATGATTGTTATTTTGGTGATAGGCTTGGTGACGGCCAATTTAGTCAATTATGGCCCCCAGAAGATGCAGATGGAAGGGTTCACGACGTCTCCCCCGACCAAGGCGGCCACTGCGACCACGAAAGCGGCCACGAAGGCGGCCACGAAAGCGGCCACCGCGACCACGAAGGCGGCCACCGCGACCACGAAGGCGGCCACCGCGACCACGAAAGCGACGACCAAGGCAGCTACAGCGACGACGAACGCCCCGACCGCGACCGCGAAGGCGACGACCAAGGCGGCTACAGCGACCGCGAAGGTGACCAAAGAGGCCATGACGGACGAAAATGACCACGAATCCAATAAACCCCTTTCCGCCAACAACCCAGACATGGATAAAATCAAACAGAAATACCAAGAACTTTTGAAACTCCAAGAAAAAATCATGTCCAACGTGGGATCTTTAGAAGAATCGTTCAGCAAAGTGAACGGTATTGTCGGTGACGTCCAAAACACGGTCGAATCGATGAAATCCAGCATGAATTAGATATATGACCCATGATGTCACAGACATGATAGGGTGTGTTATGACAAGGTCCCATGAGCAACCTTGTCATAGTGAACGTGCAATAAGATCAAGTGTATAAAATGCGTATTATTTGTATAGGATTTATGAGTTTCAATCTAACAGAGTTATTGACCAAACGTATTGTAGATAAATTATGGTTGGCCATCTTTGGACTCATCATTTTGACAATATTGATCTATTATGCCTTTTTTAAACACGCATCGACTGCTACTGCGCAGGGGCAGGTCGTACCGATACCGCCGCCGCCTACCTCCAACATGACTCCTCTGCCTGTGAAAGAAACTTTTGTCGCCTCTGGACGAGGCGACGACAACGACGAATGCAAATACGATCCCTACAATTTGTATTGTAAAAAATCGTCGAATGTTGCCTCCGCCGCGTTTCATTACGGTGAACCCCGCCCAGAATCACACGATAACATCCAAGAAGGATTCGTAGAAGGCTTGACCTTGCTCGATTTTGGCCAGTTCCTGCAATTCCTCTTTGATTTGATTGAGGACATGATCATTATTACACTCACCTTGCCCGAACACATTTTTTATTTCGCCGAAGGGTTTGCCTTCGTGGCCGGCGCCGTCATTGAACTGTGTTTCAACTTGATCTGGCAATCTTTCGTAGTCATCGGGGATTTTACGGAAACAATGAACGACATTGCCACCTGCGGGCTGACCTGGTATAAAAATTTGCCTAAATGCGGCATGTGGTATGCCCTAGACATGGCCATCTATGTCTTTGTCTATGTGGTCTTTTTCATACCGATTGCCATTGTTCGTATCATCACGTTCAATAAGGTGGATCTCAACACCCTCTATGTGAAATTGTTCGGGGTGACGGGCGCCCTCGATTCCCATGGTCGGGTCATCAAAAAAGACGGCGCCCTTGCGGTACTAAGCAATAAAGTGCAGGCCCAGACAGGGTACGGGTTCATGCATTTCCCGGATTCGGTGGTGCGTCAGTGTTATAGCTGCAATGTGATTGGCGATTCCTTGCAGCTCTTCTATGATTCCACGTTGGGCATGGTGAACATGGTCGACAAACCGTTGGGACTCATGGCCAAGGGACTGCCGTATTTCTGGAAGGCCTTTTATTTTGACACCATTTTCAAGGGGCACGGCGGTGACAGTATGCATAATTACGAATCCTCTCATACTGCTGCTGCCAATGTGAACAAAAAATTGGGGCCCACCCCGTCCTCCAATACATCCTTCATGGATAAAGGGAACAGTGCCTACGAAGCCATTAAAACCGGCATATTGCAGGCCCAAAACGCGACGGCGCCCCCTGTACCTACCGGTACGGCGCCCCCCAATTTGTATTCCGTGCCGGCGTGGGTCGCCCCCGACAGTGCCGGCATCAGCACCACCTCTCAAAAATACATCATCAATGCCTTTGATAGCTTGAATCAAGTGACCCCGGATATCGAGGGCGCCCTGTCCTATTTAACCTACGCCATGTCCAAAGACAACGGCCCCTGCAAGTCGCAATATACCGCCTCCCAAGCCGCCATGCGGAATTTGAAATTATCGAAACCGGACGTCAATTCGGCCATGAATGAACTCCAAGCCGCCGGGGGAAATAACAATTTTATGTTGTGATCGGTTTTATTGTTTCCAGTTCTTACCGCAGTCGATGCAAGTGATGAAAATCGTCATTTGCTCATCTGCTGAGCGCGTGGCCATCTCATAATAGGTCGTCTTCTTGGACTTGCACCGCTTGCACGTGTACATGTCGGTACTGGCCTGAATCTGCTGATTCAATTTAGACGCATCGCGCATCATCTTGAGATCCAATACCTCCTTCCACTTGACCGGATTCATTTCATAGTGACTGAGGAACGCCACGTTCGTGGCCGGAATTTCCCCGCTTTTAATCCGGTGAAGCAGTGCCGGGTTTTTGATGTTCATATACACACTTCGCAGCCTGTCCATATAAATATGGACAAAACTCGGGTTGTCCCACTTCCGGACAATGTTGCGCTTGGTCGCTTCTTTGATCGTAAAATTATAAATACTCATTTCAATGTTCTTGTAGAGGGCTTCCTCGGTTTCACGGTCGGCCTGCACAATACCGGCAATCTTCTCACGGATGTTGTTGCGAAATCTGTCGGGGTTCGAAATTTGGAATCTCATGGTTGCTAAATAGGATAATACCTTGTTATCCTATTTAGTGTTTATTACGGTTTCATTCAATTTTTACACCTTTGGACATTGCAAAGGTGTAGAACGAGTCTATACCAGAAGAAGAATCAAAAATTTTATCAAAAAATTTTGCGCTAAAGGGGAATCGAACCCCTAGCTGAACCTTGGAAGGGTTCCATGTTACCACTACACCATCAGCGCAGGGTTTTCTTCTTTTTGGTCGAGGATGTTAGGCGAAGTAGGCTTCTTCGTCGAGTTCATCCTGATATTCCAGTACACTATTTTCTTGCGTTTTATCCGCACTGCCTTCGGGGGCGACTTTGCCCCCCCGCTTTCCTCTGGGCTTCGCCGGGGCTTTAGGCACCCGCTTTTCTTTAGGAACGGCCGGGGTTTCGGGTTTCTTGGTTCTCAGCGTCGCTTTCGGCTTGGCCTTCAATTTGGGCTTGGGCTCTTCGTAATCCTCGTCTTCCAAATCCAAATCGCTGTCGTCCACGATAAAATCGTCCTTGACATACCCCTCCTTCGTGAATTTGGTCTTGGGGTCGTTCATGATCCGGGCCTCTTCTTCGTCCATCTCGTCGTCGCCGTCTTCCGTCTCATTGCCTAAATCTTCAAACCCCCCGAACAAATGTTCATAAATCGCCGTCCATTCCTTGACCGAAATGTCTAAAGGTGCCCCGGTCGCGTCCTTGTTTACCAACAAACAGCTACCGAAAAACAGGACATTGTCGACCGGCGGGGGGAAATCGTACTTGTTTTCCGTGTTGGCTCGCCCGCTGGTTTTTCCATACAATCCTACATGGTAGGTTTGTTGAGAATCGTCTAAAGTGACATCGAAAGTATGATGCAACCCAAAATCGGCGGGGGTTTTGAATCCGGCCTTTTTGAATAAAAGGTCTTCTTCGTATTTTTTAACAGAAAGTGCCTGAATCGTACCCGTGCGTTCTACCACCAAGATGACTGGCATTGTTAGGATATGCGATCACTACACCATTATTACGACGTTATGTTTATATTCTTTTTTGCACCCGTAAATAAATTGTATCAAAAAATGTGTCGTTAATTTATAAGAGGTATCCCCCGTCATTGACGATTCATATAGAATAAACATGCAAACACGTAGAAAAATGCCTAAACAGGTTGTACCGCGGCGACGGCGGACATGTAAATCTCACAAGGGGTCCGTCCCCCACCACGGTGGGTTTATTCCAGTTGCCGTAGCTGCGGAAGGACTACCTTTAATACTCATTGGTATTACGACCGCATCCAAATGGCTGTTTACTGTAAATGATACCATACGAAGTATAGATACAATCCGGCTATTGAAAGAACGGTTTTCATCTGGCAAGAAACCGGATTCTACCACAACAAATGTATCGGTGGCCACGCCCCCGGCCCCGGCCCCGGCCCCGCCGCCCCCCCAAGAAGGCGACATCAAAATTACGAAAAACCTTCTTAACAAACATCACCCTAAATAGCCTCGGCCGCCTCCTCCTCCTGCGTCGAACCGTCTAAATAAACATATCGAAACATTCTAAAGATGTTTCGAACCCTGGCGAATATTTTCATCTACGTCTGTTTTTTCGCACTCGTTCATTATTTTTATGGTTATATCAAAGATACGTTTACGACCAAGAAAAAACCCGATTTAGTCAAACTTCACCAAGAAAAATACCAGGAAATTTTACAAGATTTGGACAAAACGTCGCGACCCGTGGAGGTCACGACCGGGCCACCCCAACAGACCACCCTACTCCATGACATAGATAACTATGCGCCCGATACGACGATTACGCGATCCAACATCGACGCCCCCGATTATTGGGATTCCGTACGTACTTCCATGGATATGTGACTCACCATGTTTCCCCAGTGCCAGAAAATTGATATTATATAAAGAATTTGTACTATATGATATCATCAATCATCATCATGGATCCATCCTCCCCATCGTCATCCCCTTCCCCCTACGTGTATTTCCCCCACGACACCCTACAACAAAAAATGCATAAATTACCCCCCATTGAACTTTCCTATGAAACAACATCACCACATAAGAAAGTTCACGAAGACTATACCATTGGTATGTTTATCCCTAAATCCAAGAAATATGTCGCCTGGTTCACATTTATGGGTACCGAAGACGTATGCATCCTACTGGAACTCAACCGCGATAAACAGGTGGTTTCCTTTCAACAAATACCGGTGATATTTGATACGACGGAACCGCATTTAGCCATGGGCACACTTTTCTACGGATCGTTGGTATATGAAAAGGACGACCGCGTGTTTTTCGTCATTGAAGACTTGCTCATCTATCAATCCATTTCGGTGCGTAAACTTTCGTTTCAACACCGGTTGGCGATTATGAAACATATCTTGGGTTCCCCCCATATTCTTCCCCGGCCGACTGCCCGCCCTCCTAAAGGATCGACCTATCTGTTTGTTCTACCTGTGATGATTTCCCCTCTAAATACGCAAGTGGAAGTTGCTATGAAGACGGTGCCATATCCTATACATCACATTCAATACCGATCCATGGATAAAATCATTCCGTATGTGAACGTCATGATCACGTTGTATTCTTCGTTTCAAAGTGTCCGGGCATTGTCTCAACCTGCCCCCGTGTTTGCCAGGAAAGAGGCGCGGGGCGTCCCCGCCCCCTTTCCCCCGCCGCCCCCCCGCCACGAGGTCCTACCACCAAGAAGGGTCGACCATGTTCCTTCCGGGAAAGACCGCGCCGTTTTCCTGGTCAAGGCCGACATTCAAAGCGATATTTACTATTTATACCACCCCCATTACGACAGCGATTTTGCCTATATTCCCAATTATAAAACCAGCGTGTTTATGAATTCCCTCTTTCGTCATATAAAAGAGAATGTCAATCTAGATGCGGTAGAAGAGAGCGACGACGAAGCGGACTTGATGGATACGCGCCCCGACAAATACGTGGATTTATCGAAAGAACTGAAGATGGAATGCCTGTACCATCGAAAGTTCCGGCGATGGGTACCATTGCGCGTGGTTCACGGACAGTAGCCGGGAAAAAAATGGTCGCGGTGACCATTATTCTTTTTTTTTTACACCCTTGAACATTATAGTGTTTAAGGGATTGCGCTTCGCGCAATTGCTTCGCAATAACGTTACCGGTAAATCAGTTGTATCCAGATGTGCCTCCACTTCCAACTAGCCGATAGCGGTCTTACCTTACCAATCTTCGTCGTCGTCGCTCGCGTTTTCATGTGCATATGCCGAATAATTATTCCAATCGTCGTCGTCGCTCGCGTTTTCATGTGCATATGCCGAATAATTATTCCAATACATGTTATCGTCTGGCATGCGTTGCAACATATCCACATTATGGGAGCAAGCGCACTTGATTCGGGGGGGCATGGCGTTCCATTGCGCATCGTTGGATACGTAAACATAGTTGCCGCAGCCGCCGCAGTTGGATCCCATGAATTGCATTTGACGTACGAAGGACATGGTGGTTTTACCGCAAAATAGCCAGGATTCTTCGTAATTCTCAATGTCCGCATTACGTTTGGGTACAAACGCATGTTGAATGCTTAGATGCACGGCCGATTTCGCGAGTTTGGTTTGTTCCATGGTTTCTTGGGTCTTTCTATCGTAAAAACAGTATCCGTTGACGATTTCCTGTACATCGTACGGCAAGCACAATTTTCTCACCATCATTCTCTTTACGACGGCGCAGGCGGAAAGTTGACGTGTCTCGTTGGTCATGTTGCAAAGTGGTGTAGTTGTTTACCTACGAAAAAAGGCGAATCAATTTTTTACACGTTGGCGCAAACACATATATAAAATTTTACATTCATTTTCATCTAAATAGATGGAACCCTCCCCCATCCCCGATTCTTCCTATAGTGAATTCATCGATGACCTGTGTTCGTTTCATTGTGTCTGTTTCCAGAACGAGGCCAAACGTGCCAGCATGCAGCAGCGTTTCGAGACCCTCGGCATTGCCCTCGATATTTACGGCGGTGTGCCCCACACGGATCCCCGGATCCGGAATGTGGAAGGGGGGAGGCAAATCTCCCCCGGATTGCAGCGTCTGTGGTCGGTCACCTACGGTCATCTCGACATGATTCAGCAATTCTACGATTCCCCGAAATCCTACGGGTTTTTTTGTGAAGATGACATCGTGGTGCGCCGCGATTTGCCGCGGCATTTGCCGCACATTATCCAAGAATTCGACGCCATGAACCTGGAATTGCTGCTGTTGGGTTATATGAAAACCCACAAGGTCGAGGGATGGATGGCCGGGTACGAGGTCGTGCGCACGTATTCGGGACGCGCGTATCATCGGTACCCCCCAGATCAATGGGGCGTCCACTTGTACATGCTGTCCAAGGCGGGGGCCAAGCGGATCTTGGACACCTATGCCCACGGATACGCCGACGAGTACGTGAACGACCCGGAGCGGCCATTTAGCCCAGATTGGACCATCACCAAGTGCCCAGGGTTGAACCGGGCCTTGGTGACCCCCATGTTTGCGGTGGAAGACGGGCGCGATTCCTACGAACATTACGCCCACGCTGGACAGTACCATTTTCACATGGAGACATTTCGTTTCAACTACGTGCCGGACCTTTTTATATGACGAAACTATATAGTAAGGAAAATAGTTGATCATGTCGGGAACCGGAGTCACCATGTCCAATAACATTATGCCGGCGTCGGCGGGGGGATCCAATGCAGGGTCGGCCGTGTCATCTTCTTCGCCGATGGCCATCACCGACGCCTATAACGGCAAATTTCCGTCGTCCATGGGGGGCCTGACCGCCCAATACGAAAATGCGTACAAAGGTGGGTATGTGCCCAGCGTACACAGTAACCTTAAAGACCTGACCTCACGTTCCGCCCGTTCCTCCCGTTCCGCCCGTTCCTCCTCCTACGTCAAATCGCAATCCATGAAAATGAAACGCAAGAAGGGCAAGAAGACTCAGGGCAAAGGCAAGAAGACACAGGGCGGTCGTCAGGCCCCGTGGACGAAGAAGAACCGGACACGGTCCAAGCGCTAGACTAGAGTTAAATTATAACAATATGACGTATTATTGAGATGTTATATTGTTATCCCAAGAAATTATCCCTATATTCAAAAAGACGGTTTATAAAACATGAACGTCTACACGTTTCCATTTGATACCTGCGAAACGCCCCAAGAAACGGGCATTGCCCAACCCTATTCTGTCTTGGTCAACGTCGTGACCTGTTCCATCGTCGCATTTTTCTTGGTAAAAACGCCCCACTGGCACGCCTTCTGGCTTTTGTTGGCCCTGCTCATATTTGAATTGAACCATACCTTGTCCCATTTCATTCACATCCCGGGGTCGTTTTTATTCACCATAACTCATGTCAGCGGGTTCTTGGTGAACCTGGCCCTGTTGAATTTCCTATACCATGTTACCAAGACCCTGCCTCCTTGGTACTATATCGCCCTATGGGGGATCATCCTCGCCGTCGATGGGTACGCGTTTTTCAATTTGTCGTTCATTTACTTTGTACTGACCCAAATCGTCTTGTTCGTCGCGATACTGTTCTTCTATTATCCGCGGTTGTCCCAACCGGTCCAACGCAGTTTCCGGTGGATCTTGGGGAGCACCGTGGTGATTTATTTAGGATTTGTCAACGAAAAATTGCATTGCAAGGACATGCTGGCCGCGTTCCCGAATTTCCCGTTTCACGTCATCATTGAGACCTTGAGCATTGTGCCGATTTACCTGTTGTCGTCCACCTTGTACAATTTATAATTGTATATCTGGGCCCGTTGCTGGAAGGTCAAGGTCGTAAAATCGGCGATATATACTGCCATGATTTGTATAGGATTCTTTCCCAATATATGTCGTATATCGTACCCCCATGCCGTAAACGTATCCAACCGCAACACATGTTGGTAAAAATTAAACGTGTACACATACGCGGGATCAAACACATGTTGCGCAATGTTTTCGGGTTTAGCAAAGTATTTTTTACGTTCGCCGGGGGTCATATACAAGCCCATCGCCGACAAGTCGTCCATGTTCAATGATGCGATGCTATCGGGAAGTGTCGGTGCGTTTCCTGGCACATTCATGTGAATGGTTTGCATCGTAGACATCAAGGGTGACAATATATACGGATTATCCCCCGTAAATGACATTTGCAATCCAGGTTGTATGTTTCGTATAAAGGGTAGCAACAATGATTGCAACCAAGACGGGGGAGCCTTGGCCAACGGTTGGTCCCACGCCTGACCGGTATACACGGTTGAGCACGGGATCGTGGTTTTAAACCGGCCTTGGACAACATATTGGAAACAACGTCGGCGTGTGTGGAAAAAAGATACCGGGGCATGTTCCAACCCCTGGATTAAGACGTACATGACCCCCGTAAAAAACGCCGTATCGATCGGTATACGGGTCATTCCCGACAATTCCGTGGTCCATCGTTCCAACGCCCATTCTGGATCGCCCATCATGATGTTATATGATACCATGATTCACCTTTTATACCAATATTCGTCTCATAATACTTTATAGATTAGATTATTATGGGAAAACGATCAACATATGTTCCATCCACCGCGAAAACCGGGAGCATGTCCAAGAAGACGCCCCTTCACCTGGTACCCTCTACCACGTTGGGAGGCGCCCGACCCCTGTTGGCGGAGACGACGCCGAGTTCGTCGTGGACCATCGGGGGGCTCATCGTCGTCATTTTAGGACTCATCGTGACCATCGGCTACTTGTTGAACATGAATTTTTCCAATGTACCACGTACGAAGGATCCGGGGATCCCCGCTCCCCCCAGTGGAAATATTCTATTTGAAACGACGAGTCTGACTAACGTATCTACACGGCCCAACAACCTGCAGGACCCGTACAGTCCGCCTCTTAAAACCGACGGGTACTATTTTCCCCCGGATTCCGGCGACGTGCGCGGCCTGCCCATGGTACAGATGCAGTATCCTATACAACCGGCCCGCTGCAACAGTTCGGCCTGCGTGGGGGCGGTGGCCCCCATCAACATGCAGACCCGCGGTTACAGCCCCGATTTCACCCAGATCGGCATATTGACCTACGAACGCTCCAAGAAAGGGGGCGACGATTCGCTCCACGACAACATGATTTTACCGTTGATGGGGCGTCGGGTCATGAGCGGACGCGACAAGTACCAGTATTATACCATGTCAAATACGGGTGCCATCGCGACCAAGTTACCGGTGAAGGTGCGTGGGCGCAACTGCATCGGTGAATACGGGTGCGACGAACTGATGAACGGGGACACGGTTTACGTGGACGGGTACAACAACCAATTCCGGGTCACTGTTTACGAGAATTCCTTGTTTAGTTATATTCCGTCGCTCTAATGTTCAACGGTTCACGGTTTACCGGTTCATCGGTTTCGTGACTCATGACACTGGTATCGCGGTCTTCCTCTCTATGCCAAAACGGGTGATTCGGGGATACCGTGCGAAGATATGGTGGCGGGTCTCTATGTGGATAGGGTCTTTCCAGATACACGGTGGCATGTGGCTCGATATTGCAACAATACATGACGAAACGTTTGATCATATACAATAAACATGCAGTCGTCATGCCCCCGAATATAATTTCCGCCAGAAGGATCATCATAGAGTAATCTATGTAAATCGCCATGTTTTGGCCGGGGTATTATATATTACCGTATGTTCTAGGGTGACGATAATATACAAAACAACACATCACGTTCCACTAGGAGGTGTACCGTTGGTCGCGTTGGATGACTAAAGGTGTCGGCAAAATCACGTCGGCCTTTTGAATAATGTTCAAGGTTTTCATGGGACGGTTTTCGGGGGGCAACATCGATTGGGTACGGGGGTTGACCAGATTGGTGGATCCTATACCAAACAATTCGGTTTCAATGTCGCACGTATCCTTGTACAACTGCATGGGGTACCTGCCGGGCAGCAACCCGTCTCCCGCAAAACAAGTGAGGTCGTTCATCAGTTTGCCTTGGTACACCTCGTATTTGCGCATCTTATACATGTCCAATTGTTCGAGTTCATAATTGCCCTGCGTGTTTTTATTTCGCGTAGAGGCCATGATTTCTATATGTAAAACTCATATAATAATTGTATCGCATGTGGGCGCGGGTTCAAGGTGGGTCTGGGGGGGACCGTTGTAAAAATCTTCGACGGTGCCCGCCACCACCACATTCGGGGGCAACGCCTCCATGTCTAAATGCTGGACCATGTCGGGCGCAATATAAATCGTAAAGTGGCCGTCGCGGTTGCGATGTGCACACTGCTGGGTCCATTTGTCCAACTGTAAAATGTCGTTCATGGCAAAGACGCGGCCCCCGGGGCCCGAGTGGTGGGCCGGGCGTCGACTGCGCGGACGACCTTCGGTGTGTTTCATGCGCCATTCGCAGGAGAGCGCGTTTTTGTGGTCGGGGAAACCGGTCATCAAAAAATAGATTTCCCAGCCGCCCCCGCGCCCGTGGGTATATCTGGCACCGCCGCAGATTTCCTCATTGTGTTGGCGCAAACGGCGTTGTGGGTTATTGGTAGACCCATTGTAGGTTAGATGGGCGTAGCGCGGGTTCTTATTACGCAAAATATAACAGTACCACGGTTCGGTCATGGGGTCACGGCGGAACGTAAGGAACGTAAGGAACGTAAGGAACGTAAGGAAGGTATGAAAGGCGTAAAATGTTATTATACAATGGCTTTATGTAAATTCACCGCGCATGCGTCGACCTCCTTCACGTCTCCGTGGATCAAATACTGACACAGGCACGGATGAAACAGGCGAAAATAATCGTAAGAGCAGAGGACGGCCACCCCGATTGACGAATCTTCGCTCAACATTTTTCCGGCCGCCGCCCGGTACCATTCTTGGAACAAGGGATGCGATGCCGTAGTGTCGTAGATCCAATCCATGCCCGTCGACATGGCGTCCGCATCGTAGTCCCATTCGTCGCGCGTCACCTCGTCCAGGTCTCCGTCGTCGTCATGCCCGGCCCCTGCCCCGGCCCCGGCCCCATTCGGGAGCGGGGCAACATGCAAACTATGCATGGAAAACACAGTACGAATACAGACACGGTATTCCTGATCATTGTTGTATTGGACAACCGCATTGGTAGGATATTTCATCTCTTTCTTGGTACAATACTATACTTAAAAACACAATAAATACGTCTAAATATTTATTGTGGCAATTTACTTCTCTGTTCTCTGGTGTATGGGGACGATTTACTTCTTGGCGTGGCGATTCTTACGCGACTTGCGTCCCCCGCGCTTGGCCTTCTTGGAACGGCTGTGGCGCTTGGACTTGCCGCCCTTCTTGGACTTGGACGACTTCTTGGCACGGCGGGAACGGCGGCCACCACGCATGCCAGACATTTGGTTGCCCATTTCGGGGCCCATGGCCGTAGGGCCCGAGGAAGCCGGAGCAGCACCGGCCGAAGAGGCGGAGGCATTCATCGCAGTAGGAGCAGCAGAAGAAGACATGATAATAATCCTATATATATTATCATGACATAACTATTGTGGATGGTCGTGGGTTCAAACTAACGCGACCCACCCCCACCCCTTCAAACGATGTTGTCGTTGATGTCGCGGGTCGGGATGCCACCGCGCACCCACCCGTCCAACGCCGATTCCTCCACCATGTTGGAGTGGATGGCGCTGCCCTGCATGTCGGGATACATGGTGTATTTCATGAAACTCTTGTCCATGATGGTGGAGACCCCCTTCTTCTCAAACACCGACTCGCCCTGCAGCAATTGCGATTCCAGGTCGGGGTTGCACGATCCACGGCCCAAGTAAGGCACCGTGACAAACGGACGAGGGTTCAATTGCAATTTATCTAAAGGGCGTTCTTGGTCGGTACGGATGGTCAACAAGGAATCGTAATCGATGATGTTCCCATTCAATCCCTGTCCGTTGGCCACGCCGTTCAAGACCATGGTGGGCTGGTTCGAGGCGAACGCAATGTCGTTCTTGGGGATAGTTTCACTAAAATAATTGGAAAGCATGTGCGTGGCAAACCGGGTATTTTGTAAATTGCGCTGGGTATTGTCGACTTGATCCAAACCGATACGGTCGTTTTTATTGAAAATATAATCAAAGCTATCACCGAATGACATTTCTGTAAAAAATGTATTATTATACTATCAACCAATATATAATAATACGAGGAAACTAATAATTTGTATAATGGCTGGTATTGCGGGCACACGCGAATAAATTGCCCTCCTTGCACGATATCATGGATCCGTAGCAAAATTCGGCAAAGGCGCCTTGGTCGTTGGGAATGGTCGTCGCCGGGTTCGAATAAAATTGGCGCATCGACTGTTCAAAATTCAGTTGCTCGTTCATATCGCGAAACAGCTTCTCGCTGATACCCGGCTGACCCGGGTTGGCTTCTTCCACCAGTTTGACCGCATTTTGGGTGATCATATCGCGCACCGTGCTGTTGGACATGGACGGCGCCGGCAATTTGTCCACATTGTAGTCGTAATCGCTCATCAACACATTACTAAACGGATTGGCCGACGTCGGTTGTTGAAAAACCTCCGGATTGCTGACAATATGATTATTGTCTAAATAATCCAAGCCGGGGCTGGAAATTTGTACTGTCAACCCTTCTTGGGCCTTGTGTTGATTTTCATGGTATTGGTGAAGTCCCCAAATACATCCCAGCGTGATCGCACTGATAAATAAGAGTCGAAACCGTTGTTCCGTCATAAACAAGGCAATCACGGTCAAGAAAATCACTAAACGTGTGATGGCGTTTAATTTTTCGTTGTAGCCCATGTCGTCGCACGGATAAAAATCGAAAATATGGTCCGTATTGAACAAAATGTTGGGATTTTCCCCCCAAAATGGCGTCATTTTAGGGAGAGGTGGGGTCGTTACTCCCTCCACGGATCCTGTTTTATCAGGTAAATTCGTCAAATTCGTACTCATTTATTCTTTGGAGTTACAATAATAATGGGTAAACAACTAGATTCAATATAATATTTCTACAGATATTCAAGGAAGATCCGTATGAGCAAAGCTCCGTAAGATGCCCACTAATTTTCTGGAGAGCGATTACAGAAAAACTCATCTCCAAGGTATATATAAGAAGACGGATCGATACGTTCAATTCCCATGTCAAAAAACAAAACCAGGAAGATCCACCGGTTACCGACAGAAAAACCCGAATCGCCCTATGAATCCAACAACGGTATGATGACCTATATATGGGGTCCGGCCACGTGGCATTTGTTGCATTGCATCAGTTTCAATTATCCGGTGCATCCCACCCCGGAGGACAAGAAACATTACAGCGCCTTTGTTCGCAATTTGCAACACGTGTTGCCCTGCGGCAAATGCCGGAAAAATTTGGTGAAAAATTTCAAAAAGCTTCCTTTAGAAGAGAAGGACATGATATCCCGCGAAAGTTTTTCTAAATACATCTTCAACTTGCACGAGGTGATCAACACCATGTTGGGCAAAAAATCGGGACTCACCTACGAAGAAGTACGCGATACCTACGAACAATTCCGGGCAAGGTGTGCACCATCACCATCACATAGAAAGGGCAAGATGATAGCCGGCAAACCCGGAAATCGTACCCGTCGCGAAAAGGGATGCACGGTTCCCTACAGCGGTAAACCTAAAAAATGCATTCTAAAAATTGTGCCCCGTACCATGAAATGTGCTTCGTTTCAAACGTAAGTGCCGATGTACACCGATAAATCAATTAAAAAGGACGACCATCGTAGATGGTCGTCCTTTTTATTCCGGTGAAGATTCAAAATGGGACTATTTTGGTAAATAAGTAATTACTTTTCTGCCTCTAAATTTATAATCATATTCGTGTGGTCGAGAATAAAGAAATAAATAAATAGTTATTTTGAGAAATTCATTAACTTTTACGAAATAACTATAATTGGTACATATCTTGTAAATTTTACGTGATATTTTTAGTAACAATTCATATCTTTTGTCCGTTTTGGAAATTTGCCCAATGTATTTTCCGTTTCTGTGTTTCAATGTTCCATTGTAAGACAAAATATGATGGATAATATCTGTAGGTAAAGACGAAAATAACATTACTAATGGTATATCTTTGTAAAATTTTATATTATTTTTGTCCCATTATAAATGTTCAAGGGTGTAAACAATGAAATAAAAAATAGGGTGATATTATATATCACATTCATTCGTTGATCCTATTACCATGGCCACGCGCATTCAACCCTCCAACGCTTTTTACTATAAATATTTGCTTCCCAATAAAAATGTCTCCTTAGTTATCTTGTTTCTCATTATCTTTGCTTTAGTGGGATACGGTATTTACTATATTTACTCTACCCGGTCCCAGGATGCCCAGACGGGCAACATTGCCAACGGGGGAGCCAGAAAGAACGGGTTCAGCGGTTCCGGAGCCAGCGGAAGCAGCGCCCCCGGAACGGTCGAAATCCTGTTCTTCAACGTGGACTGGTGCCCGCACTGTGTCAAGGCGAAACCCGAATGGGAAAAGTTTTGCGATACCTACGACGGACAGACGGTCAACGGCAAGTACACCGTCTCGTGCCGCGGGGGGAAGAAGGGCATCAATTGCACCAACACGGACGACGCCAAGGTCAACGCCATGATCCAGCAGTACAGCATCGAAGGTTACCCTACCTTGAAGGCCATCCAAGATGGCAACCAGGTCGTCGATTTCCAGTCCAAGATCACCTTTTCCAACATGGAACAGTTCATCCAGACCATGAAGTAAAGACCACGTCAAGGATGTCTGGGGGTTGTCTCGGCGATGGATACCATAAAGTGGTTGGCACATTCGACCCCCATATCAATCAGTTTAATGCGTTCTTCTTTCGAACTCATTACGGCAAAAAAATCGTACGGATTCATGGTGGTGGGCGTCACGTAGATTTCGTACGGGGAATGGGGGTCATGGTCGTGGCATTCGTAGTCCCCGATCTTGGACACTTTGTTCACAATGTTGGCAAAGATAATGTAGAAATATTCCATCATGTTTAGCATGGTTTTCTTCTTCTTTTCCAATACCCGCAAATTGATGCCTAAAATGGTATTAGGGGCATGATCGTGACCGGTGCACCATTCCAAACACGTGTCCAAGGGATAATTCATTAAGAATCCGCCGTCCACGTACCACGAATCGTTCCCCCCCTTGTCTTCGGTCCCTCCGTTCCCTCCGTTCCCTCCGGATACATCTGCACCTTCGGCGGCGTCGTGCGCTCCGGCAACGATTTGCAACGGACGGAAGATGAACGGAGCACACGACGAGGCGTAGACGGCGTCCAGTACCCGCCAATCTGGATGAGTTGTATGGGAAATATCTACCAATTCAAAGGACATCAGGTTCACCGTATAATAATGCTGTTCAATCCCGGTAAATTCGTACAATTCTTGCATGGTAATCTTGGTAATGTCCAGATCCTTGGCACTGAAGAGGGGACGAAACAGTTCTTCAAATGTGTCTATCCCAAACAGACCCCGCGTATGATAACACTGAAAAAAGAGGGGCAGCGACAGGGGAAACAACTGTTGCCAGGGACGGTGAATCAAATAGTTGTCGAGAATGTGCCATTCGAATTTGAGGGAGAGGGCAGTACCAAGAATGGACCCGACCGACGTAGCATGAATGGTTTCTATATGATCCATGTCCAAGAACCCGTGTTCGTGCAAACGCCGGACAATACCGTAAAAGGTAAACCCGTAAATGATGCCCCCCGAAAAGACCAGGTGTTTTATCTTGGGTTCGCGAGTTTCCAATAAGGTTGTTGAGCCAGAAATGTCGCTCATGTTTGTCATAATATAACAACATCACCTTGTTCTTATATCATCTCTAATTCGCGCACCAAGATCGGTTCATTTATTAAAAGTGATGCGCTTTTCCAATTTTTCGAAAATGTCGGGGTTGTAAATCATGCCGGCGGGTTTGTACTGGCCGATGGGAGTATATTGTTTCGCGGCGGCCCCGGTGGCACCCTGGGTCCCCTGCAACATGCGGGCATTGGGGTCCGTCGGTTCGGCGCCGGCATCTTCCTTGGTATCCCCCACGACTTGGCCCTTTTCGTTGATGATTTTGCCCGTCTTCTTTTTGACTTCGTTCCGCACGTACGACGGAATCCAGTGTTCCCACGATACAAACAAGGTATGGGGATGGATGTATCGCACGCTAAACCCGTTGTCCACCAATTTTGAGACTAAATAGGCCACACATTCCCCTTGGTCGTACGCCGGTTCGCCGAATAGAAATTCGGGCACGGTGAACCAAATATGTTTGTCGTTCTTCTTGATCTTGGAAATGGTTTGAATGCGTTTATGCACGCGGTTCAGTATTTTGTTGAAAATGGAGAGTTGTTTCAAATCGCGGCGCATGTTTTTTTCATATAGTTCATCTATGTTGACCTTGCCGGTGGCTTCTTCTTCCTCCGCTAACAGTATGTTCGACATCCGTAGTAGTATTATATGATAATCATATTTTTATGATGTCCGGTCACACCGCATGCCGTATTTCGGGGGAAATGGCCAAATAATGTGAGAGCCAGATGGCATCCATATACGGAAATTCCACGTAAATGTCCCGTTGTCTAAATACTTCGTAAATGTCTGGTATAAGTTTTTGGGTGGCCACCGTGTTCAACCGTTCGCGATATTTGGCGTCGTATTCCATGATATTGCAGGACGCTTTGATACGACGTTCTTCTTCCATCATGCCCGACGAGACAAAGACGCAGACTTCGGCATGCTTGCAGCCTTCGGCCTCACCGACGAGGTGTTTGCAGTCTTGGCACCATTCGCGCATGGTCGCAATCATTTCGTCGGTGAGACCAGAGCATCCCGACGAAACATCCATAAACAGGGTCGGTTGCGGGACATGTTGCCGGATCCACTGTATTTCAATGTCGGTGGCCGATCCTATACACACCACGGAACAATTCGCAAGGCGGTTATACAGACATTGGCGGAACAACTGATCGATGAACACATCGTACGTGACCGGACCCATCGGTATAAAAATGGGGGGATGGTACGTATGGACGCGGTGAAATCGCCATTCGGGGTTGATCTGGTATTTCAGTGTGTAATGGTAGTAAGTGCTGGGAGATATCGACGTTTTCACCAAATTGTCGCCTATATCAGCGGTATTGGCCACGAAATCGTTGGAAATAAAAATGCACTGTGGAAGTGGGCGACTCAACCGCTTTACGGTGGTACGCGATGGTGTAAACAACGCGTCAGTGTCGTCGGGCTTGGTGGTGAATATGTGCGTGGGGAAAAGTCCGTAGGTGTCGGTCACCACATACAAATGGGCGGTATCCATATGGATATTTTGATCCAAGAGGACGCACGAAAAGGACCCTTGCGCGACTTTCAGCAAATAGTCCAGGCCGAATTCCTGATAAATATACAAGATGATGTAGTGGGGGTCCCGATGAATAAGGGGGTAATCGCCCTTGTCTCGTCCGTCGCAAAACCACGCAGTCAGGGCGTCAATGTTGCTGACACGACCTTGAAATAGGCACAGGATATCCCCACTGTCAAAGGCCAGTGCGACAGTCGACTCGTCTGTTTTCACATAGAATTTGATGCCGCGTTGTTGCCACGACGCATCGTCGACCTCCGCACACCCATTTAGACAGACGTGGAACGACGATTTTTTGGCATCCATGTTTTATGCGTAGGATGCGTACAATTAGTATTCATATACAAGGAAATTTCTATATGAATTTTTTTATGGCGATTTAGCTCGTGGGGCTCGTGGTGATCTTGTTCATGTTCATGTTGCCCATGCCCTTGTCCTTGACGCGCTTATAGATTTCCAAGGCGACCAAGCCGCCGAAAATTTGCGCTAAACAGTACGGGATCACGTCGGCCGTGGCGAGTTGACCCGCCGAAGCCATCGCGATCGTGACCGCCGGGTTCATGTATCCCCCCGAAAAGTTGTGGGCAAGAAGGATCAACAGGGCCAGCGTCGCCCCGATCGCCAACGGATTGCCCGTGCTCAAGAAAATAAACACCAAAAACAGCGTCCCCACAAATTCGACCAAATAATTTTGAATCATTGCCAATAGATGGATGCGAAATATATCTTATATGTGGATTTTTTGCCACGCCGGGTAAAACATGTCCGCCGTAGGATGATGCACGCCGTCGGCAAACCACTTGGACGGGTAGTATACCACCGTATCCTCTTTGTGCACATTCAAATAGGCCGCCCACAGACTGAAGGTGCTGTTCGCAATAATGTTGTACGGACACCACGACATGTACAACATTTGTTCCCAGTCGTGGAGCGCCGCGGCCGAAACGATGAAATCGCACTGGGGAAACATGCTTTCTAAATCGTGGACATACGTCGTATAAATGTCGGGCAAGTCGCAACTTTCACATACAATCACTACGGGAATGCCACGGGGTTCCACAAGACCGTCAAATTCCTCCCGGGCCAAGATCCAAGCTAAACTTTCTTGGTAATAGGCCGGGGGCAAGATATTGTGTACATGTTGTAAATGTTTGTAATCTCCCCACCGAAAATGCATGGAAATACGGAGAGGCGAGTAAAAGGTCGCGTCGTTCAGGGCCAGTTTATCGCACAGTTCGGCCTGGCGGTCCCGGAGACCCAACATGTCCACAATCGTTTCGAATTCTTGGTCGAAATATTTAAACGACTGAAAATACCCTTCCAATACGACACACATGGGGGGATTATCCACGGGCAGCAGGATGGGATGATACGAATGATCGCGTTCATGAATGCGGGTTATGGGACGTTCTACGGACCCCCCTCCTAACGTTACCGTTGTCGTGGACTGCACGCGGCCACTCTGTGTCAATTTGCGCAACAAATTGTCCCAATAGTGGGGGCGGGGCACAATTTCGTATTCCGTTTTCTTGGTACGCGTGAAGAAGAAATCTGCGTGGTATTTTAGCGAAAGAGCCATGGTGGCAAATATTTGAAACAACTGGTTCCCCAGGCCGCCATATAATTCATGCGTCACTACGACGTCGCTCTCTTGGGACAACGTGGATGGAAACATGACAGATAGTTTTAAACACACAAAAATGTATTAGGATACATTATATATCTGTATTTATATAATTAAACATGTCCTACCGTATGCAAATGAAATATAACGGAAATGGCCCCAACCTCGGCGGAGGAGTTCAGGGCATTTCTCCGCAACAGACCATCAACAATTACAAAGACAGCGAACAGACGGCCATCCGCAGCATCCTCCGCCGTTCTTGGAACACGCCGTACGCGGTGGGCAATGTCAACGGCCACAAGCGCGCCATCGGCGAATTCAAGGCCGTCACCAACATTGGCGACTATTTGAGCCGCCAAAACTACGCCTGTGGCAACATCCCCAACCCGACGCGCCCCCGCATTGTCAACTGGGGACGCAGCCTGGGATCCATCATCAAGCATTGCGACAGTACGGGGGTGCCGTGCAGCAACACGAACACCAAGTTTGTGCCGGATTCCAGCGACTATACCACCTACAAGAAGCAGCGGGCCATCAACTCCAACTACAACGACTTGTCGAACGGGGGTGATCAACACAATGCGTCGTATGTGGATTACATGGCGGCCACGCGGTTTTAACCCTGGGGCACGTTGTCCTATACTCGTAATATTGGTACCGAGTTAATATGAGGTTATAGTATCATATGAACTGATGCAGGACATTTCGTCGTCCAACGTAGGTGACAGTGTCGCCAGCGCGTTACCCTCGCCCCCCAAGACCAACCATTTTGTGGACAAGTTGACCCTCGAATACATGATGAACCGAAATCATTATACCAAATATTTAGCCAAAACTAACCGCGAAAAGTACCAAGAAGTCCAAGACAAGATCGAGACCATCCAAGCATCGCAAGACTACATTCACACCATCTTTGACGACCTGTTGACGGACTACCTTGCGCACGGAAATTATACCAAATACAACACATCCCTCAACACGGCTTTTGACAACTTTTTGCAAAAATGCATGCAATACATTGAAGAAAACCCGGAATGTCCTTACGACGAAGAGTCCGGGCCAGGTGGGGACGAAGACATGATGTTTGCCGATACGAGCCAACTGGTGAGAAAAAAGACGCGTTCCTCTCAAAAATATACCCCCGACCCCCGAAAAAAGGAAGATCTCTACGTGAACGGGGTCCGGTTTTTTACCCGTAAATAATGCCCCTATACCTCCCCTCTCCTAATTCCACATAAAAATTGAATCCAGACATGATGATATATGATATACCACCTATCATATATCAACAACATGAACACCCCTAATGATGCTACCAAGCTCGCGACCCAACAAAAATTGGAAAAGGATGTGCAGGCGGCGGCGAAGACCGCCCTGATTCAAACTCCCCAAGAAGGGTTGAAAACCCTGCAAGAGGCGATGAATCAAGGTTCCGTCGAGTTTCAGCAAAAGACGGGACGTCAAATGACGTATGCCGAAATGCGGCAAATGTGGGGGTAACCTTACCGTAGGGGGTAGGGGGTAACCTTACCGTAGGGGGTAGGGGGTAACCTTACCGTAAATTCTTGCGCAATTCCATCAAGGGCAAATCGACTTCGGGGAGCTGTTTGGCAATATAATGCACCAATTTAGCGCGCTTGGTCATCTGCAATATCTTTTTCATTTCGGGAATCTGTTCAAATTTAGCGTATATTCCTTCTGCCCGCGCTTGTACATGGCGTCCAGAATAGAAATCCGGGGCCATCTGGACCGTCTTGGGACGTAAAATAAGGTCCCGTTTCGCGTCTTCGCCCGCCACCTTACTCTTGATCTTGCCGGATTTGCTGCCCGCCGCCTTGGCCAACGCGCCATCCTTGGCAATTTTGCTATTGGAATCCAACGAAAAGAGGAGCGCAAACTCCTCATTTTCCTGGGGCGCTTTCGGCCACCGAAATTTCGACGCCTGGTAATAATGTTCGACCGACGCATATTTGTGACCGTTGATTTCAAAGGGATGCTCCGTATCCGTCCAGGTGTCGTCCAATTTACGCCGCCAGTCCGGAATGGCTTTGAGATCTTTGTACTCAATCATCTTGTCCTTCGGGATGGTTTCGCCACTTCCTTTGCCGGGCAACGCGGCCTTTTCGCTCTTGGCGAAGAACCGGAACACGATCGACGAATCGTAGAGCTCGGCCCGGCTCCCGCTTCTTGGACGGTGTTCACCTTCCTTCTCTTCCGCCTCTTCCTCTTCTTCCGCTTCCTCATCATCGTTGTCGCTCTCGGGGGCGCCCACGTTCGGTTGCATGCCCAGACGCACCTTGAAATTCCGGAAATCTTCAATCATATAGTAAATTCCGGAACTCTTTTCGATGCATTTGTTGACAATCATCGTCTTCACGTCGTAAGGTATTTCTTGGAAGGTGAAAATGCGCTTGTTCTTATAGGAAAGTAAATTGTAATGGTTCCCGCTGTACGTGGTCATGATGTAAAAATTGGGGGTGAATCGACCCTGTTTTTCAATCTCGCGGTTGGCTTCGCCGCAATTCAACACGCTGTGGAGGGCATCCTCTCTGTATTGCAACTCTGAGAAAATAATCATCTTCATGTTTAGCACCTTTTCCAAGGTGGAAATGGCCCACGAATCGGCCCAGTATTGCGGGGTTTGCAAATAGTCCTTGTATTTTTCAAACGTGTCGATGGTGGACAAATCCCCCATCACTTCCCCGATCATGGTTTCCGTATTTTTCTTGAGTTCCAAGAGTTCCCGGTTGCGTTCGGTCAACGTCTGCAGTTCGGTGCGGATATGTTCGCGTTCTTGGGGCGACGCCACCTGAAACTTTTTCTTAAGGGCCGCATTCCCCGATTTCAACTTGAGGAGATCGCGTTCGTACTCTTTGCGACTGGCGTCGAGGTCCAAGAAGAGCTGGCGATTTTCCTTGTATATTTCGTAGGTCACTTCGTTGGCCAGAATGGCGCGCAAATCGGCCACGGTCGTCTCATACCCAATCTGTTTGTAGGCATCACGCACGACGGCAAACAGGCAATCGCCGTTGGATTCCACCTGGTGGATTTGGTAATGGGTATTGTGCATGAACCGCTGAATCCACAGATGCGACGGGGAGGGGGCGTATTCCTTTTTGATGGCGTTGCTCACGGTTTCGTCTTCCGTGGGGAGGGTGGGCGGCTGAATCACCTCGTGATTGATCTGGAAAATACCGCGTTTCAACATCTTGTCGATCTTGGCCTGCTGTTTGGACGATGCCTGGACGCTTGGTACCTTGGATTTAGACAAATGCAACACGTCATCGTCGTCATCGTCGTCGTCATTATCATCTTCATCGGGAACGGGGATCTCGGGCTCCTTGGATTCGACGGAGGCATGCGACATCAGTTGGGCCGGTTTAGACAGAAATTCTTGGACATTCGACGGAATTTTTTTCACAATTTGTTCGGCATACGGGTAAAAAATAGGCACCAATTGGTTGACATCAATGTCGCCGTCCTTGTCTAAAATTTCAATGGCCTGGTCTTTGCGGTATTCATATACCCCAATTTGTACTTTGGATTCTCGGGTATTGGACGGTACAAAATAAATGGGCACATGGACGACTCCCTTGGTCGAAAAGGTGTATTTCGGTTTTCCTAAAGCGATAATAAAATCGGTATCAAAATAGAAAATTTCATATACAGACAATTCGACGTCACAATCTTCCGGCAAAATGGCGCGCATGGGTTTATATTCAATTTGCGTGTGAATACGTGATTTAGGGTACGTCGTCTGTCCCGGTTCGGCGGTTTCGTTTATATTTGACCGATCATCCATTGTACCTATATGCTGTGTGTAAAAATGTATATAATAGGCAATTGATATTTTTACACCGTTTTCACAACTGTGTTACAAATTGTAGATCGAAAATCCTATACAACACATCATGGAGGGTTCAAATATCGTTAATAATATATAAATACGGTCCATGCTCCCCAAACCCAAAACCCAGCACCGCAGAAACCGGGCCCGCCGGTACACCAAGAAGGCGCATCAATCGTCGTATGTGAACCCGGAACACATGGCCACCTTCGACGGTCTTCAGGAGTGGTACCATTCCATGTTTGAAACCTTGGGGTGGATGGTATTAGCTAAACATTACGGCTACAACGACAAGGTGTACACCTACAAGAATTCGCTCATGCGTTTGAAGGGGTCGATTGAACGCCGCCTCCCGACGATTTCCTGCAAGGAAAAGAGGAAGGATTTAGAAATCATGCACAAGAATTTGCTGGTTTTGATTGACCACGCCAAAAAGGATTTTTAGTTGGAATTCTCTCCCCTGTACCCACATTTGATTCAGTGCAAATCAAATGTGTCTGTGTCAATGTGTGGTATGTGATTTTACATGCCCGTCGCGTTTCCACCGCGGCTCGAGATCAACTTCTTCTGGGTATCGCTGAGGCACAAGAACCCGCGCGAATTGGAGTATCCGTAGGACTGGCACTTGAGGTCCCCCGGGGTGTCGCTAAACATATCCATGGGGACCTTGGGCACATTGTCCGCGCTGCAATAGATACCGTCGAAACCGTCGACGCGCTTGCACGGCGTCTGTTGGACCGGGGCCGCCGGGGACCCCGCCACCGCTTGGGCGGGACCGGGCGCCCCGGCGGCCCCGGTCGAATTACCGCCAAACAGACTAAACCCTTCGTACGCGGACATGGGCAACCGCGCATTCATCGGTTGATACGGCACCACGTAGGTTCCCGCCGTGGTCGCCATCACCACCAGTAACAAGACAAACACGGCCAATATTATTAATGCAAAACGAGGTTTCATCGATTTAAAATAAGTCTATTTTCGTATATTATTATATTGGATAATAACCAGGATTTCCGTGTTGGCCTAGTGTAGTTTACCATTTTGCCAACGTCGGCGCCACAAATTCTTGGTACATGTGACGGCGAAGGGTCGGCATGTGTTTCCGCGGCATCGACAATATCCGCGCATAAGAATGGAACAAGTGGCTAAATTTCTCGGTCAAATACGCATAGGTTTCGTAGAACCAACTGGGATGGGGGGGCGCGGACCGATCCGTAAACTGTTCACTAAACGTGATTTTCTTAATGTCTTGATGGGCCGTTTGCATCAAATAGGAATATTTGGCATTACGCGCAATCATTTGCTTGCACGCATCCCCGGATCCCAGCAAAAACAGCAGGGGGGTGCATCGTTCCGTGTTATTTTGCATCTCGGCAAACAACATCAATTTGAGAATAAGAATGAACGACGTCATCCCCGCCACGATCAGGGCAAACATGAGGATGTCAGCACCAGAACACGAAAACAACGTGATGGCCCGCGGCTCGTGGTGCATATACCGGTAATAATCCACGGTTTGCGGTCCCAAAAAGACGGCGGCCACAAACACCAAGAGAATGACGAGGGAACCAGCACAGAACAAGTAGAGATTGTTGTAAAAATCCCCCTCTTTGAACGGCAAAACATTCTTGGGTTTTTGGGTAGGTCCTAAATTCGCCATTGTTTTTCCATTCGTTGTGCTATTTTTTACGATAAAAATAAAAATAAATAGGGCAATGATTGCCACGACGGCAACCACAAACAACATTTATTCTATTTTACGATTATAAAACGGGAAACCTGCCCAATATATCATATAAGCAGACGCAAAGCACCGTACATTGTGCACGTCAAAGTGGGCCACTCGCGCGCGGGGGAGGAAGTTGTTATTACGCCCGACGTACTTGGACCGTTTTTCCTTGAACAAACGTGGACAACATCATTTTGTTCCAAAATTTGGCGCCACTCTCGTAGATGCTATTCGCTAAAGGATGCAACTGATCCGTTTTGGTGAAAGATTCGGGGGCACGTTTAGCCACAAAAGTGTCGGCCAGGTAATCGCCTCCGTGCGGCACCGAACCGACGCCCACCAAGATGTCTTGGCCTTGGTGCCCATAATCCAGGGCGGGATCGGTGGGCAAATTCCAGATATTTTTGGATGGGGGACCGGGCGTGGCAGTTCCAGAAATGTTCTGGACCAGTTTGCTTCCTTGGATCACGGGGTTCGCGGGTACGGTGGTGGTCACGGGGACGGACGTTGGTCCCGTGTCCGTGGGGCACAGACCCGTGTTGTTTAAAATAATGTTTCGAATGGACGTTTCAAATTGTTTCAAATAGGTGTCATTACCACTCGTATTGGTTAAAAAACTCCAAAACATGTAAAAGCTGGGCATATAACTGCTGTTGTACGCCGCAATCGTTCCCACATAAATCATGTAGGCCACGAAAGCCACGGTGATCAGGACCACCGAAATCACGGACGACCCCACGTCGGGAACAATCAAATACAACGGAATCTCATTTAATTTTTCTTTTTTGGGATTGTCACTGGGTGAATCCATGGTAGTATATGGTATTATCATACATAGTTATCACCCGATGAACCTGCCCCCTCTGCCCCCGCAGGTCTCGTATTTTTACAGCTTACAAATTCAGGGGGTTACCTTATAGTTACTACGTATTGTAAAAGTTGAAGATGGATTTTACCATATCTAACCAAGATCGCATTGACCTAAAACGGTTGTTGGACACCATGGAGTGTGAAAACAATACGGAACATATTCGTAAACTCAAACAGACGTCCAAGATTCGCCAAGACATTATGGATTTAGTCAAATACAAGAATTCACGCCAGGATGCCACCGCATCCCACGAAGTCGATCCGGCCTTGGAAGCCGCGGCGGCCGAGGTCGTCCCCTTCTTGGCCAATTGCTACCCCGACATATTTAAAAAGGTGATGCGCAATGAGCTCAATTATGCCATCATGAACCGCCTCTTGAACGTGCTCCAGGGCATTGAAGACGAAAAGGTGGATCAACACGAGGGGTCCGTCTTGGTAGGAAAGATTCTCAAGGAGTTGTATTTGGATTCGGCCGTCCGCCACGGCGAGAATTTAGACAAAATGTACGCTTCACAGACGCCGCCCAAAGAGGAACCCCACGAGGGTCAGCCCATTTCGTGGAAAGAATATAAAACTAAGACGGCATTATAGGGTAGATAGTTATCGCACCATGGCCCTAAATATTGACAGCGATTTCGTCAAAACGTTGCAGGACAAGTATCCGGACGCCCGCACCAAGGTGGCGATTTTGAAGTTGTGGGTGGATCCGTCCGTCGACGGCCTAAAGACGTTGTACAAAGAGCACGTACAGCAGCACAATCGGGACGTCATGGCGTCTTCCTACCCCAATTCAGGGTTTGATCTGTTTATTCCGGACGAACTCGTGGTCACCTCGTTTTTTGACAACGGGGTGGGGGTGACCATGGCCAAGTTGGGCATCAAGGCCGAGATGTACGAAATCGACATGAGAGAGAAGACGGGGGGTCCGGTGGCGTATTTTTTGATGCCTCGGTCGTCGCTGGTCAAAACGCCGCTCATGCTGGCGAATCACGTGGGACTCATTGACATGGGTTACCGTGGCGAAATTATGGGGGCATTGCGCAACCTGTCCAACGCGGATTATACGGTGGCCGCCCATACGCGGCTGCTGCAGCTGTGTCACCCGAGCGCGCTGCCAATTTTGGTCAGCATCGTGGAAACCCCGGAACAGTTGTCGTCGACCGCGCGCGGCGAGGGCGGATTCGGGTCCACCGGCATTGTCGGGCAATTGGCCATCTAGTACCGGGCTTTGTGTATTCAATATTTTTATGTGAATATTTTGTATAAACATGCCGCCACTTACGGATAAAGAGAGAAAAATACTGGCATTACAAGAGATGAAGAAACGCGAGGAGAAGGCCCGGGCGGACTTTGGTGCACAATGTGTCAATACGTTGAAGGATTACACGGGAAAGACGAAATACAAATACATCAACCAGTTTCTCCTGATGGACCAGAACGAGGCCGCCTTCAAAAAGAGGTTCAAAAAGGACATGGAGGAAATCAAGCGCGACATCCAAGAGATGGACGATTGTTTCAAGAAGGCGCCCAAGACCCATGACGATAAACTGATCCTGTACCGCGGCATGGACCGTGATTTAGGAATAAACCCCGGCGAATCGGTCCAGATCAAAAATTACATTTCCACGAGTCTGGGCCGGGGGACCGCGAGCGAATTCATGAAAAGTACCACCATAGATGATAAAACCAAAAAAATCACACCCCAATGTTGTATGTTCCGCTTACATGTTGACAAGGACATTCCTTTCATCAATATGTACAATTTGTCGCAGTTTGGTACTCGCGAAGCCGAAGTATTGTTGCCGCGCGGCCTGGTCATGACCTACTTAGACGACGAAGTCAAACACGACACTTACACTTACGCATATAAGAAAGAAAAGAAATACACCTGGCACATTAAAAACATGAAGGTGACCCAACTCAAACCCCCGGAGGTACAGCCCGCCGCCATGTCGGCCATGGCCGATATGGGAGAACCGGTCACCGCCGAAATCGCCGAGGCAGTGGAGAAACAGCACGCTGAGGATACAAAGAAAGTTCAACCGGAGAAAAAGGGTCGCTGTCCCAAGGGGACGCGTAAAAACAAGCAGGGGGTGTGTGTCCCGACCAATATCCAGGAATTCCTGGAAGCGGGGCCCACGACTGCCTCCGCACCGACTAAAAAAGACCGCTGTCCCAAGGGGACGCGCAAGAACAAAGAGGGCAACTGTGTAAGCGTCCGGGCAACGGCTACTGCGAAAAAGACCCCCCTACCGGTGAAAGACGCGCCAAAAACCGACACGCAGTTGGAAAATATCCAGTTCAATCCTTGAAGTCGCACCTTCACACGCGTCATCTTGTCGTATCGTGTTCGCGTAAATACTGGGTTAGAATACTCATTTTTTCGTCCTCACTCCATTTTTGAAAAAAGGCGCAAGCATCAAACATCAAATACAAGGTATAGCGAATGTTTCCAATCACCATTATCTGCAGTTGAACCCCGTTTTCTTTGAAATGGATGGCAATTAGAATGCCGCCGCGTTCCAATTTTACGTGGGCTCCTCCCGACGCGTCAATCGTCGGCTCGCGATGAATCCACCGAATGTATTTTCCCAATTTGAATTGATGTAATTCTGTGATCAGGGTATAATCACACAATTTACTGCTAAAGGTCGGCATCATGGCCGGCGTCACGCCCAAATACACCAATTCACGGTAGACGTCTTCCGCAATACGCACATCCAGTGTGGGTTCACTGGTCTCCGGTGACGTGCCCCCCCGTCGGTTCAACAGCCCCTGTATATCCAAGGTAGATTGCAGCGACGGATCGTTGCGCGCCTCTTCAAATAGTTCACGAATATTCATTGTAGTATAGGAAAAAATGGTCTAAATACATATATAGCAATCTTTGTATATGTCTTCGTCGTTTTTTGAGAATAAATATAAATTGGTGGATAAACTGGGCCAAGGGAAATTCGGTACGGTGTATAAAGGAGAAATACGTACGGACCCCGCTCAAAAAAAAACCCCGGTCCACGTAGCCATCAAATTCGACTATACGGACACGGGTGCACTCAAGCACGAGGCCACCATACTGAATTATCTGCATCACCGCCGCAAACCCCACGGCAACATGCGCATTCCCGAGATTCATTGGTACGGACTCACCCGGAATTATCTATTGGAAGACGCCACCGAATATCCGTGCATGGTGATTCCGTATTACGAATGGACCTTGACCGACTTTGTGAAATCCAATAGTACGAACGACAACTACACAACCATGTCCGTCTGGTTAATGCAACGAATGTTGGATATTTTGGAAACGATTCATGATGTGTATGTGATTCACCGCGATTTGAAACCGGACAATTTCATGCTGAAAAATGGCGACATCTTCCTGATCGATTTTGGACTGTCGACGTTTTATATCGACGGTGAAACGGAGGAACATGTGCCGGTGAATACGGAACCCAAGACCGAAATTGTGGGGTCGCCGGTCTACGTATCGACCAACGTACATGCGGGGATACGCAACGCCCGACGCGATGACGGGATACAGTTGGGCTACATCTTCTTTTTCATGCTATTATACGGTCATTTACCGTGGGAAGGGTTGGAACATATCGAAACCGAGACCCCCCAGATGTCGCCCGGCAACATTGAACACCCGATGAACCAAGAACGCTGTCGGCAAAAACGGGCCCTCATCTACGACCAGACCGAGTTCCTAGACATCATGGATCATATAGGAGAAATGGAACTGAATTTAATATTGAATTATCTGCAAACGTGTTACGAATTGCCGTACGATGCCCGCCCACCGTATGTATTGGATTTGCACGCGTAAATCGGCTTAAAGATTCCTTGTATAATAGTGTATATTGGTTGCTATCTACCAGTTTATACAGTTTTACCTGCGTTTTAATTGTCATGTCCCACGAAGATAAACCCGCGGTTGTTTCTACCAACGAAAATACGATCCATCATGCCGATCCCATGAATCCCACCATTCCCGCAGATTACATTGTGATTGTTGAGCGCCTGACGGGCACCGTCAAGTGGTTCAACAACAAGGCGGGGTTTGGATTCATCACCGTCTGCGAAGACGGCGAGTATGAAGGCAAGGACATTTTCGTTCATTATTCTTCCATTCGCGTTTCCAATTCTCAATACAAGTACCTGGTGCAGGGCGAATATGTGGATTTTACGTTGGTCAAGGCCAACACGGATACCCACGAGTTTCAGGCGATGAACGTCTGCGGCGTCAAGGGCGGACCGATCATGTGCGAGACGCGCCGGTCGTCCAATGCGTCCAATACGTTCGCGAACGGTGGAGCGCCGTCTGCCCCCCATTATCGCCGTGGCCGCGGCCGCGAGGATGCGCCCCCGCGCAGAAATGAGAGACCCGAGCGTTCCCAGACGGAGGCATCCGCCCCCTCCAGCGGCCCCGGCGGCCCCCGGGTTGCGGAGCGACACGATGACGCGGATTTGGGGGATTTCATCCAGGTCGGGAAGAAGAAGAAGCGTGCGCCGCCCTCCCGGGCACCAACGGCCCGGTAACGCGGCACCGCGGTGCGTCAAATACCAATACATGCACACGATACGATAAAAACTGGAAATACTGCAACATGATAATATATAACCGTTGAAATATATATTATCATGGACCCCTTTTTAGCAACATTTGTGACCCCTCTGTACGCAGCGATCCTCTTTTTACTGTTGACTCCCGGGGTTTTAATTACGATATCCATCACGGAAGGAACGTATTTACCTGCCCTGGTGCATACCGTCGTCTTTTTTATTGTATTCTATTTTACGTATGTGAACGTGTACAACATGTTTGTCCACTCTCCGCAACACAAGGAGGCCTTTACGAAGAAAAACAAACCCGTAAAACATCGTAAGTAAATCCCCCTGTATTCTATACCATGCATAGCATAGTTACCTCTCTTTACGCCGCGATCCTCTTTTTCCTCCTTTCTCCGGGGGTTTTGTTGTCTATTCCCCCCAAGGGCAGCAAGATTACCATGGCCGCCGTGCACGCCGTCGTGTTTATGATCCTCTATTACTACACGCACCGGTATGTTTACCAGATATTCACGACCCCCATGAAGCAGGCGTCGTCCTCATCTTAGTGTCCACACTTGATGAGTCTTAGTGTCCACACTTGATGAGTCTTAGTGTCCACACTTGATGAGTCTTAGTGTCCACACTTGATTAGATTTATTCTATATGGAATAAATCTACCGACTACATTATACATACAAGATGTCTCCACCCCGACCCACTCTACCAATAGCATTTCTATATGATATCTTCACGACCTTGACGGCCGGCCTGCTCTTTATCATGTTGACCCCGGGGGTAATCACCCGAATTCCGTATTATGCGAGTACATACACGGCGGCATTCGTGCACACGACCGTGTTTTTTGTGGTGTTCTTTATTGTCCACCGTTTTATTTATCTTATACTCCACACCAAGATGGTCCACGACATGCTAAAACACACGTTTCTACATGCTGCACGCCCCGTTGAAACCCATTTTTTCGTCGAGAATACCCGGAGAGAGGCCTTTGAAAAGCCCAAGAAATTCCAAATGACAAACAAAACTCCGGCGGGGAACAAACGTACCAAGACCCCGGTACCGGCGCGCCGCGTCGCAAGGGTCGCAAGCGTCGCCACCTTGAATACACCTGGCAAGGTTTGATCCTTTGATCCCGTTCATTGTTTCATGGTCCCCAAGATTTCGGCGGGATAATTCATGTCTTCCAAGATTTGCGACGCCCCCTGGATCTTGGAAATACCTTCTTTAATACGGTAGGTATATTGGAACTGACCCGTGGTCTTATCACGCACTACCAACATTTTATGGTTCCGTATTCGGGTCGAATGGCGGAAGCGTTTGCAGACGGCCACATAGTGGGTGGTTAACATGAAATCCACGTGTTTCTTGGTGGAAAGGTATTTCAAAAAGGCGTAGGCCGCCTTGGTCGCCTCCTGCGGATTCGTCCCCGAATAGAGTTCGTCGAAAATGCAGAAATGCCGCTCACGGCCGCTGTCATCTTGGATCGAATCGATAATGTCTTTGCACCGCCGCGCTTCCGCCTGAAAGAGACTGTCCCGTTCACTGGTATCGGGAATGTTCAAATAGGAATGAATATGGGTATAAAGTGCCGGCATGGTACTACGAGGACCGTAGAATCCGCAGCCCAGTTGTTGCGATAAAATCACGTTGATGGCGGTGGTCTTTAGGAACGTCGTTTTACCCGAGGCATTGGGGCCGGTAATGATCATGTTCTTGTCCAATATCGCCATATTCTTCACGATTTTCGACGTGACGTGGGGGTCGCGTATCAATGCGGGGTAATATTGATGTTGGAAGGTCACCGAGGGCGCACACTCGTTGTTGGAAAGGTCCCGTGCCACTCCCGACCAATCCAGAGTGGATATGTGACCCGCCGCCACGTGTTGATAGACGCCCCTCAAATTGTCCATGTACCCCTCGAATCCCACGCAATACTGCAACGTTTCTTGGTACTCCGGCCGCGAATGGAACCGGTGGAAGATGGACAACATGTGCCCTAAATTCGACAACGTGGTGACCTGCCAGCCAAACGGAACGATGGAACCGAACCCGTCGTACATTTCGTGCAACCGTTGGAGATGGTGGCGAACGTCGTTACAAAATGGACGGTACGTCCCCTTGTGTTGATGAAGTTCCAAGAAGGCGGTCATCGACGTGTGCGAATGTTTCATGAATTCGCGTAAATGCACCAGTTTCGTGTTCATTTCCCGCGTATTTAGGTAAAAATGGTGGCAGGTGGTGATGTTTTGGTATATTTGCATCCCGTACAAGACAAACATCAGGACCAAATAGGCCAATTTCTCTAAACTCATCGATTGTATGCCCACAATGGCTTTTCCTATAAAATGATTCTTGGCCACATCTTTCAGGACCTTGATGTACATGTCAAAGGTCAACGGAATGCCTTGGATCTTTAGCAAAATAAAGGGGAGTACAAAGAAGAGTATAGGAATCAACAGCGACATGACCGGCGAAAGAATGCTGCCCACCGACAAGCATTGCAGAAAGAGGGACGAATCATTTAGGGGTTTCAAGAACCCCCATTCCAAGTAATTGTATTTTTCCAAGAAATAGGGGACGTGGATCTCGTTCCACACGGCGCGAACGTCTTCGCAGCGCACGCCCTTCGGCACGCCCGATGCGCTCACGCGTTCTTGGTACCGGCGCATATTTAGCACCACATCTTGGGTTTCTTTCAAATATTCCTGATCTGTGGTATAATATTTGCCCCACGATGGCAACAAATGCCGGGCGAATTCGTGGCTAGGTTGAAACATGATCTCGTACATGGAGGCATTTGCATTTGCATTTGCATTTGCTGGTGCCGGTGACGCAATTAGTTCTAAATCTTGGGAAATCGTGGGAGAAAGGGCGTGAAGTTGTTGTATAGGTAAATAGTCGATGGGGAGACGGAACGACCCGTGTATGGGACCCGGATCGGGGGACGAGGCCGAAATATCGGCAGCGGAAACGTCCTTGGGAGACGCCGATGCAGACAAATATTGAGACAATAAATTGAGAAACATATACACCACAATTGGTGAAAGGTTTATATTATGGTTCAATACTAATCGGGGGTGAGGTACAACGCGCCCCACACACAGACACACCATCCAATAAATGAAACCATACAAGGCCATTACTAGGTGTTGTGTGCCACCGAAGGTGGCACATGAGACCTAGTTATCTAAGGAGGGCATATGGGTCAATGAGCCGAAGGCTCATAACCTTGGACCACCGAAGGTGGTCCCGAGGAACCTTGGTTCCCATAAAAAGACATAAAAACGTCAACGAATCATAAACTATACCTTTATTATCTCCCTTTCACACGATGACCAAGAAAAATGCCCACAAAGGACAGGGGGCGCAACAACCCAAGAAGGAGCCCAAAGAGGATATTGACAAGATCTTGAAAGAACACGGCATCAAGCCCAATAGCAAATTGCCCGTCCCCGTACCTCCCTCGCCCCCCCAAGAAATCAAGCCGACCGCCGACGAATTGAAGAAACCCTTTGTCTCCGTGCTATGTGTCACCTACAATCGCCGCCCCTTTATCCCCATGTTTTTGGAAATGGTGCGGAACCAGGATTACCCTCAGTCGCGCATCGAAGTCATCATCGTGGACGACGGCACCGACCCCATCGAAGATGTGGTGACCAAAGAAAACATGCCCAATGTTCGATATGTGAGAGTCAAGGAAAAGATGCCTTTAGGTAAAAAGCGGAATTATGCCAATTCGCTCATCAGCAACAAGACCAAATACATCATTCCCATGGACGACGACGACGTCATGATGAGCGAACGTATTTCCCATTCCGTCGAGATGTTGGAGAAAAACCCGCAAGCGCTCTGTGCCGGGTCGAGCGAGATGTTTTTGTATTTCAAACACATCAAAAAGCTGTACAAGTTTGGCCCCTACATGGTGAATCCGGAAGACAAGGCGGCCCACGAGGCCGCCAACCACCACCGCAACCGCATTGGCGCCCCATTGAACGACTACTTGCCGGTCCCGACGCAGCACGCCACCAACGGCACGTTTGCCTACCGCCGCGAACTCTTGAACATTACCCGCTACAACGAAACGGCCTGTTTAGCCGAAGAAAAGGAGTTCTTGAAGGGGTACACCATCCCCATGGTGCAACTCAACCCCTTCAAGTGCATATTGTGCATGTCCCACGAGCACAACACGTTTGACAAGCGCAAGCTGTTGGAAAACATGAACCCCATGTTTGTGGCCGAATCCAACCGTGACGTTGATTCATTTTTCAAGTTGCCCAAGGAGGCCCACATCAAGGAATTTTTCCTGGAAAAGGTCGACAAATTGCTGGATGCGTACGATCCCGGGTTGCCCAAACACAAGCCCGACGTGCTCAAACAGATCAAAGTCATCGAAGCCGAGCGCGACGAAATGATGCGCAAGCAACAGCAGCAACAACAACAACAACAGCAGCAGCCCGCCATTGTCATTCAACAACCCGGTCAGCCGCCTCAAAATCTTTCGATGGAAGACGTCGTCAATTTGATGCGTCAACAACAGGCCCACATCGACTATTTGACCCGCACGCTCGACGAATTGCAAAACAGTTCCACCGTATATCGGCGCAAATGCATGGAACATACGTACAAAGAATTGTACGGAACACCCGCCTCACACATACAAGACGAGGAAAAGTTTACGCGAATCGAAATCCAGATATAATGTATAAGAAACCATCGTCATTGTGTCATTGACCCATGGGATTTAATTTTCGACGATTACTGAATTCACCCGCGGGAAGAATCATGTTGTCCATCCTGCTGGGGTTGGGATTAGCTTCTTTATTCCACAAAGCGTGCAAAGACAAGGAATGCATCAAATTCAGTGGCCCGGTGATCAAACAAGTAGATGGGAAGATATTTGAACACGACGGAAAATGTTTTCAGTATGATGCCAAAGCGGTGAAATGCGACGCGACCAAGAAAACCCTGGATTTTTCCCATAATGCCGATTTATTTGACGAACCGTCCAAGAGTATGTTTGGCGGATTTTTTGGGAGCAAACCGCAATAAATAGGGGGCAAGGGGCACCGGAGTTCTCGTACAATCAATACATACAAAACAGATGATTTGTATATATATCCATGGAAAACACGACCCGTTTGGCGGATTTACCCATGTCGGGCCCGGGATCAGGGACGAGTCCAGAAAATATCACATACAATTTTCAGGCCGGGGGTGGAGGACCGGGATCGAAACCTCCCCCCGGATACATGCCTTTAGGAAAAGAAGACATGCGTCCGGCCATGATCCCGGTGACCAACGATACAACGATGCACCCTTCCATGTCTCAAAACAATTACATGCCGCTGAATGTCCATCCCAATCCGTACGGTAACGGCCAACCGTCCCTCGACACCATCCCGTTCCCCGTCCAAGACGGAGGCAGCGACCGTGATCGCGGTCGTATGCCGCAGCAGTCCACGATGTTTGAATCGGCCGCGCCCCTCGAATATGCCCCGTCGCAACAACATCCTCAAACGTCCCAGCTAAATACGTCGCCGCCCCAACGGCTTCCGTCCCACGATATCCCGATGGACACGACGCTCTATGCCCAAGACGAAGAAATTAAGGCGAATTACATCCCGAAACCCAAGACGACCGTACCTGTGGAAGACTATATCAAAAAATACGACGACAGTGAGTCTGCCACCGTCCGCGACCACGAAATCAAGAAATACCGCAAAGATTGGATGGAAACCATGTTTCATTCTTACCAACAACCCCTGCTACTGATTGTTTTGTATTTTATCTTTCAAATGCATGTTTTTTCACGTCTCATGTTCTATTATTTAGGAAAATGGAAGATACTTTTCAAAGAAGACGGCGCCTTGAGTTTATACGGTATCGTCATGAAAAGCGTTCTTTTCACCGGTACGTATACGGGCTTGTGGTATCTCCAGCAGGTCATATAATGACCATCCTACGCAATAACATAAGAATAAACCGGGCTTATCATTATGTATTTGGCAATGGTGTAATAAATTAACGTAAAAATCATATGGTTATTATATAAAACGGTATTTTTAATAATTAATAATCATGTCGGCAGTCAGTGTATTTGCCAATTTCGCCACCTTGGTGGGCGTATATGATGGGACATTAATTAATGGCGCCACCATTGACACGTCGACAAATATCGGCAGTGGTGATTTGAGTTTGACCTCGAGCAACAACCAATACCTACTAAATACCAATACCTATGTATCGCCTCCTGCCGTCACCGGGAACGGCATCAGTTTCTCAGGTTGGTTTTATCCCACTGGTCCTCAATCGACCAATTCGGTGATATTTGATGTGTCGTCGGCGTCGTCACCGTCGGCCGTCACGCTGTCCTGTTCGACCGCTTCCATCACCATCTTGACCGGCACATACAACGGCGTGAGCGTGACTACCGCCTATTCGAACCCGGTCAATCTCAATGCCTGGAATTTTTTCACCTACATTGTGGATTGCAGTGGCACGACGGCCTACCAATTGTTGTATTTGAACAACGGCGCGCCGGTCACGAATACCGCCGCCACGTATTCGGGTTCCGTTCCCTATACCACGAATACGCTGGGTTATCGCCCCGGTCTCACGTATTTCAACGGCAAGATTGATGACTACCGGTACTATAACCGCGTACTGACTCCCCCCGAAATCAACGTATTGTTGAAATACAACTACAAATCTACGGCGTCGGCGTTGACCCCGGTGGTGTATGTATCCAAAGATGCGGCGACGGTGACCGGGAGCTCTTCCATCATTCTTGATTTGAGTGGCACATTTAGCTATGTGACGATTTTACGCGCAATCACCTCGGGAACGAGTGGTTCCAGCACATCCTTCAATATTTCGGCATCTGCCATGGTACCTTCGAATAATTTCAATTACACAACCTGGACCGATATTGGGGTGGCGGCCGGCAACACGTACACCTATACGGTGACGCCGTACATTGTGAGCACCATGGGAACCTACAATACTGTGACGATATCCATATAATAATCCAATACATTGATGATGGTCTGTCGCGATCATCATCAATTTCACCGCAGTGCACCTAGACCAAAGGTAAGTTCCTAGACCAAAAGTAAGTTCCTAGACCAAAGGTAAGTTCCTAGACCAAAGGTAAGTTCCTAGACCAAAGGTAAGTTCCTAGACCAAAGGTAAGTTCCTAGACCAAAGGTA